AACGTATTAACATGTTCAACACCTTTTATTTTACTTTCCTCAAATTCAATGGCTCTTTTTGTTTTCTCAATACTTCCTTTTACTGTTCGTATTGCATCGTTTTGGCGTTCCCATTTATTTAAGGTCGCTTGTCCATTTCTTTTATCGTTTAACGGTTGCCCATTTGATTGTCTTACGGTTTCAAAATGCACATCAAATCTGCGTTGTAATTCTTGCTCTTTTTTGGCAAGTGATTTTTTTAATATTTCAAGTTTTTTGCTCATGTCAAATATTTATTTATATCATTTTATTTACGCTACAAATATACAACAATCATTCCACATTTACAAGTATTTTTCAATTTATTTTTTAAAAAACATATACTACTTTATATCCACAATCTTTGCATATAACACCAATTTGATATGCAGTTTGTTTATCTAGATATTTTAACATTCTAATTTTTTTATCATTGTCATCATCTATTGTTTTTAATGTATATGATGACGCCCCAGATATAAGCCATAATACTAGCATTTTATAACTAATTATCTGAGTATAAGTTCCCCCTTCAGTATCTCTATACTTAAATTGACCCCAACTACCACCATCTGAATCTAGTTCAAAATCAAAAAGTTTTTCTACATTCAAACGGTATTCTTCTTCTAAGTATTTTTTAATTATTTCACTGAAATTTAACATAATTTGAAAAATTTATTGCCATTTAAATGGATTGGTTGCTATTAAGTTATATGTTCCTATTAATCCATATATTATGAAAGAAATTGGTATAATTATTATATACAAAACATATGACAATGGATTATATGGATTTAAACGGTACGCTCTTGAATACCCTTTTCCAAATATAATTGGAGAATTTTTTGGATTTGTTTTCTCTTGAGTTATTTTTAATGCGATTGCAATCTTAAGTAAAAAATCTTTCATGTTTATTAATTTTATAGTATCTACCCCCAAAACCAACGTTTACCTTTTCCCATACGAAACACTATCCATGTTATTGTCCATTTTGGCATAATACTACTGAATGTTAATATCAATGTTAAATTCTCTGCAATTCCAATGATTGCCATTATCACATTTCCAAGTCTATGGCGAAATGGTAACCCATTTCTAGGTTGGGAATTTTGTTCTAAATCTGCCATCTGTATTAATTTTATATATTAATTAAAAAGAATATGTCCACTTGCTGAAGGTGGAAGTTGTAAGTATAAATAATCTTTATCCGTGTCAAGGAATGTTTACCATCTCTGGATTATGTTATAATATCAACTCTAAGATTAATTTGAACAACGTTTGCCAATGTGTACCCAATTTTAAAGTTAATTACTCTCCAAAAAATTCCACTAAGTTATCGGCATCAATCTTTCTTAGCATATTCCATTGATAATTAAGTGTTTAGGATTAAAACTCCTTAAAGTTTACCAGAATGGTCATACAATCAGTCCATCTGTGCATCTAAAGAAGTAATTATTTCTAATACTTAACTAAACTCTAATTCTAATTGCACCCGTAGTAATACAGTCTATGAATTAGTAACAGTCCGCTCGTAGTCAGGACAGGATTCGAACCTGTACCTTTCATCCATATGACTAGCGTCTACCATTCCGCCACCTGACTATCTTACCTAATACTATTTTTTAATATCTAATATTTTTATCGGTTTCTATTGAATGGTTAGCCAATCTTATTAAAAATAAAGCTTGCTCTAATAATTGATTAGCTTCGTAAGGAATAGTGACTACAGGTTTACCCTTTCTATCTAAATATTCCATATGTGTAATATAAGTATGCTCTCCCTTACAATAACCACTGGCTGAATAACCTTTATTGTTGGTTAAAATATCTAATACACTTACGGTTTTTGGATTTAATTCATTTAAGTTATTCATAATTAAAATTGTTTTATTGTTAATAATAACACAAAGTTAAATATGTTTTATCAATTATCCAAATTTTTATTCCAAAAATTAATAAGAAATTAATATTTAATCCCATGGGTCTTCACCAGACATTTCTACAAACAATTGTTTTAATTCTTCCACCATTCGAGGCAATATTACTTTCAAATTATCTAAGTGCATTTCATTTGGTAATGGTAAATTTAACCCTGATGCTAAATTATCTAATCCATCGATAATTTGCCCTAATTTTTCAAAATTTTCTTCCATTTTTTATGAATTTAATTTTGTTAATAATATCAATGCCTCGTATAATCCAGCCTCCAAAGCTTCTTCATATGAATCATATTTTGCTTTATGTTCTAAACTATGAGCATAATATCCAGATATATTTGGCATATATGGATTAACATGTATTTTATATTTTTCCCTTAACCATTTTTGTAATAATGTTCGTTCTGGAGCAGATATAAATCCAACTCCATTATTATTATGGTCTTCTAAATTAAGTGGTGCAGGAGCTCCATTATCATTACAAATATTATTACCGTTGTAATAAGTTGTGTTAATATCATCATTTGCCCCATCAGCTATTGGTATTGGACTTCCATCTACCTGATATGCTTCGGGATAATAATACCATCCAACAAATTCATTAAACCCACATTTTTTAGCTAGTTCAGCCGTTTCAAATGTTATTAGATCTACATTCATATTCAATTCTCTTTATTTTTATTGTTAAAAATTATGCTACAAAGTTAAATGTATTGTTTCAATTATCCAAATTTATTTGTAAAAATTATTCTAAAATAATAGAATTATTTGGATTGATATTTAAATTAAAATTTACAAATTTGAAATTCACATTCATAGTATGGTCATCCATTTCAATAGTGGGTATCTTATTAGGTAACACAACATCAGCATAAAACATAATATAAGGTAATAAATTTCTTTCTTTTCTAAGTAAATACTCCTCTTCAATTGTGGCTATTATGTTAATTTTCATTACCTTTTCTTTTTGTGATTCTTTGCAAATTTATAATAAAAAGGTTTATTGTAATCATATGCTGCTGCCGTATCTCTCAGTGTATAAAGTTCTTGGGAGTCTTCATTTAATTTATGTTTAATGGCACCGGAAATTGATGAATCTATTTTATGTAAATTATTATCCGAGTTGGACTGTAATGTAGTCGTACCTGGAACACCTGGAACATAACCAATAAAATATTTTATATTCTTTAATTTCATTAATATATATCGTTTATTTCTTGATACAATCTGTTATACGCTTTATAATAGACATAATTATAAATGTTAACAATAAAGTTAATATCCAAATTTTAATAATCTCGTACAATTCCATAATTTATTATTGTATTATCTTAAATGTATCAAATTCATTTTTCACTACTTCCGTTAAAAAGTGTAAATTTATATGAAACTCATAAACGTCGGTTGAATTATATTTCTTTACTCTTATAATATTAGGAATATAATTCCCATCTACCATTTCCAGTATTCCTAGGCATATCATAGAAAGTTGTCCATCGAGTACTTGTTTATAACATTCCATATTAGGTATAAAATATCTCTTTTCCATAATTTATTATTGTATTATATTAAATTTTCACCCCAACAAGCTATGGCATGAAGTTGTAGAGCTGATTTTTTAGTTGGTTTAATGTGTGTTAGTTTTGTTCAATAAAGAAATTTGACATTTTTTTATATTTTAATTTGTTTTGCCTTATTGACACTACAAAGATAATACTTTTATTTGAAACTGCAAACTTTTTCAAAGAAATAATTAAAATATTTTTAAAATAGTTCATAAAGTGCTGACTACTAAACAAAAACAGCGTACAACAAGGGTTTGGCAAAAGTGGGGCTTTAGTACTAGGCTGTACATTTGTACTTTCTACTTTCATTTGTAATTATTTGAAATCTATTTTTCTCAATTGACTCTCCAATAATATTTTGTAATTCGTTGATATTCATAGTATTGTTATTGGTTCAAAATATTGAACTGCGGTTATCTTGTAGTTAGTTGCAATGTTTAGTGACCAACTCCGAAAGAACATCTCCGTGACAAGATTGTGGCTTACACCAACAAGCAATCACCTTATTTTTAAGTTCAGGTAAATCTTTCATCAAATGTTTACCATCACCATTTGTAATCCATTCACGATATGCCTCAACTGCTTCATCTCTACTTCCTACAATATATTTCGCAAGTGTTTTACCATCTTTCAAATGTGTGAATGGATTACCCCACTTACTTGGTCTCCCAACATAAACATCATAAGGTGCTTTCTTACAATGAACAACACTGCAACTAACAGCAGGTATATTCAATTGCGGGTTTTCTGCTTCATTCAAGTTTTCGTTTTCTAATTTCATTTTTTCTAAATTTAAAGTTTTGTAATTCTAAGTCCGCAACTAAATATACCTGCGAACCGTTATAGGCAATGGCAAAGACACTACCTAATAATATATTCACGTTTGACAATTTTCTTTTGGTCGTTTGCGTATCTTGTGTTCACATCTGACTGAATATGTGCTTCTGCTTCTTTTGAAAGACTATGCAAACACGAGGCAAGTGCATTGTTCTGTTACCTATAAAAACCCTTTTTACAACAATGTATTTTTCAGGGTTAGGATTAGGCATAACATATTTATGATAAACCATAAGCAAACCGCCTTCTTCCAAAACTTTATCACATTCAGCAGTCCATTTTTTATACTTCAATGGTGGCGTTCCATAAATATCTCTTGCTTCTTCTGTTGAATATGGCGGGTCTGCTATTATCAGATTAAAGGTTTTGCCTTCTAATTTATCAGCAAATGAATGTGCATCACACAATAAATCTGGCTTTACTTTTTCATTTACATCAATCCTAAAACCATACTTGTTCATTCCACAAAAAAGGTTTAATAAATTAGGTTTTTTGCCTAAAATATCTTTTGCTAAGTCAATGAGCCATTCTTCACAGTATAAAGGTTTACCACCTTTGTATCTATCTTTTTTTGGTCGTGGTAAAAACCAAGCAATGTTTTTCTCAGTTTGCGTTTTTGATTTATACCCTATTTCTTTTTGTTTTGCTACTTTTTTTGTTTTCTTAAAGTCAATATAATCTTCTTCTGCAACATTCTTTCTTGGTATTTGTTTTACAAGTGAATAAATTGAATTGTATAATTCAGTTCTTTTCACTTTATCAAATATTTCATCCAGTACCTTGCCGCTTACAAATCCAGCAGCCCCCAATTGTCTATTTTTGAATTTAAACTCTTGATTAGATTTCTCTTCCATCATTTAATATCTATTATATTAACTTATTTAAAATATAGTCGAATGCAAATGAGTATGCTTGTTGCGGGGTAGTAAAAAAGTTTTCATCATTACACAATGAACCTGGTATTTTGATATAGTCCGGGTTATAATATCCTATATAACAAATTGTTATGTCAAATAAAACATAGTCGTAAATCAGTGATATAAAGATATGATGTGTTTCAAATAACCAATCATTTATCTCTGATTGGGTGGGGCATAAAATAAATCCATTATCGAATAACTCACCGGGTTGTTTTTGGTATCCCAATTTTTCTTTTATTCTATTTCCATCAATATCATACATTGGAACATAATACCCTTGTTCAGTTGTATTATACCCCTTTTCGAAAAATATTTTAGCCTGTTGAAATGTTACGAATTTACTCATATATCATAATATTTAGTGCAATATTCATTGAATAACGATAATGCATCAGCCAATGGCGCTTTAAGTGAATTTAATAATGAATTTCTTGCAGCATCATCTTTTTCCAACCACCAATTGAATGTTGATGCTGTTATAATTAACCCAGCATCTAGACAACTCTGTAAATCAACAGTCACATAAAATGTATCACCTGTCTCTCCGGTGTTTATGTCAAATTTAACTGCCCCGATGCTAAGTATGCTTGAGTAACTCACATTACCTAGAGTCTCAATGTCCAACATTATATTATTCATGTGTTATTTTTTTTAATTCTTTGTTGTGTAATGCGAAATATAAATTTTGTAATTGGTGTACATATTCAAGTTTAATTGGAATTAAGTGCGTTTTTGCTCCCCATTCTTCTTTAAATCGTGTAGTAATGGGATAGCCTGGTTGACATGTTATTTCTAGGCAGTCTTTGTTAAAAGTATATAGTCCAAAATTATTGGTAAATCCAAATGATTTTAACCATTCAGAATTAAGATCAATCCCTTCTATTTTATCAATAGATACATCCATCATTCCGAAATTTAATAATGTAACCACTGCGGTATTATTAAAAACACCTAATCTAGGCTGTTCGCCTTGAAGTGAATATATGTAAAACTGTACGCCATTACATTGGACAATATTAAATTGTCTTAATTCTTTTATACTTAACATATTTTTATTAATATTTACGAGTACGCTCCAAACGACAATTAGAACATTGATTTGGGCATCTACCAAAAGCACCATCCATTACACTATTATGTTCATCCGCACAATAAAATGTCTGATCTCCAGCTACTAAATCTTCTAATCTAGTGGCAACTCCTCTACCATTACCAACATAATCTACAAATACATATTTATCATTCCAACTAGTCACGATTCCAAGCTCTCTGTTATTGTACGACCAAAACCAAAATTTCGGAATGTATGTAACTTTTTTTCCAATGCTTAATTCATCTGCAGTCATATAAAGTTAATATTTATGGTTGATTGAATTCTAAATTAATACTATTTTCAGCTAGATATCTAACTACAAAATAAAACTCCCACAATTTTTGTCGATATTCTTCATTGTATTCCATTATACTTACACCAAATGCTTTTTTTAAATAGTCATCTCGATAAAATGGGTCGTTTTTATATGTAGTTAGAGTTTGATAGTCAATCATATTTATACTTTTAATCGAAATTCTCAATAAATGAATATTTATTAACAAATTCGTCTGTATATTTAATCAACTCTTCATCTGTTTTAAATGTTACATAAAACACATCTTTGTTGGACATTGAAATTTTCAATGTTGGATATACAAATAGTTGTTTATTTTCTATAAAAACTTCAGTGTTATTATCATCAGCTAGAAATTTTAATAAATTTTCTTCAGTTTCCCAAAACATGTCATGCCATTTATCATAAAACCCTTCTTTTTGATTAAAAAGACCTAACCATCCTCTGCTAGCCGGTTCCCATTTAATGTTATTATATTCTTTTTTGAATAGTTTTTTAACACTACAAATTTGTGTTGGATTTATATTAGTTATTGTTAATGACATAATTATTTTAATTTGCGTTTCTAATATTAAATTTATACATTGTATTTGTTCGTTTACATGAAACGTAGAATTTCCTCCAGGTATCCTTTGGAGTGATAATTACACTTGTGTTTTTAAAAGTTTCATTTATTACAATTTTGGAAAATAAACATAACTCATTTTTCTTTTTTAATCCTCCGAGAAAATTATAGTCCTGTCTACTAATTGTATTACGTTTAATATATTCATTTATTGCTAATAATTGTAAGTCATAACTTTCTGGTTCGTCCAACAAATCAATTTGAATTCGCATATTAAATAGTTTTAATATTGATTAGTTTAATTTCATTATAATTGTATAGTCGTTTTCAAACCAATTAGTCATCTCCACTTCTACATCCCATTCTGTTTTAGGTTGTAATAATTGAATAAAACCATTAAAATCTTCCACTCTTTCCGCCAAGTCTCTTGAAACTGAATCAGTATTATAAAATTCGGACCACGTTCTACCGTAATGTTCACCTGATTCAAAAGCATCTTTTAAATCTTGCAAAGTGTATAACTTATCTTTATCGAGTTCCAAACACTTATCGAATCCTAAATTAAATCCTAAATAAGTATCTGAATTATTAGATGAATACGAAATGTTGTATTTTTTTATATCTTCATTATATAACTTATGATATGAAACTATACCGAATTCCTCTTCAAACCCATTAAAATCTACACCCGGTAATTCAGATATAAATGTAGATGCTATTATTTTTTTACAATCTTCTACGTAAGAACCTTCATCAGTCTCTTTAAAAATAGCAATAGCAAGAGCTGTTTCTATAATACCAATAGTTCCATTTGGATGCATAGAAAAATCACCATCTACAGGTTGTTCTTTGGACACAAGAATATATCCTTGTTCTAATTTAATCAGTTTTGCTTCCATAAACTATCTCGTTTTAAACATTTTTGACAATCAGGATAATGGATAAGAACTAATCTTTTTCCATTGTATATGGTCTGGTAATATTTCGACAGACTTTAATATGATATTATATATATCCCATTTATTTTGTGGGCTGTAACCATCCAATTCCAATATTTTTGTTAAATCCGCCCAAATATCATTTGTACGTAAATACCACCCTTTCGCATATAATACAACATTTGTTAATTTAAATTTATTATCCATGTTTATGAATTTTTATGTAAAAATATACTATTCATCTTTTTCAATTCACTGTTAACTTCTGACAACTGGTGGGTTAAAATTTTAATTTCAATTTGATGATTGTTGGTTTGGGCTATTTTTAATTTATGCATCAACCCATCACGGTAATAATCCAACGCATTTTCAATAATTTGTTTATTCACGTGTAATTTAAATTTATTATAGTAACCAAACCGGTATGCTTTTTTGTGTCATAATTATGGGTGTTATCACATCTACATTTTTCGGGGGATTATTTATTAAAGCTTTTTTATTTTGTTCACGCAAGCTTGCAGCACATTTTTTAGAACATGCTTTACCCCAACCTCTAGCTACATTTCTGTAATCGGGAGAAAATTCACCGTAACACCAACTGCATATTTTTACACTATTTGCCATTTTATTTTTTTTAAATAATATTATAAAGTTAAGTAATATATTTAAGAATTCCAAAAAATTTTAAATATTTTTCTGTAATTCTTTAATTAAATTTCGTATATTATCTTTTGAGTTCTTATTATTTAGTAAAATATATTCTAAAATTTGAATTTGAGAATGTAATTGTTGTTTATACACAAACTCGGAATTCGCTCCTGCAATGTATGCATCATATTTGTCCACATTATTATTATAATAGCGTTCTTCATATGAATTAACGTTAACGTCTGGATCTATTTTAGCATACATTTTAGCCTCATTGACTAAGTCAATACATTTGGAACAATATTGTGGGAACATATTAATTTCACCACGCATTGCCGCCATTTCAATTATATCAAATTCTCTACCAGTCTTAATAATAACGCTACAATTGGAACAAAGTAGTGCCCCATTTCCATTATTTAACTTAAATATCGCTATTTGTTGGTTCATAATAAATTCTATTAATATTTTTACCGTAATATTTATAAAAATGAGGCTTTGCATTAATACGCTCCTGGATACGTTCGTGTATAACTGAATAATCAGTAAGTTCAGGAACCCAATCATTGTATAAGAAATCAGGCCACTTGTCCCGTTCAAATTCTAATTCATTGGCAAAACCTCTATTTGTCATTTCTTTTCGTATTTCTTCATATCGTTTATGGATATATTTTCCTTTTGGAAAAAAGAAATATACATGTCCAGTATCCAATTTATAGTTTTTTGGAACTTTTTTTTCTTGAAATCCTTTTTTAGACTCCAATGTTCTCTGCAAATTTGCAGTTAATAATCTAATTTCTCTGTATTCCGCAATTAAATGTTGATCCATTAATTGTCTAGGTGGAATGATATTAATTCTAGTCATAACACAAAGATACTATTATTATTTCACAATTTCAATAGTTTTATACGATTGTCCGTATGATGCTGTAACTTTATTAAATGTTATACCAGTTTTAATCTGAATAGTTGTTAATAACCAATCAAAATCAATAGGATGTTGGTCAACACATGTAACCATTAAATTGCGTTTAATAGGTAAATGGGAATTATATGTCAAATCACACAATAAAGCATAACATATTAAATCAATATCCAATTTAGTTATACGGAATTCTCTTTGAAATTCATTGTACTTATTGGTTTCCGGGCCATTTGTATAATCTAATTCTAGGGAAGTTGTCCGATTTGTCATGAATCCATTGCCGTGCCTAGTCTGATATGTACGCATAACATATGTTACTTCCGATAAATCCGGTAACAATTCTAACATGTTCTTGGTAGTTGTATTACTGCGGGTTACATGGGGGAATATTCCATGGTGTTGGTCTAACATTATACCTTGGGAAGATTCGAATATTATATTATAATTGGGGTAAATTTCATGCCAGTATTTTTTCTGTAAAATATTTTTACTAAATAAGGTTTGACAAGCTTCATAATATTCATCTATTACCGGTACAATATATTCCATCGGCAATTGATAATATTTCAACCCAATATTTTTCATTTTTTCTTTGAAGATATTTTCAAATTCAATATCCATTAAAGTTAAATGATAATAGTCTTCATTTCTTTGAATTGTTTGGCCGAATCCAACGCCAACAGTACCATGATTAGTTATATTGTTTCTCTGAATATTAAATTCAATATCAAATGGAGTAGTTAACATCGCTAATGGGTCATAGAATACTATTGGATTAAATTGTTCAATCAATTCATATTCCTTTAACATAGCAGGAGGAGATACAGTACAAAATTTACTTATATATGTTGGAAAACCTTGCAATGTGCCTGACCCAAATTGTGAAAATATATGTCTAAACCCGTCAACAACAACCGTATGTCCAGACTGTTGCCCACCATTACTTTTAACTACAATGGTATTTTTCGGATCGTGTTTGGAACACAAATATGAAGTGGTAATTCCCTTACCAGAATCTCCGAAGCCTAAATCAATTACGGCTGTTGTTGTCCGAGTATGCATAATTATAACATTATAGGATTAGATACTGTTGAATCTTGTGTTTTTGTAGGAGTAGGCTCTTCTTTAGTATCTACCTTAACGATTTCAATGTCACTTGTTGGTTGTACAGCAGCACCAGTGTGTTTCAAAATGATATCAGCGATAAGGTCTGGTATTGTATTGAAATCATTTACGAAAATACAATTTTGTCCCATTATACTACTCAAATTCGTCTCAGAATAATTATTATGATTTACATGAAAATGATATACATGGTTGTTTTTACAACATTCCTCATACAATTCTTTTGCCGTAAATGTATAAGGCATATTTCCTTGTTTAGCTTTAACATTGTTTGGGCCGAATATTTCTCGTAAAGCATGCAATGGATAATTGTGTAATACAGGTTCATCGCCGATAGTAAACACAAACCCCTTTTGTTGGCGTTTATCTTTGGCATCAGTTCTAATGAAATTATTTGCCATAAACCATGCTAACCCATAACTTTCTCCATTATTACCACCGCCACCTTTTTCAAGAAAAGTTCGTGTCAACCACATATCCAATTCAACGTCACCAGATTCGAATTGTCCAACTTGTAATGGGCACGAATCACATTCATGGTCTCCAATGGCACCAAACATCAATGATACATCGTCGATTTTTTTATTTAATAATTTAGTAAATAAAGTAGGCAACCCATCTTTCAAGAATAATACTGGAATATCCATCATTGAACCAGTTACATCCAAATATAATTGTACTGGTATGCTTTTAGGATGGTTTATCGAATCTCTTGATTCACGAATGCCACCCTTCATATTTCTTGGATTCATCTCCGAGTGGGATTTCCGTTCTCTGTTTTGAGTGAATACGTGGTCTGTAGTACTCTTGGTCACAGTATGGTATCCACTAGTCGCAGAACGAAGAACTCTTGCGGATACATTATAAAGATCACTTCCCATTTTTAATTTTTTAAATGTTAATTAATTCATAAACCTTGCCAAATAATTCGTTGTATGTCTCTTTGGCAATATTTAATAGAATTTTAGCCTCTCTTAATTTTATATTAAGACCTGTATATGCTTCTAAGAACTCTGTCGGGTCAAAATCTTTGACTTTCATAATACTATATGTATTATCAGGCGATAAATCCGTCATTGATTTTTTCTTTCTTTCTAGTAATTTAACCTCTCTTTCTAAATCTTCAACTTTTCGTTTAGTTTCAATTTCAGCCATTTCGGCAATTTCTGTAGCTCTGTCTGCTTTTATTTGAGTAGTACTTCTAGTTAATACGTGAGCAAACCTTTCAATTCGTTGTTCTGTTGAACCAGCTGGGTCCACACTTGGAAATTCTTCCGGACTTGTTGTGTCGTTTAAATCAACCATTTTTAATTTATTTTAAATTTTTTAATATTCTACAAAGTTAAATACATTTTATTAATATTCCAAATTTATTTTATATAAAATTAAATTAATATCTCCAACTTGTGTATTTTTTAACAGGTGGTATTTCATCTTTAGGGGTTCGGCGCAACCATTTATTTCTCCAACGTTTCCAAAATTTATTGGAAAATCTTCGAAATGACTTATATGGCATATATTCTAATTGTTGTAAACTTATCTTAAGACTCATTATTCTATACTAACTTTTTTTAATTTAAATTTTTTCCTAACAGATTCCATGAAATTTAAAATATAATCTTTAATTTCACCCAAATGTTCTGTTTCACCATGTACATTCCACAACCAAAACCTAAAAGATTGCATATTATGAAATATTTCAATTAAATCTGTTAATAATTCAACATCTGTTGTTTTTTCCGAGTGTTCGGATATTTGTGTCAATACTAATTTAGAATATGGTATTATGTGAACTGTAGATATCAAATCAACTAAATCATTTCTCATGAAAATTTCTACAGTAACCAAATCCAAATTCTCATTATCAATGAGTTTTATAATCATAATCAAAGTACCTTTTTATATACATACTTACAGCACAAGTGAACTACCCACCCACGCTAAAGCGATGGGATGGGCTTCGGGCTTCAACGGACGTGCTACCTGAGTAGTCTGATTTATCCTCCACCTTTGTAATGGCAAGTCCCTTACCATATATTTTTAAACCTTCTTTTAGGATATTTCTACTTGCATTTACATCCCTATCGTGTACAACACCACAAGATTTGCAAGTCCATTCTCTATCTGAAAGTTTTAATTCTTGATTTATCCAACCACAGTCTCCACACGACTTGCTCGAAGGATAGAAACGATTAACCTTAACAAGTTCCTTTCCGTACCAATCGCACTTGTATTGAAGAAGTGTAACAAAGTTACCCCAACTTGCATCTGCAATATGTTTAGATAGTTTGTGGTTTTTAATCATACCTTTAACGTTTAAGTCTTCAATACTTATTAAATCATAAGATTCAACAAGTTCTTTGCTGACTTTATGTAAGGTATCTAATCTACAACTTGCAATTTTCTCGTGTATCTTGGCAACTTTGATTTTTTGTTTTTCAAAACCATTGCTTCCTTTTTGCTTACGAGAAAGGTGCTGTTGTGCTTTCTTTAATTGTTTAGCATACTTTTTTGTGTATCTATTGTTCTTAAATTTCTTATTATCAGAAGTAATAACAAAATCTTTCAAACCAAGGTCGATACCCACTTGTCTATTTGTTTTTGGCAATTCATCAGCCTCTTGTTCTGTGAAAATTGAAACATAATATTTACCAGTAGGTGTTTTGGTAATACTCATCTTACCAATTTTACCTTTAACTTCTCTGTGTAATTTTACTTTGATACCTTCTTTAAATTTAGGTATTGATATTTTATTGTCAGCTAAAGTTCCAAATTGAGGAATGGTAAAAGTGTTCTTATGTTTTCTTGATTTAAACTTAGGGAATTGTGCATTACCTCTAAAGAAGTTTAAAAAAGCTGTGTCAAGTGAACGTAAAGCAAATTGTAAAGTTTGACTATTAACTTCTTTCAACCACTTTGTCTCTTCTTCTTTTTTAAGTTTTGTCAGTGTGGCAGCCTGTTTATAGTAATTGTCAGATTTTTTATCTTTCTGATACTGTTCTTTACGTTCATTTAGAAAATGATTATACACCCAACGAGAATGTCCAAAGTGTTGATTTAACAATACTTCCTGTTCTTTTGTTGGCAATAATCTAAAACGATATGTCTTATTAATCATTTTCATACTTATTATACATCAAAATTTATGCCAAAATAGTGTTTTATGTAAATTTGTCATATCATACCGTTCAACATATTGTGAAAGTTTCCGTCTTCGGGTAAAAAACTTTCACAATATGTCTCACTACATCAGTACAAATCGTTCAAAGCACTATTTAAAATGCCATTTAATCTTAGTTACTAAGTATCGTAGAAACATCTTAGTTGGTCAGTTAAATGATGATTTAAAAGATATTTTTACGTCTATTGCAAATGGTTCGGATTTTGAAATAGAGGTGTTTGAATCAGACGTTAATCATATTCATTTTCTTATCCGTTATATTCCTCGTTTGTCTATTTCTCAAATTGCTCGTAGGTTAAAACAAGAATCTACTCGTCAATTATGGCTATTACATTCTACCACTTTACATCAATATTATTGGTATCAGCGTCTCTTATGGAGTGATGGGTATTTCGTTTGTTCAATAGGTGAAGCGTCTCCCGATACAATTCGTGAGTATATTCTCAATCAGGGTTAGTCGCTTACATCCCACCGAGCCTACGGCATCAGTGGGTTTTACGCTCCGTTTTATAAAAAAGGTATTATACAACAACATTTTTAAAAATTAAGTATTTTGTGTATGTTACGAATAATGTTATTTTTAAATAAAATTATTATATCTATACTTTTTATTTTTTATATGTTGGTATAATACCTTTTTGTCGACAATCTCCTGTATCTTATATTATCTAAACCAACGTTTGTTATTAATAAATAATTTAATTCAAATTTGAAAGAATTATAAATTTATGGTTTAAATAATTGCCCTAAACACTTTGGCGGTATTGGATTGACCGCTAACCCATGTCTAATCATAAAATAAGGGATTGAGCTATTGTTGAACCCACCTGTAATCATTTGAGCATTAATAGCATTTTTTCTGAAATAATCTAAACTGTTCTCATGTTTCATAAAATTTAAAGTTAAACGCAATACTGCTTTGTATCTATGTACAATTTAAAGTACAAATATACAATAAAATTACAGTATATCCAAATAATTATTATAAATTTTTAAAATATTTTTGTCAGAATTAATATATCTATCCTTTATCCCAATCCAGGACTCAATAGGTAACGTATTGTCTTGGTTAGGTTTACAACATGGCAAATTGATTATCCACGTCTTTTGATTTTTAAAATATCGATATATTGAATTCGTGTTCTCAATATGAGAATGTGGTAGAATAATAAAAATATAATCCTTCTGTTCAACTATATCTGGATTATCAACAAATACATCTTCCGCCTTTCCTTTAAAGACATTTAAATTCTGTATGGTTGAATAATCATTTTCAATTCTCATTAATGGGTCGATTGAAAATGTTTTCCATTTAGTTAGAAAATTGAAAACTGCCGCCGTCCTAGGGGTAACACCATCACCTATAACATATACATTGATATTTGGATTCTTGAAATCAATATTAGTATCCGTTTTCATACAGTAATTCTGTACGTTATTAATTATTGAAAATGATTCTTGTATCTCCTTCAAATTTGGAAATAACCTGAGTTCTTGCATTTCAGCTGAACACTTTAATCCAAAATATTGGTTGATATATTTAATTGCATATGACTTGTGGTCATATTTTCTTTGTTTTACACACATAATATAAAATTAAACAAATTTAGGAATATACCCCCCTTGAAAACACCCTGGTACCGGTATCATTAAATCACCCTGCTGATCAGGCTTCAGTACAGTTTGTAAATTATTATACCAAACTCCCTTCAAGTGTGCTGGTATAGTATTTACGTGAACCAATACGTGATATCCACCTCGTGTTTCCAAAAATGTAATATCAGCACTACCACACACTCTATAACATGCAATTTTTAACTCTTCAACTGATAAATTCTTATCATCGACATCAAAATCAACAACCAATGTTCGGGATTTAGCTTTCTGAATTTCACTCAATGCCTCTTGATGTGGATTCATTGATACATTTTGGTCTCGAATACTCTGAGCTAGTTTAACCATTGTATTAACCGTAGCGTTATACATATTTCTTGGATTGACTGTTATGTACAAAGCAATTGCTTCTTGTGGAACTACCAAATCTCGTTGTGTATAATTCCCATATTCTGTTTCCAATTGTTTAATTTTATTATACATTCGTTCCTTGTCGGAAACGAATCGTTTCAATTGGGCTTTATCTGTTTTGATATGGGTTAATTGTTTACAGTATTTATTTCTTGCAAACAAACATAAATAATATTTTTCATTGGGTTCTAAAACAGGCAACCAATCAATAAATTTTTGTAATTCATCTGGGTCGCCAATAACATTATATTTTTCCATTTTATATTAAATTTAAATTTAATGACGGCAACAATATATATGCCTTAGCTAAATGTATAACATATGAAAATTCATTGGTAGTAAAACGATGATAGGAACTAGTCTCATAATATCTTGATTTAGTTTTCAATGCAAAATATTTGTTTTGATTTTTTTCTATTCGTTCATCAAAATTTCCTTGATAAATTACAATTGGCAATATATTGTTATCACCAATCAAAGACATTGGTTGACGTAATGTCTTTAAATTTTGATATTCTTCAATAGATATTGTATCATCAGCAGCTAGCCAATATTCTTTATCAATGTCTATTAAAGGATTAATTAAATGTATTCCAGAAATTTTATGTTTAAATTCAGGGTATAACGATAAAATCATAAATGCTCCCATTGAATGGGCAACTACATAAATTTCTTCAGTGGAGGTTTCCAATATAGTTCTTATATCATTATAATATGCCAAAACATTAATTGGTGGTACCAACCATTTACATTCTATTAATTCTCCTGGAAATTCTTCATGTAAAATATTATGAATGTATTCTTTTTTATTTGAAGTTAGTCCTGAAATGTATAATATCATATATTTTTAATTTTATTCATTAACAATACACAAATATACAACTAATATACCATCAATCCAAATTTTTATCAGAAATAAATCCCTCATATGCAAAAATTATTTTTTCATGAGGGGCTCCATTAATCAGCCTTGTATAATGATATCCATCCGGATTGTATTGTAATATATCTTTCTTAGTCAATTTACTTGCGTATATGTTAGGTATCGGTGTGCCACCACGTTTAATTATCACATGTTCCATTTTATCAGATACTTCACCCCAAGCTCTGCCTTGTGCTATGTCTTCTTCAATTAATTTATAGAATGCAGCCTTTCCGACGGCCGTACCATCAGTTGCCCCAGCAATTGATTTTCTCCCGAATTTATCGGAATATAATCTACATGCTACTATTTTTCCATCTCGTCTGACACACTTAGTCAACCAAGTTTTATTAATTAATTCTTCAGGTGTTGTCGCAGTTGCAAATCCACCATCTAAATCTTTATATGCCTTTTGAAGCATGTCCCAAATAATATCAATATATTGGTGTAAATCATCTTTAAATAAATTGATATAACGCTCATCTAATCGCACCTCTCGGAATAAATTATATAATTTTTTAATTTTCATTTTTTAACTCTGAAATTGTTAATATAATTATATTCACGGTTCAAATTTTAAATCAGTTAAATCCATGTAATGAGTTGGTTTAAATTTTGTTCCAAATTCAGTAAAAAGTGAAGCAGAATTAAATGTAGAAAATATATTGGTAAGATCAAAGTTACTCAATGTGTGTGAATTGTCTATATCCCAAATAGGGCCATCTTTAGTTACAGCCGTTAATTTACCAGTAATAACTACACCATGTTCAATAACGGTACCATCGGAATTTGTTATTTTTGATTTAATTGCCCCTAATAACACAACCGTTTCGAATGGTGGTAAATTGGAATTATCAGATAAAATTTTCTTCATTAACATAATTAAATAATTTACTGTTTTATTTTAATTCTAAACACTTATCTTATATGGTTGATGTAATACTAACACTATAAAAGATATTAGTATATACCACGCCTAAACAAATATATAATTAACTTTATCAATACGGTTTGACCCAAGTTCTTTTGGGGAATATGGCGATACGGTAAACATATCAGCATATCTAGACCCTACAGAATCATTCATTCCAGATTGATATCCAATATTAACAATTGCCTGCGTTTTTAAATATAATTGAATTCTAATAGGAATATCCAATTTCTTAATATCAATTAGTTTAACTCCACGTGATTTATTAAATATATTCCATTTTGTATCCGATATATCGAAATCACTGTAATACAAGAATTTCATATCTGGATACGTATCTAAATATCTTTCAACCAAATCCATTAATGGAAGTTCATATTTTTCTGGCCATTGACCATTTGAACTTGAGTCGAATTTAAACGATGACGCCAATAATAATGTACCAAAAACATTTATATTTAATTTTCTTAATATTGCGTCTCCAATAGTTACTTCCTCGGGAGTAAAGTATAATTCTGGGCGTAAATCGAATTTAGTTGGGTCACCTCCTAAAAATCTGAACATTTGATTGGCTAATGGTTCTTCTACCTCACAATCTTCTTTAAACACTCTGTAATGGTCATGTGGCAATTCAGTATAATTAAATGAATTCTGGTCATTGAATATTACATGAATAAATGGATTGTTAGCAAAAATTACATTTATGTTTTCCCAACAATTATTCCATATAGAACTAGGTTCATAAAAATTGGAAAATACTTTTTCAGCCCATTGCGGGCTTGGTATAGCAATTGATGCCTGTGGATGCAGTGTATTAAGAGCCCTAGGCAATCCTGATAATATACCCCAATCTCCTAAACTAAAACAAGTTCTTAATATAGGAATTACCCCATTATAATACAGGGGATACTGATTTCTGAAGTGTGTATCTGAAAATCCTAATCTTTTAACAGAAAAGGTAGTTTCTATTTGATTATTACGAATTATGTAAAACAACATATAATTTAATATTTAAACATGTCAATTTGTTTCTGGGCTTCTTTCTTAGCCCTATAATATTCATCCATAGTTATACTTTCCCACACTTCGAAACCGTTATCATTTATTGGTGTAGGGTCATCACCTTCTATTACTTTGTAATCTATCACCTTTCCTCTGTCATTAGGCCCACCATCGATATAATACATTTTTTTAAAAGCTTTCGGATTGCTATAAGAATCTTCAATTAAATAGTCTTCAATTGGAAATTCCGGATCTGATGCTGCTAGTTCATGTATAATAGAATTATAATCTTTGGTTATGAAGCTTGATAACTCATTAAGAGTTTCAATTAAAATGCATTCATCAAATGCTCCAACAGTAATGTTTGTTACAGGTTCGTTGCAACATACCGTCATAGCAGTACATTCAACTCCATTAGGCAATGTAAATTCTATTTCCGTGTCATCCCAATCAGGTTTAACAGTTCGGTATGGTATATCATATTGCTTTAAAAATTCCAGTAAGGAAGAGTACGTAATTTTGTTATTCATTATTTATACGGATAAGTTAACATAGATACAATAAATTTACATATCGATTGTATTGTAAAGTTGATTATTTTATACATATAATATACAAAGATAATACACATTATACAATACAATGCAATAAAAATATTAAATATCATTGTCATTGGTTATTAAATTTATTAATACAGAAAGTATATATGTCTGATACTTTAATTATACCACCTTTATGTGGAATTCCTTTGTTGGGTTTATAATCAAATTGCCCCTCAACAAATACCGGCGCATTCCAATTCTTCCCAACCGCTGCTGGTTTTAATATCATTAAATATGCATATACCTGACGAGTTTGCCTATCTAATTTACTATGCAATTTAGCAACCTTTTCAGGATATAATTTTAAATAATACTCAAAATACCGTGCTTGTTCTTTTAAAGGCAAACTCCGAAATTTAGTGAAATTTGTGGTCTTAAATAAACTATTATTAATATTTGATGTCCGCATATCACGATAAGTATCTTTCATACATTGGAACAACCCAGATGCTGAAGATTTTGGATTTCTAGAATTTTTCCAGTTATCACTTTCACAATGCAATACCTTTGCATAATTGTCATACAGTAAAGCAAAATCTGTTGTTCCATGTGTTTTCTTAATGCCTTGAGCTAAATTGTAACGAAGTTGATTCCAATCACTCAACTCATTATAATTATAATAATGTATTACATTGATTGGAATTTTACTTGTAATTCTTTTATTGATAACAGTCACTTTGTCCTTTGTTTGCTTTTCTGGATTGTACGTACTTGCTATCAATATTGGGAATCCCAATACAAACAAAAATAAAAAATTGTTCAATGTTAATTTTCTCATAATAATTTAAATTTATATAATAATTTTTTAAAAATGTGGTGGCACAATCCGGTTATAACCGTGGTATATAAGTTTTAGGCACTTACCTTTGTAGTACTTGTCTACTAGCCTGTTGGACTGTTTTAACCACACACCACCACACAAAACAATTAAAAATATGTCAACACTTATCCTATCAATTAGTATCAGGAGAATGATGATCGACTAATTTTACATCTCTATCTTTCATAATATCCAATATTTCTTCAATGGAAATTGGTCTGTATTCTCCTTTTAGGGCGTATATGGCATCCATGCCCACATCCATACTCTTCCCATAATTATTATCAATTGAATTGTGTGAATGCCCATATAAATGTATCACACCTTTGTGGCTCCTATCCCAAACTCTATGTGAATAGTGACTTAAAAATACTTCACATTTCGGTTGTGAGTTTATTTTAACATTAAGTACTTGATTAACACTTGTAAATAAATCTTGGGCTTCTGCCACTTCATCCCAATCACTTGTACTATTTTCTATATCAACAATTCTACCTGAATTAAATTGAATAAAAACATTCCGCATTTTTTTGTTTTTTGCAATGTGTTGGTCGTGATTTCCTAGTATTAAATGCACATTTTTACATTTAATTTGTTTTCGGAATTCCCATATATTATCAATTCCACCGAATGACCAATCACCTAAATGATACATCACATCGTCTTCTCCTACATATTTATTAATAGAATCAATTATTGTTTGATTCATCTCTTCAACCGTATTAAAATCTCGTGTTGAATGTATATCAGGCCACGTAGAAACTCCTCTACAAATATTTTTGTGGCCATAATGTGTATCTGATGTGAAAAAAATTCTATTCATGTTACTCTATAATAAAATAATTTTTAAAATGTGTATCGAAATCTTTCCGAAAGGTTAAATATTGTTGATATTGCTTACTAATATAATCAGTTCGTTCTGAATTATTTTCTACTTCTTCAAAATCTCTATGATATACTCGATTGACAGCAACACCTGGTTTCACTGGAAAAAACTTAAACAATACATTGTAATCATATTGTTCTAATTGATTGATTAATTTAGTAACATATTTAATTCTCAAATTTGTGTTATCAAATATAGGTATTAAATTTCTACGCATTAATCCAATAGTCCCAAGCATACTATCTGCCGTTGTAAATACAATACTTTCTAAATCCTGACGATTTGGCCTAGAATAATAATCAGGTTCTATTAAATCTCCAACTAATGTTTTGCGTATATCATCATAATTAACACGAACAAAATCTCTATCCTTAAGGAATCCAGGAGTTTCAATATGATTGATTAAATTTTTTGCCCATGTTGTTTTCCCTGACCCTGAAATACCAACAGTTAAAATAGCATATCTATTTGTTTCCATAATTTAAAGTTTAAATATTCCAACACTAAATCAATGTCTAAATTATTTTTGATACACACCAAAAACAATAAATTAAAAAATAATAATATTGTTATTACAATGTTAAAAAATACTTTTTTCATATTGTTAAAATTTATACTACAAATATAATATAGTTTTAACCGTATTTCCAAATTTTTTAATATTTAAATTCAAGAATATTATTCGAAGCCAATAATTTTTGAGCAAGAGACATACGAATATTAAGATTATCGTAATCATCCTCAGGTGGCAACTTATATAAATTTATATTCTCAGTAAAATCTGGATACATAGGTATAGTATTTGGATTCAATTCTTTATCTGTACGCATATTTCCTTCCCATGTAGAAGCTTTTGTAAGATAAGTATCAATATAATCTATTATATCTCCGGGTGATTGTAATGTAGAAATATCATTTCTTAGGTTTACAGTAAACTTCTTATTGTAAACTAAATCAGGACGTATATTACTCAATAAACAATTAGCATTATACAAACCACGGTTAATATGTGATACTCGACTGATTAATTCATGGTGTGTCTTATTTTGTAATAACTTCGCTTTGTCTTTCTTTAAAAATTTAATGTCTCGTTTCGCAAATCCCAAATACGATTTTATTATTTTATATGTTCGTATATTTCTAATTGGTATTTTATTGTGATATATACATACATCGGTATTGATAGTACTATCACCAGAATACATATTTTTATAAAATTGTAATTCGGTTGTATAGATATAGTCTATTTTATTCTCCAAATCTTTATATTGGAATTGATGTATATTTGGAAGACAATTATACCATTCAGTTAATACTGTATTTAATATAGGTTTAATTATACATAAATAATCAGTATCAGACTCTTCATCATCAGTACCATACATTTTTGACCCTATTAAAATAGTTGTGTCAAGTAGATGTTCTTGAAGATAGTCATGTTCTTCTTTTGTAATAAAAATATTCATATTTGTTAATTAAATTGCTAATAACCTCATCCAAAAATATTTAACAGATTCATCATAATATGCTATTTCGTGCCAAATATCATCTCCAAATTCTAACATTAAAACATCCTCCCCATCTGCTGCACCTTCTATATTACTCATTAATGAAAATCCCATATCAATGACACATGTTCCATAATTAGAATGAAAATCATGTTTAAACCTAAATTCAATATAATTCGTTGTCTCGGCTGATGATATAAATGTATAAGTACATCTATATGTATAATCTCCTAATTCAGATTCTAGAAATTCTAAAACTGCATCATATAATTTACTGTTCGTCTTCAACATTGGTAATTCCCGCATCGATTTCGTCATTTTCTCGTTTAATAAATAATTTACTTTTCAATTTCCAGATGTCCATATTAGGAGAATCTCTTCTAATACAAATTCCTTCGTTCGGGACTTTATTAGTACAATAATTACATTGTGGTTTTTCTAAATATTTTATTTGGAGGAATTCCAACAATGCATCCATATTAGTTTCATGTGGCATCAATTCTAATGGAGTGCCAACAAATAAAACAGGGACAGTCAATAAATCATATTTTTGACAATATTGTTCTACCTTATCCCATGTAAATTCATCAGTGATACCCACATCATTTGTTCTAGTAATTCTGTACACTACAAAAACATAATATTGTGGGTGGGTTGGATTCGGATGTGTGTATTTACTATAATCATATCCTTTTTGAATTTGGGCATTACATACCTCACCGTAGATAGTAATTCCTGGTTCAACAGCATATGAATAATCTTCCCAACATCTTTTCCAAATATCCGTTTTATAATAACTTTTATTCGTCGTTTCCCAGAAATTTTCAATCCCTTTTGGCAAATTGTTTTTTGGTTTACCTGATGACCATATCCCCCTATATTCAGTATCTAGGATATTCATTTTAAAAAATTTACCTAAAGTTCTCTCGGAAAATGTCAATTGACGATGTGTCTTTACTCTAGATAATATGACAGACGAACCATGAAATTTTTCAGTAATAATTAACCGGTCATTTGGATTGATTTTAAAAATATTCTTTCCGAAGTGACTAGTTTCAAAATGGAATTTAAATTGGTTATCCACCAATATACCCTTCAATTTTTTATTATTGCTGTTCCTCTCTGAAATTGTTTTTATTGATGTTGATTGAGTAGGGGGCTCTATAATATATTTATCACAAATCAATACATCGTTAATAGTATTAAAATCAGTAGTAATATCAAAAATTTCCGAAATACTTGACACATTTTTCAATGATGGTAACAGTAATAGTGAACTAATTGGCATGACCATACCATCAGAAATTATCCCTTTAAGTTTAATTGCTTTAACTCTTCTTTTTCTAAAAGAAATATAACCAGCACGTTTTGTTGCATCTGCATTATTTTCTGGTGTATCATACAGATTATTATATTTACAATATTCTTCAGATAAACGAGTACCTGAACGAAAATATAATACTTTATCACCTACAACTATATCATTTTTTCCGATAATAACGTCATTACCTTCAATAACAGTTCTAACAATATTGTCGGCGCCAGGTATTGGATATACTTGTGCAATACGAACAGGCACCGCACCATAATTTGTCGACCCTGGAATCAATTCTAATTTAATTTTTGCCATATATTTTAATGTTTATAATCGTTTGAATTAAATGTTAAATATACAAATAACACTACCATTATTACTACAAATATTACAGTATTCATGAGATTGGGCTTGCATGTGTAACTAAATCTGACATCCTGTACTTAACCAATGCAGAATCCAATATATTAATAGATTCTAATAATCCAGCTCTGTCATCCAATAAAATATTATAGAATATCTTACTATGTTCTTCATTACCATACGGTAATTGAATCGGATTTATATTAATAGAATCAATCTGAATGCCTTTTGAGTAACAATATGATTTGATTTCTTCGTGTCTATCTGAATTACAATTGGTGAATATTGTTATATAAGCTCCACTCTTTTGAGCCCTGATTATAACATTAATCACTTCTTGACAAAATTCTTTGGTTACTACTTTCCACGGTGATATCGTATCATCGTAATCAACGGCAACAATAATTTTACCTTTGTATAATTTTAAATCTTCATACAGTCGGTTAATAAAAACTTCGTTATCTAATTTCATTTAAAATTTAAATTTTATGTAGTAAATATATTAGGTGATTTTGGTGGGCGCATATATGTTAATATAGTTAGAAATATTGCTAATACTCCACGAACTGTTAACACATACAAAGAATCATTAATACTACCAAATACTCCAAATATCATATAATATGAAAATAAATGTATTATATAAAGTATTAAATAATATAAAATACACACACCTATTATTTCTATTTTTTTAGCTGTTTCCATCTAAAATTTGAATTAATTTAGTTAGAAAATTCTTTTTTTGCTGTATTATGTAATTTAATTTCTCCGGCGTATCATATCTATCTTTTGGGACATTCCACCATTCAGGCGCACCTAATCTATTTTTATTAATGCTGAATAAAGTCTGTATAGTAAATAAAACTTCATCAAAATCATACAAACTTTCTGGTGTATCATATACAGTATGTATAATATTATAATATGGACTCTCCTTAAGTGTTGGTGAGTACAATGTATATTCCCCGTCAACAATTTTTGTCAATAATTCTTTTACTTCAGAATGTATAATCGACACTGAATCACATAAATAATAATATCCAGTAGATTCGTCATCATTAAATTTAACCAAATTTAATTCAGTATCTCGTATATATTTTAATAATTCAATTGTTGTTGCATTAATAATAGTATTGTTATTCATACCATTTATTTGTTTATGCTACAAATATAATGTATATACTATCACATTTCCAAATTTTTTGTATAAATTATTCAAATAAAATAGACATTATTATTGAATCTATATATATACCGTCTTTATAAACTTCAGCACGCTTAACGCCATCAACAATAAATCCTAATTTTTTATATAATTTTATCGCCCGAACGTTTGTAGATAAGACTTCCAATGATACTTTATGTAAACGGGTTTTAAAGATAGGTAAGGTTTGTATATTGGGTAACAATCCAACATATGATCGATATCCAATTCCCATATCAATATATTTGGGGTGAATGTCACAACCTAAATAACAATTATTATTCTGTCTGGAATAGTTTGATATTCTAAAGTACCCAACAGTAATTCCAGAAAATTCTATCATAATATAATAAAAATCTTTACCAACATGTTCATTATAAAATGTCATTGTTTCATCTAGTGTGAATAATCTAGAATCATGTAAAAATTCTTCAGCATAAAAATTACGAATTTCATTAATTAATGGAATGTCTTCTTTTTTTGACATTCTATAAGTAATTGTTATCTCAGGAATGTTAATATTGATATGTATCGGTTTATCAATTGACCCATAATGTATTAATTTATCATGGTCACTTTCAAGAAATGGAATAGTTGATACATCTGTAATATCAGTAAATTTATAATTAGCGTCTTGAAAATATCTTAAATATTTCAATTGATTATATATAGCATCATCATACGAATCACCCAATTTTAAATCAAATATCTTTTCTTGGCTGTTTAATGTGTATATATTGTTTATTGCCTTTGTGGATAATAACCCATTCGATATCGATGCATGGTTATCCCTCCATAGTTGGGCAACAAATGCAATATCATTTCTACTTTGTATTTTCTCTAGAAAAATATTAAGAAATTCCGAATCTACTGGCACATAATCATCTTCAATTAAAAAATAATAATCAAACATATTATCTGTAATAGTAGAGAGAATTGCATCTTGCCAAGCTCCATATGAAAAGCCACTATTCTTTCGAACAATTATTTCTTTTTCAACATCTATTGGATAGTCTGTTATTAATTTTTTAGCAAGTTCTGTTGTTTCGTTAGAATATTCGTTGATAACAAAAGTAACTCTAGAAATCTCTTTGATATTTAGTGTTTTTAACGCCTCTAAGTGACTTTCTATGTGGTATGTTGTATTGATAACATTCAACATTTTCATTAGCTTAGACCGCCTCGGACCTAAATATACGGCAACTACATAATTAACTTTCATCCCTTAAAATATAAATTTATATATGAATTGAATTATTAACCCTAGAACATACCCCCAGGAAAAATAAAATAACTGTTCCAAAGTGAACTACCCACCCACGGCAAAGCCGATGGGTTGGGCTTCAGGAGTCAACACTCCTACCAACGTAGGCAGTTCGTCCTGATTTTTAAGTCTGTGTTCCCCAGACAAAATATTTTTTAAAGCAAATGATTTTATGTTACAAGCAGCCAAAATATCTCTATCGTGTGTAGTTCCACAAGACTTACAAGTCCACTCTCTGTCGGATAGTTTTAAGTCCTTGTTGATTACTCCGCAGGAGCAAGTCTTTGATGATGGTGCAAATTGTCCTATGCGTAGGATGTTTTTACCATACCAGTCAGCCTTGTATTCAAGCATAGTCACAAATGTTGACCAACTTACATCACTAATTGCTTGTGCAAGTTTGTGGTTTTTAACCATATTCTTTACAGATAACGTTTCTAAACAAATTGTTTGGTTCTCACGAATTAGTTTTGTAGAAAGTTTGTGTAAAAAATCTTTGCGTTTGTTTACTACATCTTCGTGTAGTTTGGCAAGTTTCTTTTTAGTATGCTTACCTTTGTGTTTTGAATATTTACGTTGTACATATTTTAGCTTGCTTTGTGCTTTACGCAGGTATTTAGGATTTTCAAAAACTTCACCATCTGATGTAATAACAAAGTCTTTGATTCCAAGGTCTACTCCAATAGTTGTGTTCTCTTTAATAGGAGCTTTAGTAGGTATTTCTTCTTTAGTATCACAAAGAATAGAAACAAAGTATTTACCAGTAGGTGTAACGCTTATGGTTGCACTCTTGATTATACCTTTAGTCGGACGATGTAAAGACATCTTAATACCCTCTTTAAATTTAGGAATTATCAAAAGGTCATTTTCTACTATTACATTTTGTGGTATTGAGAAAGATTGTTTCCCCTTATGTTTTGATTTGAACTTAGGAAAACCTGAGCCTTTAAAGAACTTCTTAAAAGCAATGTCCATATTTTGGATGGCTTGTTGTAAACTTTGTGAGTTTACTTCTTTTAACCAAGGAAGTTCTTTTTTGAGTTCAGGAAGTTGTTTAACTAAATCAAAAGCACTGTAATTATGTTTAGCACTTATATATGCAGCGTTTTTAGTTTCCAACGCAAGGTTGTACAAAAAACGGCTACTACCAATATGTTTGGCAATAAGCTCTTTTTGTGGCTCTGTTGGATACAGACGATATTTAAATGCTTTATACATACTTTAATTACTGCAAAAACCATACCAATTTATACAAATCTGACAAAATGTCAAAATTATTTAAAATGTAAGTGTAAAGGAGTCGCTTACATCCCATCGGCAGCAAAGCTGACCAATGGGTTTTACGCTCCATTCTATAAATTCCTTTACTCTATCAACAGATTCAACTATTCTAATATGTTTATCCATATTCATATTTACCAACCTGAATTAATAGTCTGTATTATATATTCACGGTCTTCAGGTTGAACCCACCAACCAACTGGAATACATACCATATTATCAATAAAAGATTCTAATAATGGCAATTCAGTCTTAAATTCAGTTAATGATGAATGTTTATCATTCCTTTCGTGGACTCGAGAAGTCATTATTCCAGCCGATTCCATTTTTTTCATAAAATTTGGCCTATCTTCCACTAAGATTGTATATAACCAATAAGCCGGGTCAATTTCAATATTAAGATATTCATGTTTAAACTGAATTACATCCTTCAATACAGCTTTATCGATATAAGTACTGTAATAATCAGCATTTTGTTTGTGTGTATTAACCAAATCATCGATATATTTTAAATTACCCAATCCTATTGATGCGTTAACATCATTCATGTGGAATTTAAATCCAATCTCTGGAATGTCTTGTTCACAACGAAAATCAGTTCTAGGTGTATTTCTATCAATGCCATACCACCTTAACAATTTTGATTTATCGGTTAAATCTTTATACGGAGATGAAATAAATCCCCCATCAACTGTGGTTAAGTGTTTTATAGCTTGTGTAGAAAATGTACCGATATTGCCATGGAATCCTAATGGGATACCATCATACGTCGAACCAAATGAATGGGCACAATCTTCAATAATCAATATATCATTACCATATCGTTTCTTGGCGGCTGTTACAATCGAATGTAATTTATATAAATCGATTGGATAGCCACCCCAATGAACCACAGTAATGATTCGTGTGTTTTCATCTATTTTGTTTTCCAAATCGCCCAAATCCATATTCATTGTAAATGGATTTACATCAACCCATTTTAATTTCATCCCATTTAGTAAGATTGGAAAATTTGTAGCAGTACATGTCAACGGAGTCGTTAATACATGGTGTTTATTTACATCAAAACCCTTCCAATTTAATTCCGTACTCCCCCATGGAAAGTAATTTATTAATTTTCTCGGCTGTTTTAGATAATAATATATTAAATGTTCAGCAGACGTTGCTGAATTACAAGTAATTACATCGTAATAACCATTGGAATTCCGAGTAAATCTATCTTTTAATTTATTTTCAAATTCAATAACTTTTGGACCTTCTCCAACACACCCACTCAATAGAGTTTCAGTTGATAAATTGATGGCTGCATCTGACATGAAAACTTTAAATAATGGTATTTGCTTTCTCATCCCTGTATATTTTTATATAAATTATTTTGTGAAATTTGTTTCTCAAATGATTTAATATGTGTTAATGAATATTCTTCTCGTTGTGGGAAAAATGTCATCGTCTTAGGACCAACAATCCTTTCATGCACATTCCCAACCCAACTAATCGATGGTAGATTTTTATAAATTCTACCTTGATAATCCGGATAATTAATAGTTTTATGTTGTAATGTTTCTTCCACTGAAAACCCTTTGAATTCGGAAGACCATCCTTGACTCTTAACATACTCATCTGTTATGCCAACAACTATATTAATTCTAGGCACCATATAGAATTCAACATTATTTAAATCCAATATACTTCTTAATATTACTGGGTCTAATAAATTATCTCCCAATAATTCATCAGCATCAATTTGAAATATGTATTCCCCATTAGAGTGTTTACTTAAATTATTTTTAAACTCTCCAAAATTATTATTAAGTGGATACATTATTAAGGTAATATCCAATTCACTATTTGAATCTATCAATTCAACTATATAATCATATAAAAACTTATCGTAATTATCTGAATCCAATTGAATTAGTAATTCATATTCTCCAGTACTGAAATCAATGTTAGTCCTCAACACATCCAACAATAATTTTAATTCATTGATTTCAGTAGAGGCTGTTATTGCATATGTTATTTTTGTCATATTAATTAAGTAGTTTAAATGCTATAAATGCATCAACAAATTTTGAAAATTCCGCTTTACTAACTTTATGCCATTGATTATCTAACAAAATAGTTTCAACATCATCGGCAACATCAAGTGGATTATCAATTGGAGTTAACATTGAAATTTGCCAAGCCGTCGGATTACCGTCAACAAAATTAATGGGCTCCAATAAATATTCGTTGAATGTTAAAATAGTGTAATACCAATAATTACCATCCAAATCAACGATTTTGGTATTATTAATATAATCAGGAATTGGGATAAGTGGGTCGAGAGTATCAACAGGTTTCATATACCCACTTGTTAAACAAACCTTATCACCACAATCAAGAGTAATTACTGTTTTACTATGTGTGGATGGTGATACATCATCCACTAAATTTTCTAATTGTAGTTTAATGTTTTTTATGGTTGTTAAAAATTTTCTGTCTGACCCTGTCATTTTTAATTATTAATTGGTAATTGTAATTGAGTAACAATTGGAACATCTAATACTTTATCTTTTATAAAAGTATTCAATGATTCCCCCATTTTTTTCAATGAAAAATTGTTATTCACAAACATACTATTTTTTTTGCACTTTTCCAAATATGTTGGATAGTTTCTGTATATATCATATAAAAATTGTGCCGCTACACTATAATTAACAATAAACCATCTAGATTCAGCAATAATCCAATCATTGACAGCACTTCTAGGTACTTGTTGAAGCTGTCCTGGTAGTAATACAGATGTTTCTTTATTAAGGAAATCTATATGCCCACTCCATGCAGATGCTACAATCGGTTTATTTGTGGTTTTAAATTCAAGTAGTGGTCTACCAAATCCTTCCCCATGTGTAAAAGATACCATTGCTTTAATTTTTGGATGATTATACACTGAATTCATTTCAATATCAGTTAAATCTCCATACAGCAAGTAAATTGGTGGTAATGGATTGGAATTGGTATTGTTTGCCCTAACCATTTTTTTAATGGCTTCAATCTTATTTAGAATAGCTTCTTTTTCAGTAATTGAAAATCCAGCACCAGATATTTTCAATACTAATCCTGGTTGATTCTTAGGATGAATCTGAATGAATGTATGTAGGAATGTATGAATCAACATACCAATATCCTTACGATCAGCACCCAAGTCACCTTGTAACCAATGACCTACACATAGAAAATTGAATTTTGGTAGATTATCAAAGTCGTTGATAGTGACAGTATTCTTAGGTGTATATACATTTACATCACATCCTTCCAACAATACTTCACATTCAGTTGTCAATGATATCTGTTCAATAACTTGATTGGATTGCTTATCAACCTTGTCAAATTTGATATTCTTGAATACATTTCTAGCATGGTTACTTGATACTAGAACTAAATCCATTTTATTGCAACCTTCAATCCATTCCAATCTACAAGTATCAGTTTCAATACCAGCGGTTATTCCAATATTGTATACACCAATTGGCTGAAATTCATTTGGAATTGTACATTGTAAAAATACTGATGGCTTATAATTTAACCCAGTTGTAATAACTCGATTCAATATTTCCAAATCATCTGGCTTATTCCTATCCAATACATTATTTGGGCATACTCCCCATGAAGTGAATATAAATCCAACATTATGACCCATTTTAATTAGTGTTCTGGCAATGTCTAATGACCTAGCACCATACCCACTCCTAGAATTAATTGGTCCTGCAAATACTATACTATACATTTATGTTTTGTTTTAATGATTAAAATATGATACCAGTATCTAACTTTTTGCGAGTCTCAACCTTTTCCAATGAATATTTATTCTTTGGTTTAAATGTTTTCAAACAAGTTAGTATACCATTTGCAATTCCGTCTGCCATTGCAGTTGCTGACATTTTACTTTCATTGCTTAACATCCATTCTCTACCAGCCAATCCATTAGCATATCTAACTTCTGGATCTATAGAATATGCTGTTAAAATTGCTTCTGCTATATCCAATATCCCACACCGATCATCTAAAATATATGGAGTTGCCACTGAACCATTTAATGATCTATTTTCTGGAAATACTGGAATTGCCCAATCACCACATCCTAAACAATTAGCGCAATGGTTACTTGGTATTTTAGATGTTGGTTTAAAGACTGTATCAGGAGATTCATCTTCCACAAATCTCATTTGATCTTGCAATCCACCAGTCACATTGTTAATAACCATTGTACCTGCCATTATAGATTCAGCACTTGATAATCCAAATCCTTCATTGTTAGCTATATTGATAGTAACATCAGCTAGATTATAATAGAAGTTCATTCCACGTTTATCAATCTTGTTACTTGAAAATATAACTCGACATTCTGGTGCTAACATTTCATGTACTGCATATAAATCAGTTCCATTATGGTCTACTGGATCTGTATGCATTAACAGTACACATCCACTTCTTTCTGCTGGATCTAAACTATCTACAAATTCTTTAAATGCTAGAATCACTGTGGATCCCATTTTTCTTGCAATATTTCTATTATTCCAAAATACGACAAACTTGGCTGAATTCTTTTCGGCGAACTCTTTTTTGAATTTAATGAATTCTGCATAGTCTGGATCTTTGTCACCAATTTCTAAAATTGGTCTGTATTCTTGTCTGTCTATTCCATGTGGAACATATGATAACAGAACTGGTGGTGTACCTTCAAACACTTCTACATCATCAGCAGTTTTATCTGTGATATCAAGTGTTTCACGCTTCCCATATGCCAATACTTGTTGATGAATTATGTGGGATTGCTTACTAATACCCATTATTAAATCACATGAAGCATAATATGGAAAATTCCAAAAAGGATATGGTAGGTTATCCCAAATTGAATAATACATCAACGGAACCTTGAATGTAGTATGAAGTTCATATTCCATATCGTACAACCAAATCCAAAATCTAGGATCTGTGAAATGTAAGATTGCATCTACTTTTTCGTTCTGTAATATGTATCTAATTAAGTTTTGGTCGCCATACCCATCATAAGGATATAATTTAACATTGGCATCTTCAACACCAGTAACTTCAGCTACTGCACTTGATATGTCTAATATTTTACCCGTATCTGGGTGTTTAATTGCTGCTGCTACTTGTATCCAATTAAACCGATCTACTGTACCAAATACAAATGATTTTGCTGCTGTACCAATTCCACTTGGTGCATTTAAATCATCTGATAATAGTAGTATTGTTGGCTTGTCTGGATTGAATGGTATTAGCTGCAAATCATTTACATTAATTGTTCCCTGCATATAATATATTTTTAGTCCCTTTGTAATTATAATTATAATTTTTTGGAATAATTTGTATTGGGTCAAATATTCCTATAAATTTTTGTATTTGTGTGTCAAATTTAGAGTCGATAAATCCAATTGTAACATGTGGTTTGTAAATCGGAAATTGTACAAAACAAGGAAATGATTCTATTAATGTTGAATTTAAATTTTTTAAACTTTGTGAGTCAACATCAAATTTTAATACTGTATAACCTTTATCAGTTGGAAAAGTCGAAATACCTGTTAGATATATATCATTTAAATCAATTAATTGTGGTAACTTTTCTGTTATCATTTCCGGTGTAATATGTAGATGTAACCCATAACAAATTGTAATATGTGGGGATGTTTCTAAGCCGTATGATGGGTCATCCGGTGAATACAATATGGAATATGGTAAGCGATTTTTCCAAACATCCCAATTAGTAAATCCAACTGATAACATTAAACAATTATATTCATGTGTCATATATTAATATACAATTTTTTTATCAATTAACCAAATATTTTCGATAGTTTTTTGCAAAATAATACATTTTATTTAATTGTTGATTGGTAAATTCTGAAGTATAACAATTATAATTCATATAATTAATACAATATTTACTTTTCGAATTCAACCCCATAATAACTTTCATTGAATCCGATAATTCCCATGGGTGGTCTAATGACAACCAATGCCCTGTTTCATGGATTAATGTATTTTCAGTAAGATATTCATCATCAACTATAGATTCATATGCTATAAATGTATTGTCAAACCTAGGCATAAGTGCCGAATAATCTGTTGTGTCGGGTGAATTTAACACCGGAGTAAATCCTAATAAAATATCCCCGAATACATTGAAATTTGTCCTAACAATATAAACATTGTAATAACCAGTTTGACTGTATGATTTAATAGTGGAATCATATATATTGTGTGCACTATTAATCATTGATTCGTTATATAAATTATTAAGAGTTAATGTGTCAAATGGATGAATTAAAATTTCTTGATTCCATTTAAAATTAATGACATTTTTAAATGCTAAATTTAAATTATTATTATATAAATTAACCCTTCTCATTAACCCATCATAATTAATAATAGCATCGGTATTAATTAAATAATGATATTTAATTTTAATTGTTATAGTCTTACTTTCCAATGGAGGAGTATCAATAATACTATTATTATAATATTCCGATTTAACAGATGTAGTATTCGTATTCTTTATGCAAGCAATGCAATTAAATATTATCAATAATATCAACAGTGGTCTCATGTGTCATACTCCCTTAATTAATTATAATTATAGGAATATTGTATTTTGTTAGAATCCCCATTGGAATTTTTAATTCGGGATGTGTACTTTTTTCAGCAAATATTATTATTTTCGTACTGTTTCTAAATAATTGATTATACCGATGATATATATGTGATATATGGAACGATTTTCCATAATATTCCCTTGATTCAGCTGAATACATGTGATACCCTGTATAGCTTGGGTTATATTCTTTTACATAAAATCCCAATTCCAATGATATTTTCTTAATTATCGGGTCAGCCCCTTCTTGGTTACCACTCGTATTAATAGTCAAATATTTTGGCCCATAGGTTTTTTTCAATTTAGCTAACAAAGATATAATACTACTTTTTTTGAAATATGTAGTCGTCCCGAATATAGCAATATGTTCCATTAAGTAATTCTATTATTTTTTGGACATAAATCATCTCGATCTAGATATGGACAAAATGAACAATTATAACCACCCTTACTAGCAAATGCTGGGTAATTTCTATTAATATTATATGTGCCATCGCGATTGAAACAAGATTCTATGAATAATTTAAATTCTTTATATACATTTCCCATTGAAATCTTACCGTGTGAAGGATTGAATTCTTGTATTCTTTTTTGTGGCCACAATGAATTTGCATCAATTTCTGATTTCAATATAAAATATTGTACATCAACCTTATCATAGTCTATATTGTATGTTTCACAAAAGAATTTCTTATACAACACCAATTGATTGGTGGTGTTTTTGTCTTTCTTTTTATATTCATTCCATCCACGTCTGGATGTCTTGAAATCTATTATTGAATATTTATCAATAACTGTATTATATAATACTAAATCTAAATGACATTCTAATCTAGTGAAAGGTCTATCCGGTGTAGATATCGTACTTATAGGCAATTCAATTCCAATTAATTTAGTATTTTTAGTTGTAAAATATTTAGCTCTATGCTTTTTAAGATAATTTAACACTTCTACTCCATATGAATAATATGTCGCCAATTCTGTTGGTGTTGAAAAATGCCCCCCATTGATTTCTACTCTTAGTTTATACTCTGATTTTAATTTGTTTAACAATATATCATTTAAATCTAGTTCATTCGCCTTTTTAATTGTTTCTAAAAACATAGTTTTGATATATAGTTGAATCACATAGTGTACAGCAGTACCATATACTAAATCAATTGATTCTGATGGTAATTTGTGACGATGAATATATCGCAATGCCCATTTTTTGGGGCATGAATTAAAAGACGAAAATTGAGAAAAAGAAACTATTTTTTCACACGACCAATCGATTGGCTTAGGTTTAATTGCAAAGATACCCGAAGCATATTTTATCGAATCCTTTTCATCCATATTATTTTATTTTAAACCAAATTGTTTTTTCAATGTGGGTGCATCAAAACCATATTTTCCAATAAATTCTTTTAGGATATTATTATCAGTGTCCAACATTTTTAATAACTCTAAATACTGAACGGTTCGATATTGAGACCATTCCATTTTATTTGCTATAAACTCAATTAAATTATCATTAAAATCTTTATTAACGCCATCCCCTTTAACATATTTAACATAAAATTTAGTTTTAGGTAGAATATCTTGATAAAGTTTATACACCTCTCTGGCATTCAACACTCCTATTGAATATTGTTGAATCATATTAATAAATTCTGTATAATCTGGATTCATGGATATCCATCGATTAAGCATATATGTATTAAATGATTTTCGATCACTTTCTGTTAAATCAGCCCAAGGTGTTTTTTTTTCAAAAATATCCGAAATGAATTCAAATATACTTTTACTCATATTTTTTAATTAATTAAATCCGATGGATTTGTTTCATCATACAACTCTAGGGGCGCTAAACAATTACTACATCTAAATACTGGTATTGGCATTACAGTATCCTTTTCTTGTGCAGTTACAAATTTTGATACTCTCTTTAATAAAAATTCTTGGGTAAAGAATATAGATTTACAATTCTTACATTCCACGTCATTGGCGTGGGTCATTAACATATCAGGTGTCATAATAGTTTTTTATTTTAGTTCCGAAAATATTTCTAGTAGCATTGCCATTACATTTATCTCCTTGTCAACAACGAACGAATCTTGATATTGATATCTTGCAATTATTAATATAATGTTTGCTTGGTTTGCTTTACTGTAAGAATCTAAATTATCATATAAAAATCTGTATAAAGATTCAAATGTTCTAACTTTAGAATCGGCAATTATCTTTCGTATATTTTTGTATGTTGTCTTCGGGTCTTTAATATTACATAGTTCAGTCAATATTAATCCAAGATAGCCAGTTTCCAACAACAAATCATTATTCAATTTCAATTCACCTGAAATACTTTGCTGTTGCAATGACATTATAGATCTTCTAATATCTGGATACGTCTTTTTAACAATTGTTACTATATCTGGTAATTCACATTTAATATCTTCTGCCTTACATATTGTAAACAATCTTTTTGCGATATCTTGTTGTGTCGGGGGATGAATTTGAAATGCTGTGCACCGACTTTGTATAGGGTCTAATATCTTTTCGACATAATTACATGTTAAAATGAAACGTGAATTCTTAGAAAATGTTTCTATTAAATTTCTTAATGCTGATTGGGCATTGGTCGTCAAATAATCACAATTGTGGGTTAATATGTCCCCCGACTCTCCAATAAAAAAATTATGATTCGACGGAACAGTTAAATCATAAACAGGCGAACTTGTTTGTGTATTAGTTATTGTTTTTATTTTTATTTGTTGTAATTCCATTGTATAATTTATTTAATTGTGTTAAATTCTCACCTTCAAAATCTAAAGTGTTTATATAAGATAATATATTATCTTCATTTATCCAAATAAAATTAATCTTTTTTTCTGAACAATAAAATATCACCTGTTCCATTTTAGTATGAACTTTATCCCAAGTCTTTTTTGGTTTTATTTCATATATAGTATTGGTTTCTTTGTCGTAAAAATCAGCAACATAATTTTTAGTGTCTTCATTGTATTGATATGGTATCCTAATTGTTTCATACTCCAAATGCCTATTACTATTCCATACACATGCTTCCCAACTACTTCTAAATTTTTTAATTGTACCGTCTTCTAAAATTATCTGTGATTTCCAATGTGTCCAAGAATTTGTAATACATGGAGTGAATTTGCCATTTGCAATATTCTTCTTCATCTTAATTGAATTCTTCTTCGCACGTAATAACATAGATTCTTTACCAATATCAGTTTTTAAATATAACTGCATTTTCTTGGAATTTATTTCGCCAACTCTCTTCAGAATAGCTTTACCTCTTTCAGTTTTATTGGTAATTTTTCTAGTTTCCCCAATTTTTTTACCTATCGCCTTTCTGTCACGAAATTCATTAGATAACCATATCTTGGACTCAAAACACTCCGGACAACATTGTCCAACTGAATTGTAGAATTTATCGGAATATTTTTCAATAAATAAATTATTACAATATTTACATTTTGGTATAGCCGTTTTCCAAACGGACATTCCAATATATTGTAGAATCTCAGGCACGCGTTCGAACGAAAAATGAGTACGTAAATGAGTTTTGAAACCGGATAACTTATTAAATTTTTTATTACAATATGGGCAACTCATATATTCAATGAACGATACCTTTGTATAATCATCTATTGGACATGTTTGAATGTATATTCGACATTTACGACTAGTACATATATTTCTAAAAATTTTATTTAAAAATTCTGTATTACATATTTTACATGTACATTTTATTAATTTCTTTTTATTTGTATCCGCTTTGTTTTTTCCTATTAAACGGTTAGAACATAATATACAATTATTTATATATCCAAAGGTACAGCTAATGAATTGTGTTGGTATTCCACACCCATTACAAATACCTTCAGTATCACTCTTTACATATAAATCATAATACTCCCGTCTAGATATGTTATGCCGACGTAAATGATTTTTAGTCATACCAACACCACATATACAACATGTTTTTAAATTTATATGTATTACTTTGGACTTAATATATGGTCATATTTATGTAAATCAATCGTTTTTACTACTATCGTCTCTCCAACGTCATCTAATACATACCATTTATGGTCATCTGTACATCTAATAATAAATCCATTCTCTAATTCAATTTCCCAAATATTCTGTATATCTTTGTAATACAATGTAAACGGAACCCACTCAATACATTTTGTATCAACATTAAATGATTTAACTAAATCATTAATTGGGTCCAAATCTTCAATTGGTATGGATATTTCACCCCCATTTCTCAAGATACGAACTAATGTACCCGCTTCTAAACATTCGTCTAAAAATACCAATTTCCATTTCTTAAAACCAATTGAGCTAACAAATGATTTAATCTTATCTCGAACAGTATCAATATTATTTTCATCGGACGCATTTATATATAGACAATCACAATCAAGTGTATTAGTTACGATTTTTCCCAACGTTGTCTTACCAGTTCCTGCACTACCATATAATAATAGATTTGGAATATCATCATTCTCAATATACGTTTTAATAGTATCGATTATCGATTGATTACCAACATAATCGTCCATTGTTTTTGGTCTGTATTTTTCTACCCATAAGGTATTTTCAATGTTTCTATTTAAGCTCATTTAAAATCTGTTTTAAATCGTTTGAATTGAAATATGCGTCATGGATGCTTTGAATATCCAATTGCGCATACATATCGTCATAATCGGTTAATAAACGTTTAACATATTCTGTAATATGTTCAGTGTTTCTCATGTATTTAATATAAGGTTTTTTCATCAAGTGTTTTTTAAAAAATAAACATTGTTTTTCTGAAAATATATGTGTGTATAATTCAGTGGCAGGTAGTATTGGAATTGCTCCTAAAACTAAATTTTCATAAATTGACCAAGGTGTAGTATCAGTCTGATTAACATTAATACAAAGTTTACTCTTACGTACAATCTGATAATATTCTTTATATGTTAAATTCTGTTCGTGTACTACATGAAATTCATAATCTTTATATAATAACTGTAATGTCTTTATAAAATCAGGGTCATAACGATTGTTAAAATTAGTATTAATGATAATTCTGTCTTCCTTTGTATAATCATATCCTAACAATCTATCTACATTTTCTCCATTGATACTCGATAATGGCAAACAACATTTATATATATTCTTTTCATGGCGGTTGTTGTAACTTAATACCTTATATTGTCGATCTGTGTAACACATATTATAATCATATGCCGACATTAAGGCTCTATCAACTTTAACCGTCCAATCTCGTTTTCTTCTGGAAAATTGTTTTCGTATATTCCCATCGGTATTGAATGTATGGTCATTCCACCACCCAATAATTGTAATATCTAAATCATACATTTGACGTAATTCATTAAGATAAATGACCATTGGATTTCTTGCTTCAGGGAATATAAAAATACTTTTTTCAGTTAAATTACTTTCCAATAATAGATTCCCTAAATTAGTTATTAGGGCGCCACTATTTAATATATTTCCTCGATAACCCAACTTATGGTAATTTAATTCAAGGCCACTTATAACCTGAACTTCATAACCCCAAGATTGTAATTCATCTGGAATAAACTTACTCCATTGAATATTATATCTTAGTCCAGAAGTTGAATTATCGAAGATATATATTCTCTTACTCATTTGCAGATAATACCTTAATTATTTTGGTTTCTCTTACAGCAGAAATTTCCCATTCTCTCCTATCACCTTCAAAATCTTTAGTAATGATAACTTCAGCATCGGTAACACCTACAGCACTAACTAAAAAAGTTTCAGTTGATTTTTTTAATCCACCCTTGTCATTTTCAGTTTTAACCACCACTTTTACTTCATAAAATTTTTCCATCTTTTTTATTTTAATATTAAAAATTACAATTTTCTATCATCGTATTGAACAACACCCTTTTCTTTAGCATAATCAACAAGAAATTGCATGTTTTTATCTAAAAAATTATTCACTTCACTTTTAGGTATATCTTCTCTTTTAATTGTAGTAAAACAATTAGGTGTTTCATATATTTTAACTTTATGTAAAGTTAATTTAGTAGAGGATTTGGCATATAAAAGTCTCGTCAAAGTATCAATTGCAATGCACACTTCTTTAGCGATATTCTCTACTGATGGGTTACAATATTCGCCAATCCCATTTAGGGACATTAACCACATTTTACTGCCTAACTCTGCAGCAGCTGATATTAATACTGAATCATGTGGATTTAAAATTATACCGTGATCTAAATAATCGTCTATCCATTGACACATTACTCTTTTGATTTCTTTAAAATCAATTGCATAACCAATTTCTTCCATGGAATTAAAGGAAAAAGTTAATTGATACAAATACGTATGACCCAAAATGTTATCGTGAAAGTTCTTTATCATTCACTTCTTATAATTTCTTATAAGTTCGGACTATATCATCACCTATTAATAAGTGTTGGGCGCTCGTGGGAAGAATATTGTTAGGCTCACTTCCTAGTCTCTGAACCTTACTAACTCTTTAAACCTAAGTTAGTCTTGGCTGCTGATTGGCATATTAAATAACTTAGCGTTCCAGCAATTCACCCAATTTAGTGTCCACCATCAATTAAAAATGGACATGAAAACATTTAAGACGTTCGTTCATAACACGATGCCCCGAATCAAAATTCCCTTTTCTAGTAATATACTGTTTTTTTCCCATAATTAATTAATTAAATGATTTAAATATTCTGGTATTGTATTTGGTATAGTGAGTTCTGTCCCCTTTACTACGTACATCCCAACAATATTACCTTCTTCCAACTGAAATATATGATGATAATTAAATTTAGTATTTTTTTGTATATAAATACAAAAATAATTATCTACTGTATTATATAACAAATTTCCTTGGCGAAATGTCTGTTTTCGTTTTCCCATAAAACAGATGTTTGACTATTTTAATTACAAAATACACTTCTGGGATAATCATCCCTATATTGAATATGGACGGGTGTGAATGTTCACCACACATTCCAAATAAATGCCTTATTACCTCCATTACAATTATATTAACATTAATATTTGATATATTTCTCTCGCATCCCTGCGGGTTCCATCTATTGAATCCATACCAAAACCACAAACCCAAATGTCATTTATGTAATGACCCGATATATATTTGGGGACAGGATGATATGTTTTATTAAGTACATCTTTTTCCAATAGTGTAACACAAATTATTTCGTTAAATCCTAATTCCATAAAATAATCTGTTAAATTATATAATGTAAGTCCACTATCTAGAATGTCATCAACTATTATAACTTTCTTAATTGTTTCATCGGTATTATGAATCGGTTGTATTAATTTCCAACCCGTTGTATTCACACCAGTATATGATTTACATTTTACAGAATCTGGAATTAATTTAAACCGTGTGTTATCTAATTTATCATACAATAAATTAAAAAAAGGAGTGCCTCCATCTAATACATTGACAAATAAATATTGATTGGTTTCATCTAAATAATCCCTCGATAAATAGAAAGCTAAACTGTCTACAATAGTGTCAATTTCATTTTCACTCAATAATTTCTTATATTCCATACAAATTTATTAAATATAAAAAAGCATCATTATAACACTCACTATTAGATTTATGTGGGTGTATCAATTTAAATACAGTAGCTAAAACAGTCACCTCTCCTCTGATAAAATATGATGATGCTTCAGCTAATATTTCGTCAATTCTTATTAATTCAGTCATTATTTAATTATTTACTTAACATTACTAAAAGATACTTGGTTTGGAAACCATCACCAGTAAATGTTAAGGTAAGTAACCCCTCTTCACTAACTAACATCTTTCCAGAAGTACAATCTTTATTTGCATTAATTATAGATAAAAAGGCATCTGAATCGAATTTCAGTGGCATTAATGGATTGGAATATTCAATACCCAAGTCTATCGCTATCCTGTCTGAATTAAAATCCTCATAATTAATAATCAAATGAATCTCATTACCTTGTTGAACAAAACTCACCGTCTTAGCATCTGATAATGCGGCTTTTGCTGATGCAAATCTTGAAATAAATTCTGGAGTTATATTTGTTTCGAAAGTAGTTGTCGGTAAATTCTGTAATTCAGGTGCATCTGGTATTACATCCAAATCAGAAAGGATAAACGTTGCTTTAAGACTTTTGTCTTTTAAATTTAAACCAGTATATTTACTTCTTTCAATGATTGGTGTTAATTCAATTTCAGTATCCATTGCATTTAACAATTTCAATAACAGTGGTGTATTATACACCCCCAATTCACATTCATCAAATGGAATTCCACTAGTTGCTACGAATCCAAGAATTGTTCTCGAATCTGTGGTGAATGTTGTTAATAATTTGTCGCCTTTACTCTTAATTTTCACGGCATTAACTGTTCCGCCTAAATGATATTTATTGATAAAATTAATAAGTTTTTTCTTTTCCATTTTTTTATTATTGTTTATTAACTAATATACGAATATTATTTCACTTTTCCAAATTTATTTTCTAGAAAAATTTATTAACATTGGAATTAAATGTAATTTTTCCCCATCCCATAGCATCCCAATATGCCTGAAGTTTTTTTAACAGTCCTGATTCAAATATTTTATTTTTATCTACATATTTCTCCATAAATTCAATAATCTTTTCATCATCGAAATTACCAGTTATAGCTAAAGATTCGAAATTATACGGATTATTGTGTAAATATCCCCATAATATTTTATCCCCATCTGATATTTTTGGTATATCTACAATATTAAACAAATCCATTAAATGGTTATAATTAATAGCAGATTTGATATGTGCTGGAGTTCCAGATTTAACTCTACCTATAACACCAGTTTCATATTTTTTAATTTCCTTTGCACCTGTAGGGAATAAAATGTTATTTAATTCAGTGGTATTAACTGTTTTTTTGAAATTTAACAATAATATATCTAAATCTTTTTTAGATTTATCATGTAAAATGTCAATTAAAACTTGTTTTAATAAATTTCTAAATGCTGTTGGAAATGATGATCTAACTACGTCCAAACCCTTCACATCCAATTTTTCTATGGGAAATCCTTCTTTAACAACTATCCATTGAGCATACCTTTTCTTTGTAATCCAAAAGGCTCGTCTAGCAATTAATTCTTGTTTAATGTCCCAACGGTGAGTATCTATCATATGGAATTTCTTCGCATATGGTGTGTATGATGTATTTATAAATTCTTGAACTTCTTTAACTAATGGTTTAGCCAATTCAATTAATTCTGTATCTGTTAACTCTTCAATATTAACATCATTTAATAATGGAAGTATTGGTAAAAATAAACTGTTGTGTACCAATATATTATTGGCAAAAAAGGTGTGGGGACTATCTTTCATCCCAATGTCATACATATACACATCTTCCAATGGCAACTCTTCGATTGAAGAAATTTCATCTGTTACTGGTTTATAAATTCTAGACATTTTTTAATTGTTTCAGTTTTGTTGTTTCTAAAATCACTTTCCCATATTATAAGAACATCCTCGATATCTGGATGTTGTTTAAATAGAAATTACTTTATCGGATATTGTTAGATCTTTAGTCAATTTTTGTACCAACTCCCCATTATCCAATTCCACCATAACACTATGATCTTCGGTCACTACTATATGCTTTCCAGATTTTAGTGTAATTTTGTATCTTCGCTTTTTTATGTAATGGCGCTCAATATATTCAACATCTCCTAATTTAACTGATTTTGTAGATTCATCATAATATGGCAATTTAATTGATGGAAATGTAAATTCTCTATGATTGGAGTCTACAAAATACGAATTTTTAATTGAATCTGCAAATACATCATCTAACGTTCTGGGGGTATCCCCGTTAACTATAATGTTTGAATCACCCGCTACCGAATCCGTATCAATATATATAGTATAATCTGTAATATGTTCATTTCCTAACTTTTTATTATAGAAATAATTAGCCATTTTACTTCCCCATTTAATTACCGATTTTCCAGTAATTGTAACCGCTTCGCCGCTGTCTATGTCATAAACTCTAAATGATTCAAGCAATAACACCCCATAAAAAGAGTTCAACATAATTTTAGTAATTAATTGCTGCTTATCATAATATGCAGCCAAGACTAAATCACCCGACTTTTCATATTGCTTTCGTAAATTTTTAAAATCATCTCTATCAGCAAACCAAGTATCTAATATTGCTGGTATCAATCCAATCTTATCTAATGTGTACATCACTCCATTGGATGCAATTGATAAATTATGTTTTTTAACAAATTCCAACAAAGCTTGGCTACCAGATATTCTAACTGAATCGCTTTTTACTCCAAATTCATTACTAAAATTTCCTAAAACAGTATCATCTCGGAATAATTTAATATTATACAATTTATTAGGGGAATTAACATAATCCTCTTCATCCCAATTTAATATTTTTGCGAATTTAGTCTCAGGTGAAATATTTAGACTAATAATATTCATTGGATATAATGATGTTAAATCCAAATCATATACCCATTTATACAACCCAGGCGTTGGGTCTTTTACATATGCCCCTTCAGCAGTTGTTGATTCTCCACTTGTTCTGGTACTGGTTGCAATTAAATTGTTTCTACGACAATATGTCAATGCTGCACCATCCAGATATTTACTAGTAAAAACGATATCATCGTATGACACATGTCCTTTATGGCATATACCCCTAGCTATATTAATTAAATCTAATTTTCTATCTAGTTCCAATACTAAATCAACGTCGACAACATTATATTCGATAAATTTATTAATATCAGTTGAATATAAATAATCTAAATCCCCTGTATATTCTATTTTAGAACGTTTAAGCTCTATATTAGATATTGTATTTAATCTATAATTAGATTGCTCCGCATAAGTAAATTTCTTATACAACATCAAGTAATCTAATGCGGTAACCCCTGCAATTTGAATTATATTGTTATTGTCATATTTCTTTACTCTGACTTTATTTATAGGTGATAATTGATTGGCATATTGAACATCCAAAACATTTATCATTCTGTTGTATAAATAAGGAATATCATAGTAATCAATATTCCAACCAGTTAATATATGGGGGCTAATATTTCGGTATTCCTTTAAAAAAGCAAACAATAATGATTTTTCATCATTAAATGTTTTAACCTCTATACTAAGTTCTTTTTTATCTGGTTTAATTATCGTTGTGTATGTTCTAGGTGGATTATGTTTATCCAATAACAATGTATGGTAACCATGCAATTCAGTATAATATGCAATTGATGTAATTGTATTGTTTGCATCTTCTGGCGTACTATATTTTCCCTCTTTAGCTACCTCAATGTCAAAGAACATTGTAATTACATTATCAGAAACGGCATCTGAATCTCCATATCTATCAATTAAATATCTAGTTGTCTCCGGAACATCATGTTCACATACCATTTTAGTTTTAACAGCAGTTTCAGACCAACTATATACCTTATTACATCTTGCCCCATCAATTGTAGTGTAATCTCCAGTATCATTTAATAAATAAGCATAATTTTTGAATTTAACTCGGTCATACCCCGTCTTGTCATCCCAAATATGGATTTCATTTTGGAATTTATCGAAATATATATTTTGATACATTAAATTATTTTAAAAAAATGAATGTTGAATAGTAGTAGTCGGGATATTAGTGTTTGACAATTTATAATACAATTGTTTATATGAATCAAAAACTTTTCGAGGAGTAGTTCCATTTTCATACGCCAGCACCATCTCGTCAATTGATTTTAATATGAGAAATGAATCAGGATTTATAACTTGTTCAAGAATATACGGATGCCCATCAACATACATATTAATTTTATCAATAATAGAATTGAAGAACATGAAATTATGCAATACTAAAGATATATATGCTTCACTAGTCCAATTAATTAAATCATCTTGGGTATATGCCCCTTGCAAGAGAGTATCAAATTCAATAATTTCAGGCATTAAACTTACACTATCACGTAATGAATTTGTTGAATGTACACTCTTATTTTTAATTGAATCACCTCTTTCTTTTGGAAAATGTATTGATGAAAAAGACCCCCTTCTTAAATTAGCGTCATTATAAAACATACCAAAAACAGTAGCACGACTTGGCGTTGACGAGTCAGTAGTTACTTGTATTTTTGAGTTACATTTATCTAATGATTTTTGTAATTGAGATAGAATCAAAAAATCTATAATTTTACTAGTTCCTAATATATGTAAATATTTATTGTTGACATTATAATGTTCTTTACCTTCTAATAACACCATTATTCCTGCCATAAATCGATACAATGATCCACCGCATCCTCCAATACCCCACCCATCAAAATCAAATGATTTAACATTATTATACCATTTATCATATGATACGTCTGAATTTCCTTGCAAAACATTTAAAAATTTAGTTTGCCCAGATCTATTTTCGGAAAAGTATTTAAAATTTTGAATGCTAATATCTAAACATTCATCAAATTTATCAACATATTTTAATCTAGGGGGTATATCCAAATTCATTGCAATATGTGAATTACATTCCAACCAATCTAATATAACTGGGACAATATTTTTATCCCATTTAATAGTCCCAGCAGCAATTTGATATCCTCCTGAATCGCCTAATAACAGAACATCAGGATTATCAGTAAATCCCCAAGTAGTTTTAAAATTTTTTTTCTTATAAAAATGGCCAGCAGTAGTTAAAAAATACGGATGTCGGTATTTTTCTGGAAAATCGGTTGAATAAAATCTCGATGGTAGATCATTTCGTAGTATTGTGTTTTTGCTTAAACCACCACCCATTTCCCCTGCAGAGAATGATGGAAAATAAATAAATTTTTTATTCATAAAAATATTGTTATGTTCAGTTAAACCAATTATGTAATGATTGGTGATTTAATTGCTTAAATGAATTGATTTTAAATGGAGCAATTGTTGGTTTAGTTTCGTTTGACATTAAACTATCTAATAATTCAACGCATTGAGTAAATGTAGTGTATAAATAAGCCTCATTATAAAATTCAGGATATACTACTTGATTTGGTAGTATTGGAATTACACCTAAATAAACTGCTTCAGCAATGCTATACCCAAAATTTTCTTGCAAGGCGAAGCTAACTATATATTTTGATTTATTTAATAATGTGTAATATTCATCTTTTGTTAAATTCGAATCCAATGTCCATATAAATTTATATGTAGGATATTTCTTTTCTAATATCGTTCGTAATTCATTAAATAACCAAGGCTGTTTTTCTGGATGATTTCGCCCAGTAAACAATATAATATCTTCTTTTTCAGCAATTGGTTTATAATTTTTCAATTTTGAATCTAACGGAAACGGCGTTACAATTAATTTATCTGCCGGTACATTCCGCTTTTGCAAAATATCATTTTTTATAAACTCACTTGCAACAAACAACTTTTCTGATATATCAAATACCATTTCCTCAAAATATTTCCCCCAACGTTCAATCTTAGAAATTGAATCTGAAGTTGTCCAAGATCCTGCATGTAGTAATCCTTGTAATTTAATGTTTTTTTTGTGAAATAAATTCAAATATCCAATTGATTCAATACCAGGAAACCACAAATCACTTGACCAAATAACATCTTCTGACAGTATTTTATCTGAATAATACCCATCAGAGATTTCAGATAATTGTAAATTTTTAAATTTAATAGTTGTTGATGATTCCAAAAATTGACCTGGTTTAAGTGGATATACATCTATATCAGGATATATTCGATTATAATCAATATTTTCTTGATTTAAATAATTAACTATATCAAAATCCATATGACAAGTATATCTAGAATCAATATGTTCTAATGGTAAATAATGAATCATATAGCAGTTATTTTAGCACCATTTTCCCCATCTTCGGAAACTGATACAATTGTGCATTTAAATTTATTTAATAAATCAATTGCTATCATTTCGCAACTCTTTGAATCAAAATCTAATACTCCATTACTATTCATATATGTTTTTAATAAATATGATGTGACGTCACGCTTAAACATAATAAATTCAATATCACGATCATCATGATAAACTAATTTTTCTAAATAAAAATGAAACATGTGTCGATGCACATTACTTAAGAATCCAACTTCTGGTTGAATTTCATTTGCTAATGGCCATCGATGTAATCCTTCTAATTGCAATGTTACAAATATTGAAGTGTGCATTTTTTATATTATTTTACAAAATTATAAAATTCTTCTCTAGCCATTTCATCTGTTTTAAATGCACCAGACAATTTTGCCGTCTTCATTACAGAATCATGTTTCACCCCACGTAGACATGCACATAAATGATTACATTCAATCATTACAGCTACACCCCCATTTCCTTCACATATTACATTTACAAAATCATGTATTTGCATTGTTAAATTTTCTTGGACTTGTGGTCGTCTAGAGAACCACTCAACAATTCTATTTAGCTTTGATAACCCAACTACTTTTTTACCGGGGATGTATGCAACGTGGGCTTTCCCAATGAATGGAAGGTGGTGGTGTGAACATATTGAATTCACTTCTATATTTGTCTGACATACTATGCCATCATAATTCTGTAAATTATCAAATGCTGTAGCATCTGGTGGCGGTACATAACAACCAGTTATCAAATCATTAACATACGATTTAGCTACTCGTAATGGGGTATTACTCGAATTAGGGTCATTTTTCCAATCAATTTGCAATGCATCTAAAAATAAAGCATATGCCTCGGCAGCTTTTGTTATAACATTCTCCCGTTCAGTATGGGTTAATTGAATGTTATCATTAGCGTATTTTAATAAAATATCACTCATTTATTATTTATTTGTTTATTTATATTTAAATATAAGTAAAATAATTCAAATATCCAAATTTTTCTCTGGTTATTTTTAATTTAAATCGGCGGTTTGTTTTGTAAAGAAATAACATTTTTATATGCACTTTCCGTTGACCGCCCCATCATATCATATCGTTTTCCTTGTTGAACCCATTCCACTTTGATCCAATTGTCATCATGGTACCACGTTTCCCACCCAGATTCTTTAAGAATTGATGCCATATAATCATAATTAGGTATTTCTGATTTGTCTTTTAACATATTTTAAAATTTTAATTATTATATAACATTGTCAACAAAACCAAGTTTAGTTAGTTTATCACGTGATTCTTCCTTGTTAATGTTTATTAGATGTGTTTTGATATTATTAACAAGGCGTTTAGAATAGATTTGTTCTAAATAGTGTAGTGTAATCTTTTTCACTACTTTATTAGTCGGGATTGATTTTAACTCAAGATATTCCTTAATACCCAATAATATATTATTTTTATATCCTGAATTTCCGTTAATTAAATTGATAGTTTGTTTGGTTATAAATCCATTAACAACGATGCGTAATTGATGAGCTTTTGGACCTAATATATATGTCACGATATATTCATCATAGCCAGTTTTAGTAAAACCGACATCATCCTTTTTAAATTTAGCAATTTTAAAAGCCGTTATCATATGATAATTTTAGTATTATATTATTTAAAAGTAATCACATCTAGATTTTTATTTTTCATAATTTATTTATTTTTTCGATAGATATCTTTTATCAACATGCCAGGACCCATTAATTGAAATGCCTTCATTCTCATCAATGAATATGTACCATCCACCTCCATTTTCTGAATAGCTTTTGTATTAATATCTTCCAATTCAATAATAAATGTTTCCCAAACTCTAGATTTCTTGAAAGCTCTCTTAGTTATCATATAAAATAATTTTCAACAAAGATATATATTTAATATCAATTTTCCAAATATTTAAATATCTTGTTGGCCTAAGAATATAAAAGACATTACTTTATTAGCACCTTTATCCAATAATAATTTTGAAGCTGCTGCAACTGTTGCACCCGTTGTGGTTATATCATCAATAAATAATACTTTCTTATTTACAATCTTACTAATCCAAAAATCATTGGATAATGATAAAAACTGGTCAATTAATGAACGTTGTCTGGCGTGGAGATTTGTCATTTTGAAATTATCTAAATTTTTCTTTGACATTACAGCCTTTACAAATGCTTTCTTTTGTATGTCGTTTAACTTTTCAAATTTATCCATTTTAAATGTCACTTCACTTGCATGCAATTTTACAATTGCTTGGTTGGTAATCGTGACATGTTGATTTAATTTAGGCTTTATTTTTGATAATATCAATTTTAATAAGACGCTACTTGATTGGGGTAATACAACAGTATCATATGAATTTAACGAATCAATATTATTAAATTGCATAACTGCCTTATTAACCATCAATTCAACATCTTTTGTTTTAGGAGTCTTTAAATATTTTATTAATTCCCTAACTCGATCTTTAGATTCTTTGGGGACTGTTTTAGGAAAACGATATGCCAGATAATATGGGAATTTAGATATTGTTGATACCCGCTTATTGTAGTTCTGTATTTTCAAAGGAATTACATCTTGACTCGAGTCTTTACCCCAATCAAAATTTAATTCCCCATTGACAACGCTAATTCCTTCAAAAATACTCATAAATTATTTGTAATATAATTCAACGGCCTGGTGGCTCATTGATTTTAATTGCCCTTTAGTTAAAGGTACTTTTGTATAATCATTTCTAGTTGAGACGGCTTCTACTTTTTGTGTTAATTTAGATAAATCAGTAGAATCACCTATATTGTCGTTCCCTGGAATCTCAATATCGCTGTCAATTAAATTTGGTTGTGTTGAATCTTTCGTGTTAGTTTTCGCCATTTTAAAACCTTTTTATATAAATATTACTATTTTTTATTTTTTAAACTCCAGTACTTCCAAATCCACCATCACCTCTATCCGTAGTGGAGAGATCATCCACATACACGAATGTAGCACGCCTTACAGGCATTAACACTCCTTGAGCAATTCTATACCCTGGAGTTATTGTTACGGGTTCAGAATCTCCTTTTAACCCAATATGGTCAATCAATACAAGAATCTCGCCACGAAAATCAGAATCGATTGTGGCAGGAGAATTGGCAATTCTTAATTTAGTCTTTAATGTGACGCCACTTCTCGGTCTAATCTGTAATTCCCAATTTGGAGGTATTTCCATAAATATACCAGTTGGAATCAATTTAGTTTCTCCTGGATTTATTACAACTGTATCCGATGCTGCAATATCAAATCCTGCTGACCCATCTGTTGCATACGCTAATGGGGGCATTTTATCATTTTTTTTAACTTTGACTATCATATTCTATTTTTTTTCTTTATTATATTTAAATCGTAATTTAATTTATCTTTCGGAGTAAATGATAGATATAATTTATAAAATATCTTCCTATTAATAGCATCCAATACTTCGGTTTTTACAAATATATCTCTTTTCTTTGAGTTGTTATACAGTATAGATTTATAATATGTGCATGCCCAACCATTCTTATTTAAATAAAATAGTAATTCAACAATATCTAAATAATGTTTATATGGTTCAACAATCCATATATATACTTCATCTAATACTTCACTTTCTCTAGAAATGTATTTGGGATATGTTTTAGTAATATATTCAAATACCTCTCTTTTTGTCATTAAACTCCAGTTAATTCATTCCATGCCGCAATATGATTTCTCGTCAATCCAATAAATTTATATTTTTTTGCCATTTCCATTATCCATTTTGTACGTTCAAAGAAATCTTTTTGTGAAGTTAATGCTGGCATACATACCACATTTTTTAGTGGAATATTAAATGGGGTAATAAAATCATTAAACATTTCAATTATATCATCTTCAGTTGATACTACAAATTTAAATTGGACATTCCAATGATTTTTGAATTGTGTGATAACATTAGGATTGATACGTTGTTTAGCTGCCATTCCGGAATTTGATAATTTAGGAGAACAATTAATTTGATTAATACCTACAAACAAGTCATATGTTAATAAATTAGTACCATTCGTTTCAATTTCTTGGAATGGAGTCATTGCCTGGAAAGTAGAGTGTTGGTATGCTGGTGAGTTACCATATACCATATCTTTCCAGTATTCATTGAAATTATAAATACTTTCTTGATGTTGTTTAATTGTTGGTTCACCTCCTGTCCATATTATATGAATCAGTCCAGATTCAATGTCGTCATAAATTCCTTGAGCTTTCCAATCATCTATAATATCTTGAAATTCAACATAGTTACCTCTCAACCATACAGCAGTTGAATCACATGACCAAGTAGCTTCACCAGATTCTTCTAAATCGCCAACAAATGGCTTACTCGGGTCTGGTATTACAGTTCCTTTTTTTATTGAATTTAAAAATTTAATGGAACTTCCACATTGCAAATTACAATTAGCTAATCGAATAAAGTATGCCGGTACGCCTGTGGTAATTCCTTCTCCTTGAATTGAAAGAAATTTTTCACTTACAAGTAATTTATTTGGTAATATCTTTGTCATCTTTTTATTTTTTCGTAATATATGTAAAAATATTTCATATTTCCAAATTTTATTAATATTTTCTTATTTCAAATTGTATTGGTCGGCATAATTCTTCCCACGTAGGTACTTCATATGGTATATATTTTCCTATAATATCGCCATTTTCTTTGGAAAATCGCAATGTAACTTCATACAATCCATGGTAAATAGAATTAGGCACAATTAAAAAATACCATCGTTCAAAAAATGGATTATATGCTATAATTCTCAAGGCTCCAATTTTACAATTGATACCCGTTACTCTTGCAACATGTTCAATCCCAGCTTTAAAGTTGCCAGTTCGTTTTTTATCTTTAATTTCCCAAGATTTTGTATTATGCGCATATACAGTCGTCGTCTTAACGTCGGTATTGTCAACTAAATCTCTACCAACGCCTTGGGTACACATTGCAACGCCAGAGGTTTTACTAATTGCCAATTCGGCTACCTGTGTGCCATTTACTAAATTGTCATTTATTAATCGTTCAACAGTAATAATTCCATCTGGATATGCTTTCGTCAAACAATATTCTATTAACCGTACATTATGATGTTGATTTTTCGCTAAGGTGTGCATTTAAAATAATTGAATTTTAATGGAATCATCTGGTTCGTGTAATTCCGAAATAAGTTCTGCTTCAATAGATTCTATTAAATATTTATTATCATAATCAACGTAATCTACTATCGCCATTCCAATAATACCTAATGAATCCAATTGCTCTAAATATTCATATTCTTCTATTTCTGTTGATACAAATACCAATCCACGAAATTCATCTAATACTTTATCTACAATCCTATCAAATTCTAATGTGTCGATTTGTCTAGTGTAACCAATAACTAAATTTTTAGATTGAGGTATTATTTTTTTCGTATTGTTAAATATACACGAAAAATTATAATTCTGTATAACTCTAATTTGCATGTAAAATGTTTTTAAAATTAACTAAAATTTGTTTTTAATTGAGTAGTCCCTTTAATGTGTTTTGGAGAATACGGACAGTTCAAACACCTAGACCCACAACAAACTCCCTGACGTATTAAAAATTCTTTAGTCAACGGAGTTGTTGTTGTCTTTTTTACTGTCTCTAAATAGTATAATTCAGTAATCCAATCTTTCATATTATCCAATTTCACATTGGCCATTAACACACGCTAATTCCCCCATAAGGTTAGTATCATCTTCAAATTCAATTACATTATCTAAATTAATAGAATGTAATGTTTTCTCTAATCGTAAATACTCTTCTTCTGTAATGTCTTCAAATGGTGCCTGAACATAAGTATGATCTGAATATGGAAGTACACTTAAACCATTATATGAATTTTTATTTTCCCATATCCAATTACCAACTACATCCCACTCATCATTTTTAATCGATACAGTAGCAGATACATTATGTGTATTAACGCCATTCACATGTCCTGGTTTAATCCAATTATTATATACAGTAGAAACACGTTCTAATATATCTATAGGCGTCTCCGAACGTAATATAGCCCCAACTGGTGCCTTCTGTGGAATAGAAATTACTGCTGTATCATATGGCCTAAAAAATTCATCTTCTAATAATTCTGGGTGATTATTATTTAAATACGTATAAATCGATTCATTTTTATTAACTCTAATTCTACGAATATAATAATCATTATGCCAAGCATGTATTCCCGAAGATGTACCTAATACAATGGATGAAGTGCCACTTGGTTTTGTTGTAGTAGTTCTAGCAGCAGCTTTAATTCCTATTAAACTGGCAACTCTTTTATTTTCATCGTTGACTATTTGCGCCATTTTAGTTAAATCATAATTAAAAATGATATTAGACGCAATCCCCGTCATCGATACGCCAATTAACGCATCTCTTTCAGTTGTCTTTTTCCAAATAGGACGTAGGTAATGAAAATCAGTATAAGATGCTTGTAATGTTCCTATGAATGAAGCTGCCTTTACTCTTTGTATAAAATCTTCTTCGGATTCAATATTAGATGCGTTTATTTCACACAAATTACAAAACTGAAATGGTCGTAAGGCAATTTCACAGCAGGGGTTGGTTCCCCAATCCTTATCATTTGATAAATATATTCCTGGTTCGCCTGCACCGGATAATTCAATTCGTTTCCATAAATCAAAGAAAAATTCTTTTGTTATTTTATGTCTCAATAAAACCGCTGAATTATTTGCACGACCACGTTGTGGGTTTAATTCCCACCAAGACCCAGTCTTAGCATTTAACATTTCAACATCATCGGCATTGAATAAACTAATTAAAGCAGCACGTCGAATTCCGCCGGCTAATACAGCATCCGCAATGTGACATATAATATCATGACATTCAATAGATGTTAACTTTTGCCCAACTAATTTATCATCTAATATTTTCTTAATATTGTATATACAATCCTTTAATGGCTGTGGACCTGGTGCCTTTCCCCCTGAAGTAATTAATCTAGACCCTTTTGGTCGTATATCTGAATAGTCGAATCTTAATGTTGAACTACCATTAAAGTATGATTTAATCAACATTTTTATCGCATCCGACCACCCTTCAATAGAGTCATTAATCAAATACCTCGTAGTCTTAGATTGATTAGGTGGTTTAATTTCAGGAAGTTGTTCAACATGGTGAGTTTGAACAGAAAATCCAACACCGCACCCTGAAAGTAAAAGGAACATTATTTCACTGAATGCACGATAATCGTCTATTGGTAAATATGAACAATTAAATATTCTAGACGGATTAACTTGTATCGGCTTCCCAGCAAATTGTAAAGAACGCATTGATGGTAACACTTTTTTATCATATACAAGTTCATAGGCTTTATCAATTTCATCTCGTAAAAATGGAAACTTTTCTATGTGCATTTCCTTATTTCTAGTAACTATTTCAGTCCAGTTTTCTCGACGTTGTTTATCGGGCAAATATTTCGCATACTTCATGTGAACTGTAATGTCCGATAGTATCTGTGTTGATAGATTCATCATACTCCTTATTATTTTTTGTCTTCTTTTTTAGGTTCTACAATTTCCTTATTTTCCTTTGTTTTAAGCGGCTCAAAATCCGTCTTAACTATTACATCGTTTTTCATATTTAAATAGTGTACACCTAAGAAAAATGGGTTATTTTCGTTATCTTTTGCGATAGTTGTCAAGTAATCTCTCAATTCCTGTTCATTTCCACCTTTAAACAATACCGTCTTAACAATATTAGGTAAAGGTAATTGAGCATTTGACCCCTTTCCGTATTTCTTAAATTTATTATACGGGTCTAATTTAGCTTGAGCTAATGTAACTGATTCAGTATCATATCCAACATAAAATTCTTTAGTTGGAAGATATCTTATTTCATAAACATACATATATTATCCTTTTTTTCTAATTAAAATAAATTTTGTAATTTCGGTGTTTCCTGAAGTTCAGCGTACCGTTTCCTCAACATTTGTTTCTGATAGTCATCGGGTGTCGACATTCTATTTGTTGTACTTTTCCCTTCCTCTGAATTTGCCTGATGAACTTTTAAATAGCCCCTATTCGTATCCATCGTCATTGGAAATGTTAAACCATCAGCACCATGCCTATTCTTAATAACGTGCATACGAGCTGTATTGGATAATTTATCTTCTGGGCGTCGTGAAATTGATAGCATAACATCAGCTGGAAATAATTTAGCAAATGCCCCAGATAATTTATCAGCTTCTAAAATTAATTCTTTCATCCCTTCTCGTCCGGATTGTGATACAGTCCAAATTGGTACCTTAAATTCCTTAGCCATCCCCTTCAATTCTTCGTACAATAATGCTAAACTTTCTTCTTTGGATGCAGATGAATTTTGAAATTTCAATAAGTCCGCATAATCCAACATAATTATATCGGGCATTTGATTTATCATCTTTAACTTAGTTAAATGCCCTCTAATTCCCATTAAAGAAATTGATTTCATTGGATATTCTTTAATTAACAGTTCACCTGGTAATTTTGCCAATGTCTCTTTAATGTTTTCTACATATAATGAAGTTTTATCTAAGCTTATACCTGTCAATACAGAATCATATCGTTTAGCAACGTAATTTTCCGATAATTCCAAGGTATAATGTACTACTCGTTTATTATATTTTTTAGCATATGCCCCAATATGAATTAATGCCCAAGTCTTACCTACTCCAGATGAAGCTAAAATTACACCTAAATCCCCCGGAGCCATCCCCCCTCGCAATAATTCATCGATTACATCCCATCCGGTTGGTATCGTCTGTCGTATATCTTCATTATATCTAGCATCTATTGCATCATTATCTTCATAATGAATACCCAAATTATCATCCAAACCAACTTTAAAGGCAGCATCTATACGTTCTTTAATGGCATCAAATTTTCCCAGTTTAAGGAGCTCAACCGAATCCAATATAGCATCACGTAATTCTTGATTCTTGCAAAAACGTAACGTCTCCTCTTTAATAAAATCTAAATCCAATGCACTAGCATTATGGACAGATTCTCTTAATGTAGATATTATTTCCTGCTTAAGTGTCGTATCATTGATTAATTCTAATTTGACCTTAATAACTTCAAGAGTTGGAGGCGTCTTATATTCTATGAAATAATCTAGACATATCTTAATTATAGTTTGAATACTTTTATTTTCAAAATAATTCAATTTAATTAAATCGTATATCTTACTTGTAAATGACGCATCTGTCATTATACATGCTATTAATTTTGTCTGGAACGTGAATCCATATAAACTAAGTTTATCCTGCATATATATTTAATTTGCCAAAAGTATTTCTTACCCATTCATCTCCATTTTTAATAGATGAATATATTTTGTCGTATAAAAATAATTCTTTAAATTTCAAAAAATCCAATTTATTACTACTATTAATTTTGGAACGAATGGTATATTTCGAATTTTCTGAAATGTCAACATCTTGTAATTGCATCAATTGATAATTTCTACGTAATTCAGCTTCGGAACGACTAATATTAATTAATACAGAAGGTGGTGTTTTTTTCCCCTTTAATGGTATAGATAATTTGTCATTAACTAGTTGTATGAATACATCCAAATCAAGTTCGGTAGTAGCAAATTCTGGAAATAGTTTCAAAATCGTCTTTAATCCTACGCCATTAATGCCTGGAATATTGTCCGAATTATCACCAGTCAATGCTCTATATAATAAATAATTTTTAGGATGAATACCCAATTCGTCTGATAACATATTTAAATCATACAATTTCTTCTTAATTGGGCTATATATATTAATATTATCATTAATTAATTGCAGAAAATCACGGTCAGAACTAACTATTTTAATTTTGTTAGCGCCAGTATCCAATATTTTAGATATGTATGCAATAGTATCATCTGCTTCTATATTATCCAACACCACTACATTAACAGGTAGAATATCCAAATATTCAAATATTCTAGTAAATTGAAATTTCATAGATTCGCCTTCATCAATTAATCCCTCGAATTCAGCGAATCTATTCAATTTACTTTTAGTCGTACGATTTGCTTTATATTCTTTATATAATTTTTTTCGACGAAGTGAGCCTCCGGAGCCATCAAATACTACTATACAACTAGTTGCCTGGAATTGTCTGATATTAAATCCAATTGATTTTAAAAATCCAACTACACCACCAACATGTTGCCCATCGTCATTTAATGCAGGTACATTTGCAAATACTCTCATAAATGTATTGGTACCATCAATAATGACTGTTCTGGAATGTTTTGTATCAACGCCCGTAAAGTCATCTGACATCTTATTATATAAATTAAGTAATCGTTCTTTGTTCATTATTCGTCGTTGTCGTCTATTTCATATGATATATCATCAATCCCAAAATCTTCATTTAACTTATATTTCATTATCAATTTGTCACATAAAATATTATATAAGATATCTTTGAATTTTGGATTGGCTACCAACCATTGTTTAAAATCTTTAGACTTGAATTTCATGACGCCATCGGAAAATGTTTTAACTTCTCCAGTTGTCGGGTCAACCAATTCAATTCCAACCAAATCTCCAGTTAATGGTAATGACCAATTTGTTCCAGATGTTACGACCTTATAATCCTTCAATGTTTCCAACCAAGAACCATAATTGTCCACCCCTGAATCAAAATAAATATCATAATCAACATCCCTCAATGGCGGGCCTAATCTATTTTTAGTAACTTTCGCATTGGTTTTAATTCCAACTATCGCCTCCAATCCGTTTTCTTGTTTAATTTTAATTTTATTTTTATTTGTCAAACGAACACGAACTGATGCAGCAAACCCAACTGCTTTTCCACCAGAAGTACTGTATTTTTCTCCAAAACTAACACCTAGATTAACTCGTAATTGGTTAGTCATCATCAACAATATATTTTCTCTGGCAATTAACAATGGTAATTTACGCATTGCCTTTGATAAAATAATTGCCTTCGAAGTAGCATACCCATCTTTTTCATATGTAGATTCCAATTCAGCAATAGTAGATGCTCCCATTATAGAATCTATTACAATTGTAACCAATCTGTCTTTACTAGATTCCCTAACTTTGGATATAATAGTCTCAACCGCCTCAAATATATTTTCAAGGGCATCCATTGGCATATAAATTAATTTAGGTATATCAACACCAATGGCGGCCAAATATTGTTCTGAGACTGCAGACTCGGTATCTATGTAAACTGCTACCCCTCCTAAAGCTTGTGTATTTTTTAAGGCATGGGCGGCTAATAAACTTTTGCCCGAAGCCTCTAACCCTGTCAATTCAACAATTCTTCCAACTGGCCATCCACCATTCGGTCGATTACTTATTGCAATGTCCAATACATCATTTCCAGATGGAATCCAACTATGTACATCGGAAGTAACATTAGGGTCATTTAAGAAAAATGCTGCCTTGTCCGGTTGATTCTTAAACTTTATATTTAATGATTTCAATAAATCATTAGTTAGTGATTCAACAACAACCGGCTCAACGGCAGGCGTTTTAGTTTTTGCCATTTAAAAATTTTAGATTATTTAAACATTTCGTCGAAGGCCTCGTCAATATTAACAGTCTCCTTGATTTGTGATTTATTAGTTGGCGTTTCAGCCTTCTTAGCAGATGGTTTCGAATCTAATAAATCTGCAAATTCATCATCTAACGTTTCTTTATTTGTATAACCCGGTGATGCTGGCGGAGGTGTAGAACTCTTTTCATTTGCCGGTTTAACATCTTCATCGTTTGAATCATCATCTCCAGCGATATTATTAATATATCGTTCCAATGCAATTTTCAACTCAGAATAAGTAGCCACCGGCCAAATGTCTTCTACTTTTGGCATAGTCGCCAACAATTCCAATACATTCTTGTCATCTGTTGCTACTGTCGCTTTAGGTTTTGGACGAATAGTAGTCTTAGCATACGATTCACCTTGTCCTTTCTCGTATGAAATAACAATGTCTCTTCCGTCACGTAAAGATGTAATATCCCCCCAATCTGGATCGTCAATTAATTTTAATAATTCTTCGTAAGTAGTTTTACCAAATCCCCAAAATTTTGGACCTTCGTCTTCTTTGCCTCTAACTAATACTGGAACATATGTTCTCATAGTTGGAGAAATTTTTCTAGCTAATGAATAATCGTTTGGATCACCAGTTGATTTCAATTGAGCTGCAAACTCTTCTACTGGATCTGGATCTTCATTAATAATAGGTGATAACACACTACGTTTCGTCACCTCATAATGGAAATATAATTCCATAAAAGGGAAATCTGGATTGTGAATATACGGAACTATTCTAATTACCGTATCGCCAGGAGCTGGCTTCCAAATGTGCTTCTTCTGATTTTGCCCTGTATTCATCGATGCAAGGCGTGCTCTAACTTTGTCTAAATTCATTGTTTGTTAATTAGTTAATTAGTTAATTAAATTGTTTTATAATATACACTTTTTTTCTGACATTTCAAAGTTTATTGTTGATTATTTTCAGTATTTTTTTCTTCTTTTCCTGATAAATTTAATAGTTCTGATGATATATTAATTGAAGTACTTCCCAATTCAATATTAGATGGAATAGTATCTTTAAATAGTAATTTATTATATAAATCAGAGAATGTTTCAATTAATATCTTATCGGAGAATACATCAAATATTTTTGTAATATTCTTACTAGAAGCTTGAATTAAACTATTATAAGTCGTTTTAAATAATTCATATATAGTTGATGTATTATTACCCTTTAACATTTGTTCTAACTTTCCAGCTAAAGTCTTAATTGCAACAACTTTAGTAGTTTTCGATTGATTAATGATATTAGCAATATCATCATCCAATGATCCATTTTGTAATGCCTTTAACAATTCATTTAAATCTGAATTAGACATGGTGTCAGTTCCATCATTATCATTGATAACCGAATTTAATGTTCTTAAATTATTAACAATAGTTGATAACTCATCATTGAAATTAATTAATGGAACATATAAATCACTTGAAGCGTTTTTAATAACCATCACGCCATTAATATTTACTCCAATTTTTGATATATTCGGTACCAATGTACCCGACAATTTTCCATTGAATATTATAGCAAGTAATAAATTTAAATATGAAGCCCCTGTTAATGTAATTGAGTTATGTAATAATTCTGCCAATTTTAATTCGTATTGCCCCATTTTAAACGTACCATAATCAATCTGTCTATTAGTATGTTTTGCCAATAGTTTAACTACATTATTAAAATCTTCAGTTTCTAATGCAATAATATTATTAAATAATTCTTCCAAGCCTGTAATTTCAATTCCTGGATTAAGATATTCTTGATTAATAAATTGTATAAAACTAGTAGCATCCTGAATGAATGGTGCTGATTTTGCTATAAATCTATCTTGCTTTTCCTTCTTTTCAGGCGTAGGAGGTGTTTTAAATTTATTATTTATGTGTGTTGTCAATTTTTGTTTGTCATCTTCCGTTAAATCAACCGATTCGTTAACAATAATTTTCAATAATGTTAAATCTTTCTCATTATATGGTGGATTTATAAATCCGGAATCGGAATGAGAAAACCACTCATTAATTACATTTTTTAATTTATTTTCCATTGGTATTAATTTGTTTTAAAAGCATATCATCATATGTATTTCCACATTTCATTTTAACATGGAACCCGTTGATATCCAATATTTTTATTAATTCTTCAATACACTTTCTTCCATCTGATAAATCAAAATCAATTAAAAAAGAATCATATGTGTATAAAATCAATTTACTGGATTGTGTGTGTAAATAAGTATTAATTTTATCCAATATTATTGAATTAAATTCAGTTTCTGTTGCCTGTAATACATAATTAAATAATTTAGATTCAGACATATTTTCATAATACTCTTTTTTTAATTTTCTCTTTGATAATGGTAATTCAATATATCCATTTTTAATATATTCATCCCACAACTTTTCTCTATATTCATATATTTTTTCAAAAAATACGATATCATCAAATTCAATATTCCGGGCGCCATTTAATAACCTAAAAGATAAATTTTTTGCAAGTGTATATTCTTCATCAGTCAATTCAGTTTTCCCGAAATATTGCATACCAAAATATTCATGTAAATTCATATCAGGTAGTCGATATTTAATTAATTTAGATGCCAATCTAATATGGAATGAATCGTAATCAAATTCAATTAATATATTGTTATTTTTTTCAGGAATAATCATCTTACGAGTCCCATTATCTTTTGGCAATGCTGCAAAATTTATACCACCAAATCTATTAGATGGTCGTCCGGTACTCGTGTATAAGTTATATTCCGAATACACTACATCTACATTCTTCCTGAATTTATTTAATATAATTTTTCTATCAACACATATTCCATTTTTTTCAATCGTCTTTAATGTATTGTAAATATTTTGATAAAAATTTAATGAGAAATTCAATTCAATGTCATCGTATATTGTCATGAAAATATTAACAATGATATTAAATGTTTCCAAAAAATTATATATTGGAATTATGTTATTAATATTTTTTTTATCGCCGTACCATTTATAATACGTAGATATTTTATTCTGTACTCTGTATTGTATTCCAGGTTCATTAGAATAAAACCAATAACATAATTCCAAATCATATGAATTAGATAGATTGAGTAAATTCTTTTTATATATAAATTTAACGCCAGACAATCTATCCAACAATTTAATTGAGTTGGGTGAATAATCGTTATGATGTATATTTAATATATAACCCTTTCGCTTAATTATATGATAAACATACACAAATGATATATCATTAACAACCCAATGGTTATTATAATCGGATAAAACTGGTATTAATATTAAAGAATCATCAGCCAAACTATCTATGTTATGTTCAGATAATTCTTCTATATATGTCATACTCCCGTATCTAGCAAATGTCTGTATTGGATAAATCCAGTATAATTTCTACATACTCCATATTTTATCGAATAATTTCCTTTTGAATCCTCGTATGTAACAAGAAACTTCATTCTTTCTACAGCTGTCATTGCTTTAGAACAATGTTCTGTAGGAGACCAATGTTTTGGATCTGAATTAATTAATTTATCATGTAGAGCTATTTGTTTTTCAATAGTAAACTCTTTCTCATCGCCAATTGTAGTATATGACTCCCTCGCACACATTGCGGTAGAAACTTTAATTGGTGTAAATGAATCTTTAGTTTTATAATCTAATGGATGAATACTTTTTACATCTATTAATTCCTCATAAGGAATATGCCACTCTCCTGGTTGTAGTAATTGTGGAGTACTTTCATTTAAAGCATCCCACATAGCTTCAGCTAGAGCCATCATATGTATTTCTGCTTGGCCTTCGTTTATTTCCAACCATTCTAATTGTGTAAGATTATCATATGAATCTTTAAATTCTGGCGCCTCAACTTGTTTAACATATCTAAGTAAATCTTTTTTACTTCTAAATTCGATAGGAATATTTTCAGAAAAGAGAGCATATTTAGGACATCTTTGTTTAAAAAAGTTTTCAAATTCAGTTGCTGTTAAAATAACTGAATGCCACATAAAAGGTTCTAATAATCGATTACAGAGTTGCTTAGTGACCCCGAAACAATACATAATACAAGCTGCTTCTATTGCTTTGTCTCTTGCAAATAACCACCATTCATCTAAAGTTTTTTCTTGAAATTTATATGGTAGCAATGTAGTTTCTATCATCGCAACTTTTTCATCCACTTCCGCCTTTAATACATCATAATCTTTAGAATCTTTCGTAAAAGTTTGTAAAGTATCAATTAACGTACCTATAAATGCCGTTAACCCATATTTAACCGATTTGGATAAATATTCAGTACCTTGCATACCTGAGTGGTTCTTCTGATATGCTATTGGTATAAAGGTATTTTCTTTTACTGTTTTAACCATTTTAAGAAATGGTATTGCTCGACTTGACGCCGAATTTTTAGTAAACACTCTATGTGTATTCAATTCAGATAAGATAAATCTAGGAAATACTAATTTTAACGTCGCAATTTCTTCGGAAAAGGTAGTAATAGAATGTTTAATGACTTTTGCACTTATCATATTTTATTATTTATTATTAATATACAAATTTATTTTGTGAATTCCAAATAATTAGTAAAGAAAGTTTCTAAATATGGAAAATTTCGTTGTGCAACTGAAACAGAAAATTTATTCCAACTGTCAACCTTAGGACCAGACACTCTCCAAATTACCATACATTTATTATAGATATTCCCATTGATGCCAACTTGATTGATATTATTAATACTATCATATTGTTCAACATCAATTTCCATAATTGTTGAAATTGGATTGTTTTTTTTCTGAACGAAATATCGAGTAAAAAGTCCAGCTGCATATTCATTAGGTGTCAATTGTGGGAAATATGATTTAGGTAATACATAATTAAAAGTTTTGAAATCAGTAATTTTATTAAATACTTTTCCAGATTCACTCAAATCGAGACGTTTTTTTAATAACAGAATTGATTTATCAGTTTGTGTTGATTCTGTAAAACATTGTCCAGTAGGTAATATATGATATAACCCAATGTAATCATTACCAGATTCATCTACAAATTCATTACCTGATGTGTATTGACCACTTTGTATTTGGTGGGGGGCGAAATATGGTTTTTGTAACATATTAATTCAAATAATTATATTTAATATTAGAATAAAAAGATAATATACCGGATATTTTAGTTTCCCAATCTGACTGGGAAAATGTATGAACAACTTGTTTCACAAAGAAATAATTCGTCTTAAAATAACCAGATGTTAATTGGGTAGATGATATTGCATTTCCTGGAACAAACCCCCAAACCCCGTCTAATGATACATCGATGCCCATTCCAGGATACATACTTAAATCATATTTATCTGAGTTTTGGCTCGTTTGTCGCAATGACCCCATACAATTCATCAACGCATCTTGTTGTACTGCGTCAAAATGTGAATCTCCTAATGCACCTGGGCTTTTGACTATTTCCTTTTGTTTAATTACTTCTTTGGCATACTGAATAGCCCGTTGGGGTTCGACATCTGAATAAGCTTCTTTAGCCGCCATTACAGAATCTCCCTTTCTCATTGCACCAGCAAACATTCCAGCTTTATATTCTTGTGACCCTACACCGGAAGATACTGAACATGTTCTAGTTGACCCATCACCATCTATTGGGTCAAATACAATACATTGTAGAGTATCAGCCACACCATAATTCTCATCTATAATAATCTGTTCAAATTTTGCTGAATCTCCTTCATCTGGATTTTGAATTAATCTTAATGCAATTGCCCCACCAGTTGCTGCTTTTATTTGATTGAATACATTATTTAAAAAGGTCTCTACATTAATAACACCTTCTTGAAATTGTTTAACATCTGTATTATTAGCCTGTGGTCTTGCTTTATCTATATCACCTAATGCGGCTAATATAGTAGAACGTTCAATTAATATTTTTTTGAAATCGATTTCATTCTTACCTGATTCTGTTTTAGTGACACATTTTACAGAACCTAATTTAATAGCAGGAGCTTTCTCAAAATTCTTCCCGGCACCTTTTGAATTTAAATAATCCCCTAAAGAAGACCCTAATAAAAGTATTTTTGTTGGACTCCCTGATTGTATATGGAAATCTATAATCGATTTCGAATATTTAAATCTATAATCGATTTCGAATATTTAGGATGAAATTTAATTGATACTTTCTTAAAATCGTCTTTATCTTTTGGATGGATTCCTGCGTTCTGAGTTTCTTTCAATTGACCCATAATTACCCGGTTAACAAGATATTCAAGTGTATAATACGGAATATTCTTAGATTCCGTAACTTCACTTGAAGTACTACCGCCAATCGTTGCCATCATTGAAGCTGCGAAGTTTGCCATTACTCCACCCGATTTTAAATGGTCTGATGTAAATACAACACAAGCACCAGGCGATTCTTTATATCCATGTGATTTAAATGAGGTAATTGTTTCACCGTCTGCCAATTCATCAATAGATTTCTGACCATTAACTTGAGCATCATGTGCCATTAATTCAGCTATACCATGCACTTTATATGTCTTTCCGCCATCTAAATACGTTAGATTACTAGCAAATATCGATGTTGACATATCCAATGTCTTAGCCGCTTCGGATGGAGCAACTGCCTTAAATTTTGCAATCCAAAATCCCTGTTCAGTTGTATTAAATGAATATGTAGCAGTTCTGAATCCAGTAAATTTATGACCGTCAGAATATCCAGATGGTCTAGGATTCCCATAACCAAATGATAAATCAATTATTGACCCCGGATATAAAAATGCCTTCTCTACTAATTCAAAATCGGATTTTAAATGACATTCAATAGTTGCCTCTAAAGTCATAGTCAACCCAAAATCTCCACCAAATGTTATTGTAGCATCTGATAGTATTGGGGATGGTTTAAAATGATTGCCGTATGCCTCAGCAAATGTATTTTGTTCTTTTGGTATTGTATAAGTTCCCGACTTTCCTGCTTTTGGACCTTTCCCAGTAATACGAATCCATGCCGGATTTCTAGTAGCCGCATCGTAATGTGGCCCATTTCTATATTTAGAAGCCCTAGCTTTTAAATCAGATATTGCGTTTCCTGTTGGATTTCGTCTGAATGGATTCATTAATATTGATTATCTTGTATTAAAGTTTTAATTTGAAATGAATTAATATCAGGAATTCTAATTCTACGTGCAGGAGGAATCATAAAAGCCCCAACTGGTAAATCATTTGCCCTGGATATAACCCACCACAATCGCTGATCTCGATAGTATTCATATGCCAAATTATCACATCTAGCCCCTGCGGTCGATATTATATAAGTATCTTTATCACTTATTGGGATAGTAGGATATAACATCGTTTCGTATCTACGTTTAGTTTTACCCCGCCTCAATTCATTAATTAACTGTACATTATCTGAATATCTCATTATTTATACCATTCCCCATATTTAAATTTACCTGTCTTGTTAGGACGAGTACCTAAATTTCCAGAATTCTTTTTATAATTTGGTTTATTTTTTCCAATAATTTTCAATGATAATGAACATTGAATGTACATTGGAATATCATCTTTCCATGGAGTCTCATTGTTAATAGTAAAATCAACTGATTGTAACACTCCAATTTCATTATACAATTCACCTATTATCATCTGGGTATAGACACCATTATAACCAAGATTATTTTTATAAATCGGTTTCGTCATTTCTACTAAGCTATTCAATGTATTTATCCAGCCCCAATGCTCATCTTTGTACAACGCAGCTGTCATAAATTCAACAGTTAATACTCTACTATACGATTGATACATATATTTCGGGTCAGCTCTACCCATATCTAATGACTCCCCCCATTGTGGAGATGAAGAGTCAGATATATTGGTAATCAATGCCCTGAACTGAATTAAATTTTCATTATTTTTTTTGTTATTCCATATTCCAGAATTAGGTGGAATTGGATAAAACGCAAATAATGTACCGCCTGCTCTTAATGTTGAACTCATATTTATTCTTGAATATAATAAAATTATTTCATATTTCCAAATATTATTTAATTATTATTCCACGCCTTCATTTTTTTATTCATCGATTTTAAAGTATCATCTGATAAATTTACTTGTATTGGTTTCCCATTAGAATTTCTAATTTCTGTTAATATTTGTGTTAACACAAATACCAATCTATTATTATCTTGATTAACATCAGGATATTTTACTTGAGTTTGTTTTGGAGTTGTAGGTTTATCAATTACTTCTGTTTGTGTATTTTCTGGACGAATAGTAGGTACTGGATTATTTACATTAATCTGCGGTCTATTATCCAATGGTTGCATTTCATATCGTTTATCAACAATTGGTTTAATATTATCTTTAGGAATAATTTTATCAGTATTAATGTATAATTGTTTAGCATCAATAATTTTATTATCAACTAAACTATTTCCACCGGCATTAATATCAGTTCGTCTGAAGAAATTTTTATTTATTTCATTCAGTTGACTGTTATTATTAATAGGCCTTTCAATTGAAGTAGGTGTCGTAAATTTAGTTGGTGTTTGAATTTGTTTTGCGTCAACCAACCTATTTGTTAATTTATCTGACATTGTATTATTGGTATTAATATCAGCTGACGCCATCACACTTCTTTGAATATCTGGAACACTAATATTTTTTAAGTCGCCTAATTTTTCCAATTGTAATGAACTAACTATTACACCTAAATCACTTAATGAACTAACCAATAAAACAATTGAATCTGCTACGGTCTTTATTGGATTGGACATATCTGCCAATACTTGTAATTCTTTGAATGGATTACCAGCTAACATATTGACAAATGTTGTCAACAAATTACCACCAGAAAATATAGCCAAGGCGCCGGACAATGCTATCAACCCACCCGATAATTTTATTATATTACCAGAATCGATTTGATTAAGACCTATTAAAGGCTCGTTTAACGTTGTTTTGAGCGATGGTAATGTAATTAAACTAGCTGATAATGCTAATATACTACCTGCAAGAGTTAATACGGCAAAACTACTTAGAATTAATCCTGGGCTTAGTAATGTAAATGCTAACAATGATGTACTCATTGATAATAATATTGGGATACCTTTATTTAATCCATCCCAATTAGCATTGGCCAATGAATCAATACCCCCACTTAACATTTTAAGTGCTATACCTATAGGCATTAATGCAACACCCATAGCAGCTAAAGCAATTGTACCTGATATTATTGCAGCGGCGCCTACTCCCGATAACATAATAGCCCCTAAACCAATAACAGCTGCCGTTAATCCTAATAAAGCCACTCCAGCTTTTCCTAATGATTCCCATGAAATATCATTAAACATATTCAATCCATATGCCATAGGTATTAAGGCAGCTGATAATAACAATAATGCAGCGGCTCCAGCTATTGCCATTGGGGCTGAATTACCTAGTAACATAGCTATTCCAGTTAACCCTAAAAGTGACGCGCCAGCTTTTCCTAATGATTCCCAATCCACATTGATAAACTCTTGTACCGCTTTTGCAGTTACATATAAAGCACCAGACACAACTAATAACGTAGAAGCACCTATCAATGATTTAGTGTTAAATTTATTTAACCCATTACTCAAACCTGTTAATAAATTTTCAATTAATTTTCCAGCAGCTGAACTTACCGTTTTAATTCCTTTTGATAACATATCAATAATCGAGTTAAAACTCTGTGATATTCCGCTAACTATTTTATTGGTTATTTTAACGATACCTTTACCTAAATCTGGTAGGGTTGTATTAAATAACTTAACTATTTTATCGGCAATATTCTTACCTATATTAAATACTGTATTAATAACACTATTCGCCACATTTTCAATAGTACTAAGAATATTCTTTACCATTGATGTTATAGTACTGGTTATCGACCCTATTAATTGTTTCGCCCCTTTAACTATTGATTTAGCCACATCTATAAATTTTTCAGATACTTTACTAAAACCAGTACTCAATAATTCCCAAAATTTGGAAAATATATTACCAGATTTTTCAGTAGTTGTTATCGTATCTTCAATAATCGTTTTGGATGGCCCTTTAAATGGATTTATTTTATCAAATATTCTACCAATTAACCCTTTCTTCTTAGTCAGTGTTTCAGACATAGTTCCAGCAGTAGTTTCACCAATATTCTTTCCAAATAATTTTCCAATTAAACTACCTTCACCAGTCAACATACCTTTAAGTTTAGATAAGAATGAAGTGCTTTTTCCAATATTCTGAAATGATTCGGTTACTGTACTTGCCGCATTTGATGTCTGTGTTAATTTACCAATTAAATTAGTAATACCAATTAATTTTCCTAAATATTTAATTCCTAAATATGCTCCTATACCTTTAATTAATCCACTCGTTACATCTAACGTACCGTTTAACGTGGTTGATTGGCCAGTCAACTTAGAAAAGAAGTTTACAACATCTTCTAAAATATCATTAATCCTACCTATAACAACTCCTAATAGTTTAAATGGAATTAAAAATCCTTGGGCAACCCAAATTAATGGAGTTAATAATTTAGATGCCAATTTAACACCTCCAATAAATATATCAAACGCAGGTGATAAATCAGTAATAGTTCTTGATAATGACTCCATTAATGGAAATAATGCCGTTATTAATACCCCTTTTAATTTACCAAATGCTACACTCAATCTTTGTTGGTTGTCCAATTCTTGAGCCTTTTGTTTAAGCTGGTCTGCATTCATACCTGATATATCACCTATTGACCCTAGCTTGGATTCTAGTAGTGCCTTTTCTTCTTTACTTAAAGAATTATTTAATTCATTTAATTTAACGGAATTCTTTAATTCTGAGACACTCATATTCAATGTATTGGCTAATTTTCGCTGTACAAATTCTGATTGATTATTAAAATTTTGTAGACTTCCAATTTCTGTCATAATTGATTTGGTCATACCTTCAATATCACCATTCATTCTCAAATCAAATGCTTTAGATAAATTCAAACCACCATTTGTCATTGCAGCCAATTCAGTCATATCAGTCATAAATCCTTCGATATCCAACATTTTTGTTGCAATTTCTCCAGCTTTTTTCAATGACATACCCATACGTCTAATCTCAATAGTTGCTTTCATTGCCTGTTTTGGCTGATTTGCAAAATATAAAGATAATTCGTCTGCTGATTCCAATAAATCTTTTGATATAATATTTGGAGATATACCTGCCATCTCTGATATGTAACCCATGTTAGCAATTAAGTTTTCTGCTAATGATTGGTCGGCTCCGAGTTTTTGCATTGTTGATGACAATGAATAAGCATCTTCAATTGGTATGTTGAATGCATTTGCCATATTAGATGCGAACATAATTGCTGATTTATTAGCTTCAGTTGTAACATCCATTGTACGCCCATAGGTATCTAAATGTGCTTTTTGTACAGCATTAATATCTTCAAGTGATACTAATTGATTTCCATATGATGTAAGTAACTGATTATTAGCATCATATAATTCCAATGCCTTCTTTCTTGATATACCAAAATCCTTTGCAATATCACCTACAGCATTTTCAAATCCCATTAATGTAGCAGCTATCAACCCGACACCAGCCAATAATAATCCTAATGGACCAATTGCAGTTGTTATCGAAGTTCCAAATGATTTTAAAAATGAAGCGGTTGGTGCTACTTGGCCTTTACTTGCCTTAATAGTAGTTAACCAAGCTTCTGTTGCTTTATTGGTAGCCTTACCTATTTCAGCCGATACATTTTGGATTCCTAATAAATTTTGCATTGAATATGGTAATGCAGAGAACATTGATTGGATACCTTCTTGTACAGAATATGATATATCTCTAAGAGATTCCATCTGCCTAGATACTGATTTCAATACATCAACCTGACTCTTTTGTGTCTCCAATTGTGACAAATGAGTATTTTCAATATTTTTTGCTGAAGTATTTTGAATTAATAATTGTTTAGATATATCATCATATACACTTAACTTTTGCATTAAAACAGTCTTATCAGTGGCATTCAACGAATCCATTACTATCAGTTTATCTGATAACAAATCCATCTCTTTAGCAATCGTTTCTATTTCAGCTATCTTTTCATTAGCCGATGATTTATTTAATTTTTCTTGTGTATTTAAATTTGTTAATATTTGATTCTGTAAATCGTATTGGAATCCCATTTGTGCAGCGATGTATGTCTTCAATTTCTGCATTCTTATAGCAGATTCTTGATTAATCATACCAACTGCAATATCATGAGCTTTGGTAATCACTTCAACAGCATTACCAGTATCCAATTCACCAATATCAGGTAGTTCAATTGAACTTTTTCCCTGTTCCAATGCATCAATCAATGTTTTAGCGGCATTGATTTGAGGTTCTAGAGTCCCCCAATCAAAAGGAGCAGGGTCAAATAAATTACTTAATTTAACTGATTCCGCTGTCATCTTAGCCAATGATTCAATACTGTTACTAAGATCTATATTAACACCCTTTGTTACAGGGGTCAATTTATTGAAATTGGATGAAAATTGTTTTAATTTATCAACTAAATTGGAACTTAAATCAAATGATTTTTGTTCAATTCTCAAATTATCTTTCTGTTGAGTTCCTATTTGGCTATATGTATTTAATAGAGTATCAACAATATCCCCATTCTCTGCATATATCTCTTTAAACTCAATTGAACTCTTTAAATTATCTTTGGAAATGGTACGTATTTTTTCCCAATATCTAGATAATTCCTCAACATTTTTTTCCGATAAATTTAATTGATTTTGAAATGCTTTAATATCTTTCTTATCAAAGATACCTGTTCCTGCTAACTCCAATCCTTTTTTAATTTGATCTGTAGTTGTTAACATTCCTTTATCAACAGCTTTCAATATCAACATAACTGCATTGGAGTTATCTGATAGTTTTTTGGCAGCTGTGTCTAGCTGATTAATCGCCGCCTTAACATTTGCTATATTATTTTTAATATTAAGTTCGGGCATTATTATTTACCTTTGTAATCTTTACATAAATACGAATCTATGTTATTAATGCAGAAGAATTTAAGTTGTTTTTCTAAGTCTTTGTAATGAAAATCCAACTCCTGGAATTTACTCTTAAGAGTTGGGTCTTCATCACACATCAATTCTACTTTGGAAAGCTTCTTTTTGATGTCAGGTATCGCAAGTATCTTAACGATATTGTTTAATATATTTTCCTGAAATTGTATAATTTTATTTGAATTCATATATGAATAGCCTTATCTAAATATATATAATACTATCCACGTTTCTTCTTCTTAGCCTTTTTCATCTCTTCTATTTCTTCTTCTATATATTTAGCTAACCTATTCATATACATTGTCCTAATCGATATTGGCATCTTATAGACATCAGTATATGTAAATCCACCTTTAGACCTATATAAAAAATCAAATATCTGAGCGTGTAATTTTTCTTTATATTCAAAAGTAACTCCGAAAAAATCGTGATTTAATTCTAGATTAATTCGTGTTCGTAATAATTTACCCTTTGTAATCTGGCCAGAAGAAATCCATTCCAATTTCGAAGTTACCACGAAAGGTTTCTCCGGAATCTGGGTCCTCCACTTCCACTTCTAAATTAATATCGGGTTGAATTTTTCCGAAGTATTCTCTAAATGCTCTCGAATCAATTGCCAACATATTATTAACATAATTTGAAATCACGCCTTCGTCAGTTTCACCATCAACACTTACAATCATTCTTTTTAAAGTATTTGTAAATGTTGCGTCTGCTCTATTAACACCTAATTTCTTCTTAACTTCATTTGAAGTAGTTTCAATATATTTCTGGTCTTTAACAGTTAAACATTTAAATTCCAATACATTTTTACCACGTGGTGTAACAAATGTAAATTTATTTATTCCTGGTGTTATAAGAGTTTCGTCTAACTCTTTGTGAGGCACCTCCATTAAATTAATGGTAATTGGAATTGGTTTATTGCTAATCGTTGACATAACAGTTGTGTTATATTCTGGGCCATACCCATAAATTCTAGCTGCCAACATAACTGCATTTTTGTCACCAATCAATAAATCCGAGTAATTACATTTAGTAACAATAAGCGACTCAAATAATTTATCTAACACCACTCCATTTTTAATGTATGATTGTGTTGACAATATATCTTCCTCCTTTGTTGTCATGTATTTTACTTCAATGACTCCATCACGTAGAGGATGACCATCTGGATATAATAACCCCTTTGATGGTAAATTAACTAATTCCGTCGGGTATTTATATTCACCCGGTGTTTGTCTGTCTTTAATAAGTTTAGATTCCATATCAATAATTTTATTTTAAAATTTGTATTCATATATAAATATATAGAAACGACAAAAAAAAGCCCTACCAACTTTTTGATAGAGCTTTCATTCTTCATGTTAATACAAATTACTTACTATTACTGGAACTAACTTCGTTAATAGCGGCAGCTTCAGTTCTAACTGCGAATCTAGTAGTATCTTTAAAATAGCCATATAACATGGTAACGATACCTACTATTGCTGCGATGGATGCCCAAAGGACATCTAAATTGTCCAATAAATAAGTCAATGCACCGGAATATTTACCAAGTCCTAAAACTGTCAATAATCCACCTAACAAGGTAAGCGCATGTCTAATTAATGATTTTAAACCTTCTGACATAATTTTTTCTCTTTTTTTAATTATTATGATAATACGGCATAATCGTATTTAATTGTTAGTTCGATAGTCTTGGCTTCATCAGTACTCCAATCCATGTCACCCCAATTCGATGCCCCGATAAATGCTCCCTTTATATCCCACGTTTCAACTGGTGAACCATGAGGGTCGAGGGCTTCAATCGTAATATCTTTCTTATATTCATCAAAAGCAAAACCGTCTTCCCCACTTTCTGAATCGTGGTGTATTTTAATCCAATCGTGAACTGCTGTTGCACCTGACGGGTCGACTGGGTCATATAAGGTAACTGTTATATCTTGCCATCTAGATTTTCCTTTAACTTTAAAATCTGTATTTATATAATCAATTACTATTTCCCCATTGTCTAGATTAGGCATACTAGATGCTTTCATCAAATATGCTGGTATTCCATCTATTGATAACAAGAACCTAAAAGCAACTTTCGGTTCAAATGGTGTAAATATCATTTTATTCCTTTTTACTATAAATATTAATTAATCCAGATTTTTTATTTCACATCATTATCAATTGGGAAAGCTGCACCAGTTGGTAGAATGTTAAAGTCTGTAATTATAAATTCTGCTGTTTTTGCTGGCTTTAAAAATATTTGACATCTCATTTCATTTCTATCAACTACATCCGCCGTATTGTTTCTTTCGTCAACGATGATTCTGAAATCATACAATCCTTGTTTTCTTCGACAATTTTCAAACCAAGGTCTTACTAGATTAAGGAATTTTGTTCTTGTTTCTCTCGTATTTTGCTCAAATACAATTTGTCGCCCAATTATAGTAACATGCCTTTTTGCAGCGATTAACAATCGTCTAACATTAACACGGTCTAAGGCACTTCTTTTCTTCTGTAATGTTTTTTGCCCCCAAACAACTACACCTTCTCTAGGGAACGTTGCAATTGGATTGATTGATTTTTGATATAAATTATCTCTATCATTTTGTGTCATAAACCTTTCAGTTTGCAATACAGTATCCAATCCACCACGATTTAATCCAGCTGGAGCATACCATTTCTCTGATGCATAATCATTAAATGCGATTACGCCTGGTAACATTGCAGATGGTGGAACCCATTTTGGTCCGCCTAAATCAGCGTCTGCAACTTGAACCCATGGATAGTAATATGATGCATAATTAGTGTTTCTTGCCTCTGATGCCATTCTAGCTTGACCAACAGTTGAACCAAAGTATGTAGGGTCAATTATATAGAAACAATCGCCTCTATCTTCAACCATGTTAATTGCTTTCGTGATAACTTTAGCATGGTCTTCTAAGTTGTCAATTAAACCTGGTGTCACTAATAAGTCAAAATCGTATTGGTCTTTATTTGATAATATGTCTATTGCATCTTCGTATGCTGTTTGTCCATATGAAGACGATGCTAGGTTAAACCCTTGTGTATTTAAATTCCAGATATCAGTGTACATTGCTCTTGGATGAGCCACGTTTCCATCATTTCCAGCACCAAATGTTCCAGAACATGCTATTGGCAACGAACCTGAAAGTGATGCATCTCTTATACCACCATCATTGTTCAAATAATTTAAAGTCTTCTTATTAACTTGACATCTAACAAATCTAGAACGGTTTAAATTCGAACCACTTGGCTGTAAATAAGGTTCTCCAGATGAATCATATCTTAATGCGTAAGTCTGGTCGCCTATTACCTTTCCAATATAGTTGGATGTATTTGGATCTAAAGATACACCTACAAATGATTCTAATATAATTTTTCTATTACTGGAATCATCTCCACGTCTGATATATACATCAAATGTTCCACGATTGTTATCAATATTAGCTACTTCCCATCTAATATTATATTTTGATCCAGATGCCAATGACCCTGAAATTGTTTCATCACCAGAAATTCCAGACCCACTTATTGCAGCTGAATTCTGGCCTGAATTAGTAATTTCACCATCAGTTAAAGCATACAAAGTAAATGCCATGTCTGTGGTTGCATGTAAATTTGCAGCTAATGATGCTGAAGATATTACATTGCTATACGCTGGTTGATAATTACCTGCTAATATTCTAACTACGGTAGCTGTTTCTCCCCAACGTAAATATTCTTGAATTGAATATGAAGTTAAATATTTATATTCCTGTTCGTTTGCTCCTGAACCTGAACTAAATACATCACCAAACCATCTAAGATATTCTGAATATGTTGATATGGTAGTCGGTACCATCGCTGGACCTCTTGCTGTTGGGCCTATTACTGCGGCACCTACTGCTGGTGTGTCTGCTGGTAAAAATGATAAATCAAATTCCCTTGTATAAACACCAGCTGATAAAAATGTACTTTTTCCCATTGTTTAAAACCTTTAATTAATTATACTGTTTATATAAATATAAAAGGTTTTTTCTAAACGTACATTTTTTAGATATTAAATTGGAAATTCTTGGTCGACATTCAAGTCATATTGAGAACGGTCATTTTGAAACACAATTCTTTTATTGGAATATGCTTTTCGAATGTTTGATTGTCTTAATTCATATTGTTGCTGTATCTGTCCAGCCGTTTCTAAACCAACTGTACACCGTACCAATCTATCTTCACCTAGTGTATTAACCACTTCAAATGTTGGGTCTAATACATATGTTGTGAATGTCAATGAATCTCCCCATGGACATCTAGATTGTGGCCAAATTAATTCAATAATTTTATTACATTGTTCAACCATATCAGTCCATATCATCAATTCATATGATACTCTAACATATTCTGGAAGTACTGTAACATAATATTCAATTGACTTTTTCGTGTTTTGTAATTCATTTAAAAAATCATATTGATTATTCTTTTGTCTATTACTCGTATAGATTAATACATTGTTGGAGTTAATATCACCTGCATCGTTTGTAGATGATATATTAGGTAAATCTAATTTTGGAATACGGTCGTCTGCTATAAAAGTAGTACGTCTTAATGTAATTAATGGTGATTGAACCTTCCCATCTTTATCACGGAGAAATCCAAAATCTTGTATCTGTGACCATTTTTCTCCATTATCCATTATGATTGGAACATCAATTATTCTACCGTTGTCAGTTATTTGTGGTCTAATTTTATTTTGTAAGTGCCATAATACAGCGAAGTCAATATCATAGATAGTAATAGACGGGATGTTGAATATATCGGTATCCCGTCTAATATCCATTGCTCTATTGCTATCTTTAGGCTCTGCAATTGGTGTTCGCGAAAATGGAATTTTATTACTCATCTAACAATTCCAATATTTCAAACAATTCTGGCAGTCTGTGATTTTCTTGTAAATCAATTATATTAACATGTTTTGATTGTCTTAACAATTCCATTTTAGAAAATGCTGATTTTGATAATCCTCCAGCTACATCGATCTGGCGACCATCTCCACATAATATCATCATTGAATTTACTCCCAAACGCCCAATCACCATAGCCAATTGTTTACACTTTAAATTCTGAAATTCATCTACTATACAAACTGAATTTTCAAATGTTCTACCCCTGAAATGTTGGAGTGATACTAATTGAAGTTTTAAATCCGATTCCAATTTTTGTAAGGTTTCAGTTCCAACTAATTTCCGAATATTATCTCTAATTGGTACCATCCATGGGTCTAATTTTTCATTAATATCCCCTGGAATGAACCCATTATCTTCAGTACCAACAGTTGGTCTGGTAATTATAATTTTATCTTTATCTACATTTAGTAAAGATAATGCAATATGGCATGCTAGCCATGTTTTACCTGTTCCAGGTTTACCAGTTAAAAAGCTTACTGGTTTAGTAATAACTAATTCTTTTGCAGCTATTTGCTCAACACATAATGGAATGGTAACTTTTGGCACTTTATATTTCGCCATTCAACTCCTTTATTGGTATCTGTAAGGTATAACAATTTTCATTTTTAAATGTTTTAATTTTTTTGATACAATTAAAGTATCATTAATTTCTGAAACATTGTCTACTACTGTGTCAACAGTATTAGGTATTGTGTCTATTTCTGCTTTTGTGATTACCTCTTTCTTTTCATCACATCCACAATTTCCAGGGGTACAACCAAATTGGTTTAAAATTAAATAGCTACACGAAACGAAAATAGCTATTGTTAAGAGATTTGTTATTTTCATGAATTTTTATTTACGTTTTTCTATTATTTTTCTAGCATATTCTTTTACTAATTCTTTCTCACGTTTATTTAACATAATTGGTTTTTCGTTCTTTGATTCTTTAAGATTACCCAATAATATATTAATTTTTTTCTGTCTATTTGTCAATGCTGAAAATAATCCCATTAATTTAGAACTAATTTTATTCGCTATTGATGTAATTTTATCCCATATACCTTCAGTCACAATAGATTCAATTGCACTAATTCTAACTCCACGTGCTGTTCCTGCCTTTGTTATATCATTTTCAGCTATAACACTTGCTTTCTTAATCAACAAATCAATCGTCGATTTAAGTTCGGGAGTTTGTTCAAGAAGTAGATTAATTACCTTTTGATAATCAGTTGAAATTATTTCTCCTGATTTTGTAATCACCTTTTCTCTATTATTTTCAGTTTCTTTGGATAACGTGAATGCCGAACCTAAACATTCAACAGTCAATGTCATTGCTTGTTCAGATTCATCGAAAACCGATTGAATTTTTTCCCGAATTTGAGATTTTAAAGACGATTCTTTGTCCTTAACTGAATTTTGGAATTCGTTTAATTCTCTCTTTTTTGCCTCAAGTATAGATAATTCTTTATCTAATTCTTCATATTGTTTGGCTAATTTTGTAAATGCAGATGCTCCTTGCTTAGTAACCTTAGCAACTACTTTATCTTTTATCGTTTTATACTCTGCATAATCTACTTTTGGCATATTACCTCTTAATAATTTTATAACTATTGTTATCGTCTGTAATAATATATATACCACTTGGCAAATTTTCTATTGATTGCCCGTCTTGAACATTAGTCAACACCAATTGATTATTTACATTATATACATTAAATATACGGTCTATGTTGGGTACATGTATAACGTTATCATAACAATACACTAAAGGAATTTCATTCGTGTCTTTAAGATTTGTGTATGAATATAATTTAGTTTTATATTGCCCCCAAACTAACCTATAATATTGTTTACCAACAATTCTTGTAGTACTAATATTATAATAATCCCCATCTTTAGTGTTGGTATTGGATATTTTAGTTATCAATTCCCAATTATCCTCGGAATAATCACATTCCCCCGAATTAATTGATTTATAAATCTTGAATGTATCAGTACCATCTTCAACAAATGTCTTCCAGTATAAATTAATGGTATTATTAACTTCTTTAGCTCTGAAATATGTTACTCTCATTGTCTGTCCAATTATAACATTGGATAATAATAAAACAAAAATAATATTAATTGTCTTCATAATAATTGTTTTTAATAATTTTCAACAAAGTTAAGTACACTTTAATAACATTCCAAATTTTTTATTGAATATTTTCAGTTTTTTCCCAAATAATATATTCCAATAATTTCTTAATATTACATGGATACATATACCATACGAATGTACCCGATGATTTTTTCTCATCTTCCTGCATTCTTTTCAACTTCTTTATTGAATATGTCGTCAATACATCATATGAAAATGGACTGTTTTCCGGAAATGTTGGTTTAGTCATAATCTATGGAGTTGTCATCAATGTCGCCCCACTCCATGGAGTAGTAACGCCTGTTATTGAATTTAAATATGTTCCTTGTAAGGTTAGTAAATGGGTGGCCACTACCCCTTGAAAAATATTTATAAAAATAGTAGCATCGAAATTTTGTGGAACTATTGGACCTTGAAATGTACCTGGCGACGTAACTGTAACCACGCCTAATGGACCAATACATGGTTGACCTGCCCAATATGTGTATATAAATGGAGCTATTTGATTAAAAAAATCAATGTTATTGTGCTGTTGTAGATTTTGTTCGGTAATTGAATGTATTCCATTAATTAAAGCTCCTACACCACCAGCAGCTGCCAGAAATTGCCCACCGCCAGATAATGTTTCGAAACATCGTAACACTAAATTATTATAAGCATTTCCAACAGTCTGGGCAAATTGGATTCTGGAAACATGTTGCATTCCAGTTAATGCCATTATTTCTGTCTTGAATAATGAATAACTCATTACTCTTTATTTACTGGGTCTATAAATCGCAAATTAGATGTTCTGTCTTGCAATTCATTAATATGTTCACCCTCTTTAAATAATGCAGCACCCGTTAATTTACATCCAACACAAATAGCTGTTCCGCTAATTTCGGCAGTATCATATAAAAAAGAATCTGTTACATTCGTTTTACCCCTAATATTGGAGCCAGTATGCAATTCCGTATTTGATACCACAGCATCTTCGAATATAAGTGTTGAATTATACAATGTAGAATTCGTTACTTTTGCATTACCTCTAATTTCCGATAAATCATTTACTAAAGTCGATTCAACTACTGTATTACCATATACTCTAGCATAATTTGCAACAACCGAATCACTCACAATCGCATTTCCAAATACCAGTGAATTATGTAAAGTGACAGTACCATTCTTTATTACAGCCGAATCAAAGATTTTTGATTTACCATCAACCCAATTCAACGTATTCATATCGATATTATCAATGGATTGAACATAACCGCCTATCTGATGTTTCTCAATGTGAAAATCATTAATTTTAAATGTATATAATGCAATTATTCTGTATAATGTAACCATTTTTTTCGTCAATGGGTGACGTATTTGAATATTATCATATTCCAATAACTGAAGATTTCGTTCCATATTTTATTTTAGTTCTAACGTAATTTTATTAATAGTTAAGTATATTATTTATTATAAAAAGTTATTGTATTACAGGTACTCATTCACTATAAATACTTAATTTTAAATAGGAATGATATTATCTAGTGGAACCTCTACAATAATTGGTAAAGTTGTTGTCGGTCTATTAATTTTAACATCAACTAAATTAGTATTATAATCTATATATTCTATTATACCAGTATTTCTATTATCGGCTGATAATATTTTCTGTTTGATTTTGTCACATAGATTGTTTAATGATATTAATATTAAATTACCTGGTTCTAATCCCATAATTTCATTCTTTTATTTTGAATATTTTTTGACCAACTCTCCCATTTATTATATGGAATTGTCATTTCAACTAATTCTGTATATTGTGGTTTATCGTTTACTAGATATACGGCAGTTGGAATATAACTATCACTACGGATAACTTGATTCACTTCTGCTAGTGGGATATATACTTTTATCATTTTAATTTTCCTGTACTACGTTATTATTTTTAAATTCTTTCGTCGAGGATACTAATTGATATGTAGCATATGTTGAACTATATTCAGTTTCCGTTTCTAATTCTAATATCATTGGCATACCATTGATATCTTCGCCTTGAATGTCGTTAACCATTGTGATTGCCGTCGTTTCCCCAACTTCGTTGGTTGATATAAATGGGAATGGAACAGTTACCTCAACGATTTCCTGAATATATTCTTCGTTAAATACGCTCATTGTAATCCTATATTATATTAATAAATATAAATTCTCTGACAAATTTAATAGCCATATTCTTCTAACAAATCATCATATGATACGCCAGTATCAATTTCATCAAATAGTTTAGTAATTTTCAAGTCTTTTTTGGTTAAAATAGGTTTCTTATCTTCAAGAGATTTTTTTTGTCGTTTTACAATTTTTTTATTTTTCATAATTTCAGTTTTTATATTTCTTGCCATTCTGAATAATTTGAATATAATTGATTAATTACATCTCCTTTTAACCCATAAGTAAACGAATTGTCTAATCCAATGGTTGCAATGTCAATATCACTCGTATCATAACTTATAATGCTAAGTATTTCTTTTTGTGGAGTTCTTTTTGATGGATACCTCCAACCCGAATATTCGAATGTAACTGGTAAATTGATATTAGCACCAAATGCTTTATATACTAATGTAAATTTGAACCTTTTCATTTTATTTAGTTTTATCCTTACAAATATATATAGTGTTTATGTATTATCCAAATTTTTCATTAATTATTTTTCACATCGTATTTATATTTTAATGTCCCACAATCCCATATTCTGTCATAACCTAACTTCAACATATTTTCCCATTCTGTCAATTCAGGGGAGGTAGTTGGAAATTTATCTAATATTGCATTTTTTGTGTAATTAAATCTTGATAATCTAATTTTGTGCCGTTTCATGTACCAATAATTTGGGTTAGATTTTCCAATATTAACAAAACCCAATTTATCATATACAGACTCTCGTATTGTCGTTGTCCAACGTCTATCTGCATATGAAATTATTGTATCGTATTCAGTATTATTCTTTAAAAAGTATTTAAACAATTTATCTGCCGCACCTATTACATTTGTATTTAATCTACTGCAAAATCTAGACAATTCAATTATATTATTAGCCGTGTTTTTGTGCCCCATACTAACCAACGGCTTCCTAAAAGTCATTATGGAAACCAAATCCGTTTTATAAAACAATCCGATTGAATATGAACTGTTATCATGCCCTTGAATGTGATTTAAATCTAAAAATTCTTTTTTGTCTATACCTGAAACTGGTTGTATTGTACATTGCCTAGCATAAATACGTTCTGTATTAATTCCTAATATATTTTTAATTCTGGATTTAATAATATCATTTTTATTATACCATTCATCCTCAAATACATGTATTAAATGAATTCCATTTTTTTCACAATAATCAGTTTTATGAACATGGTATAATTTATTTTTTTTACCATGAAATTCGGAATGCCAATATAAACCATTATATTCAATAGCTATATTTTTTTCTGGTATGAATATATCTAATTCAACGTGATCTTTTCTTCTAATTACAGTCTTAAATCCTAAATCATTAATAAACGTTTGTATCTCAATCTGTCCTTTAGAATTCCAATTAGTATCTAATAAATTATCATTATTTGCATATAATACTTGTAATTTTTTTCTAGTGTTCAATGACGATAGATTGGTTACACCATATTTATCTGAATATTGGGAATTACTCATATTATGTTTTTTTAAATGGGTACATGTTATCTTTTTTAATAATTTCCCACACTCCAAACATTGTATATTATTATCTGGAATATTTAATTCTTCATTGTATGTTTGTTTTTTCCAATGTATTGACCAAAGATGTTTGAATTCTGGATAAATTGTACAAAATTCATCTATATTTAATTTGTGCTCTTTATTAATATGTGCTGTTAAACATCCTGATTTGTTTTGTACGTCTTTTGTTGACCATCTCATACATATCGGGCAACTCATTGTGGGTACAACAGTAATAATATTATCAATGATTTCCCAATCATCGGAATCATATTCTTTATTCAAAACTGTCTTAGAATATTTAGTTAAGTATCCGGACATTTTAGAACCAAGTGACACGGTTTTTCCAGTTAATTTACATCTAAACAATTTTGTTGTATCAATTTCCACCTTTCTAATTTGTGATTTACTTTTGCATTGAACTGAACAAAATTGTTTTTGTTTTACAGTCAATACAGTACCACACATTAAACATTTTTTATTCATACAATACAATATAATATTATTTTACGACAATTCAAAAAAAATCCCCTACTAATTTCTTAATAGGGGCGATTTTTTCGGTTTATAACGGTTACACCGTATCTAAATCCTTGATATATAATTTACCATAGAATTCAGGTCTTAATAGTTTCTTAGCATATCTTGTCATAATACCCTTTCTTGGTGTGAAGTTATCTGGATCTAAAACAGTTGGAGTCATCATCAATGGAATATATGGACTGTAAACAGCACCTGTTTCCAAATATTGAGCACCTCTGTAACCCATTAAAATAACATTACTTCTCATATAAGGGTTCTTATATACTGTAAATCTACTGTTAATAGTACCAATCTTTTGAACACCCATTGCGAATTTCATTTTATCGCCATCAGTATCAGCTGCATAACCTGGAATTGATTCTAATATAGTTGCAACTCTTGGGCTAGTAACTAAGAAATTGGCTCCACCTCTAAGTGTCAATGAATGTATCTCATTTGACATTTTTTGGATTTTAGTTCCCAATGTTTGGAACCATGTTCCTTGATTGTATGCTGCAACATTTGCTGCTACTTGACTAAATGATTTGCTACCAGCGTTGTACACATAACCTAAATTGGCTGACCAATAATCTTTAGATTGTGCCCCATCCAATAACATATCTAATAATTCCAAATCAATTTCTTGTGATACATATTCACCTAAAATACCAGTCAATTCAGCTTCAGCATCAATGTTTTGGTACGCATTAATGTCTTGTGCAAATTCTGGTGTCCAGTGTGCTTTCAACTTTCTAGTTTTAGCAACAATTGTCTCTTGATGGAATTGTAAGTCTAAACTTGGAATATCCAATGGATTTTCTTGTGTCTTACTGTCCTCAAAATCACCTCTAGTAATATCAGTTGGTTGTTTATGGTAATACAATACAACATCAGTTGCTGAAGTAATTGAACCTGATACCACAAATGTCACCGTCTTACTATCACTTGATACAGTTGTAAATTCTTGATATATTTCGTTAATACCAGTTCCAGAAATTGTAAATGCTCTTACACCCAATGGGTCTGCGTTTGTAATATTGTTGTTCGGTGAACTTCCAGATATTGGAACTATAATTTTCTTAATTTGAGCAGCGTTAACTACTGACCCACTGAAATCAGAATTAAAATTAATATCTGATGTTAAATTACAAGCCTCAACTGAACCAGTACCAGCTAGTATATTACCTGCAGATGCTGTTTCATTACATCTAAATGCACTTGAACTATAATCATTAATTGAATAACCATATCTTCCAGCACCATATAAACCACCTGTTCCAGCCACATCACCTTTTCTAGCATCAGTTACACCCCAGATTGAATCTTCTTGTGAACCTAATCCAGAATTAGTAGTATAACCTGGTTGTCCAGTTGCATATTTATATTCTAACCAAAATACAAGGCCTGAAGGCATATTCATTGGTTGAACTGATAAGAATTCTTTTGATGCAATTTCACCAAAAATTCTACGAATCAATGGTAATGCAACACCATTCCAAGCTTCAGCTCCATTTTGTGTACTTGTGTTATTCGCCTCTTTTAGACATTGTCTAGCCTGATTATCTAATAATGTAGCTACCGCTCCCTTATCTTTTTCAGCTAAGCCCTCTAAAAGTCCTGTTTTAGCCCACTTGCTAACTAACAACATGGCTTCTTTTTTCTTTTGTTCCGCCAAGTTACCCGGCGCTAATTTTGATATATCCATTTATAAGTTTCCTTCTGTTTTTATTTTAATTATTTAATACCCGCTAAGTCTTTCCATCTTGGTGCGAATGAATAGAAATCACTGCCATTTGGATTAACTGCTTTAGGTGTTTTATTAATAGATTCTTTAATAGTAGGTGTTTTAACTTTCTTCAAACTTTCTACAATCGTTGCATAGACTAACTTAACTTCTCTTATAGTTTTTGCTCTGTCAAACGATTTTAAAATTTCAGTTTGTTTAGCTTCACTTAAATTATTATTTTTCAATAATTTTGTTGCATATGTCAACTTAGTATTTAAAATGTTAACTTCTGTCAATGCACTTTTTAAAGTAGCGATTGCAAGATGCGCCTCTTTTAAGTCTAATCTAGTCTTCTTTAATTGTCTTCGTAATCTTTTACTTTCAGCTGTTACTTCGGGTGACGGAGCTGGTTCGTCTTCCATGTCGTCTTCTTCTTCCAATTCATCTTCAACTTCATTGATAATTTCATCAATTGAGTCATCTAAATCGTCTTCGTCCGCATCATCTGATTCATTAAATAAATCTTCGTTGCCTTCCATGTCATCTTCTTCATCCATCATTTCCTCATCATCTTCGCCATCCAGTTCTCTCAAAATTTCTTCCAAGTCAACATCATCTTCATCTGGTTCGTCTTCCATGTAGTCTTCTTCTTCTGGAGTTGGTTCTGCAGCTGGTGGTTCTGGTGATTCTGTTGAATCTAAATCGATATCATCAGTTTCTGGTTCATCATCTAATTCACCTTCTTCTGCCAATTTATTTGAAACCAATCGATTGATGGTTGGCTGGAAAGCCTCTTTTAACGCTGAGAATGCTGCTTGTTCAGCTGTATGTTTTACTGCTTTAGCATCTGCGATTACTTCGGACAATAATGTTGATTTTGCCGGTTTCTTCATTTATACCTCTATGTATTGTAAATATAAGATTATTAGGAATCTTAATGGTAGGATTTTTTATGTGTAACCATATATTAAGAATATGGTATATTGTTTAATATAAATATAAAGTTTTTTTCAAAACATTAATATTTTTTAAAAAAATCTAGAAAATATCGATTAATTGTTATTTTAACAAGGAATTTACCCAATCAAAAACTGAGGAATATCCATATTTATCTAATACTGTTTCTAAATCATCGATTGTTGGGTCTTTTGGTAATTCTTTTTTCAAGTTTATTTAACATAATTCCCTCTTCGTTTTCAAATACTGTTTAAACTTTGCTGAATCTAATTTTTCTTTTCTGCGTATTGATGGTTTTACATAACATTTTTTAATATTATTTAATTTTCCACTTCTTTTCATTAAAGATTTAAATTCTCTTAATGCAAATGCAATATCATTATTAATTACATTTACGCCCAATGTTCCTGGTGTTATTGATAAAAATTTCTTTTCCGATTTCGTCATTCTTTTTTATAAATAAATATAAAATAATTTATGTTTTTTATTTTAAACTAAATTATTTAATAATCCATTGCTCTTGCTCGTTTTTTTATCTCCGGTGGAGTATTTCCCTCAACAGATATATATCCAATTATACCAGATGAATGTTTTCTTGTAGTAGTGTATATTATCTTAATAATAGAATCTCCAGCCTCAATATATTGCCCAACACCACCATTAAATGTAATTGTTTGTGTTGACCCGGTTCCATGTCAGTGTGTATCAACACTTGGTTTATATTGAGTTATTATCCCCTTAATTGTTTTCACAATTGGGTCAGTTTTACTTTTTACTGGCATTCCAAAATCAATTGAATCAGTATAAATTTGTTTACTGCCTTTTTCTATAACATCAACTACTGATCTTAATTCTTTATATACACTCATAACATTTTTTATTTTTAAAATAATACTACAAAGTTATTAATATTATTGTAATATTCCAAATTATTTTTATCTAATATATATTTTCATTGGAACTTTATTAATTTGAGATGTTAAGGCATCTGATTCAGCTGTCTTACGTTCTAATTGTGCTTGCCTTCCCATTGATTCCAATGTATCTTTTAATTCTTGAATCAAAGTATCTTTTTCTGTTTGGGCGGAACTAACTAATTCAGCCCCATTTAGTGTGATTTCATTTTCTGGTATTGGTATTGCTGAATATTTTCCTCTAACCAACCCCAACATTTCTTTCGATAATGCTAATGTATATTTTCGTATCCAAGTTTTGCCAATATCATTTATTAATGTATATGGAATATTATTATATGGAATATTACTATAATCAGTAATTACACCTGAGCCAGTAGTATCATATGCCCCGGAACCAGTTGATAAATTTTCCAATATCTCATCGTTCAACGTATATAAAAAGAATATTTTATAATCTGATGTCGGTATTGGAAATATTCTTAATCTATTATTCGTTAATTGAAATGAATAGCCTGATTTTTTAATTTGGTCATAAAATTCAACTGCCTGTAATTTTAACAGGTCATGATATAATGGCATTGTAGTATAATTCATACCAGATGAAAAACCACTCCAGCCAAATTGTGTTAACATTTGTTGATCTACAAATCCAGAACTTATACCAGGGTCAATTGACCTATTTATTGCTGGACTATATTCATACAATATTCTACGTATCGTGAATGTATCTGTATTAAAATCACCTTTTTCTAAATCTATCTCTTCTGATAATAAATCATATACTTGTTTATCTCTTGTTATTGATATTGAACCAGTGTAATAAGTAAGATAACCGCCAGCTCCTACTTCAGAGCCATACTGTTTCGCAACACGAAAAATCCCTTGTAAAGATGGGTTAATTAATTGCCCACTTAAATTTGTTGTTGATGGTAAACCAATCATCGGAAGTAGATTATCTCTAGCATTCAATGAATTGATTTGTGAAGAATATTCAATTATCGATTCTTCAAAGGCTGCATAGAAATTAACATCCTGTAATTCAATGTCAGTGATGGGATACCCTAACCGTCTTGAACACCAAACAGCTACTTTATCAATATCATTTATAAATGCTGGGTCTGTATCATAGAACCCAAATGGAGTTGACCCACTTACAAATGATGAAGACCCTGGCCATATGTTAACATTAACTTCGTACATAATTTATTTTCCAGTATTTTGTAAATTGCCATTCCTTTGAATAGTAGTCAACAATTTAGTAAACTTCTTAATGTATTCATCTGATATATTTGAATATGCCTTTTTAAAGGTTGCCACATCCACCTTTCCATAATCAGAATCAATTAATATTTCAATATCCATGAGTAAATCATCTACTTCATTTAATACAGTTTCTGTAATTCCCATAATATTATCCTATATCATAATATCTTTCTAGAATATTCGCAATATCTTCATATGAAGATTCTAGACGTTGTTGTGAAGTAATAATTTCGTTTGTAGTTTTCTCAAAGATTTTATATGATTCTTTAAGTGTCTTCATGTGCTTATTAACAGTCACATCATCGAACCAATTTTCAGTCTCCTGCAATGTCAATTGCTCAGCAATTTCAATTATATTTCTAACTTCGTCACAACGAGTTTTTAAATCTTTTGCACGATAAATCGATTCACCCATGCTGGAGAAAGTCTTAAGTCTCTCTAAAAAAGCTCTTTTGTCATTCTTATTAAATGCTGTCATATTATTCCTCATTAACAATCAATGATTTCTGAATTTGCTAACGCCTCTACATTCTTCAATGCATCGTATGCTTGTTGATAGGCATTATTTGTATTATTAATATCATAATTAAACTCAATTGCAAACGTTTTCACCGGAAACACATTTTTACGTCTAGATTCTTCATCTAGATATACAACAACATGAGCAAAATCCTCATGTATTTTTTCATATGATAATACTAAGTTACCATCTTTATCCGGTACAAATGATTCAATATCAGCTGTGGCTAATATTAGTTTACTAATTTTATAATACGCCGATGGATAAATCTGGTCGTTTGCTTCTAAATTTGCTTTTATTGCCATTTTTAATTTTGTTTAATTATTAAATCTAAAATAAGCTTTCAAAGTGTCATTACCACTACGTATAGATACTTTAGAAAATGAATTTTTTTGAAGGTTGATTAATCTATCAACATCAATTATACTATTTCCTTTCAATTCACATGAATACAATCCGGGCATTTTTCCTTGAGAAACTTTATTATCGGTTGATGCTAACCCACTTTTTCTAATTGCATTCAATATTATATCTTCCTTAGCTTGATTTGCCGGGGATTCCATTAGTGAACGAGCATACTGTTTTACTAATTTTTTTTTCTTTTAATGTTAACATTACATTTTCCTTTAAACTATTTTGTTTGTGTGTCGATATTCATAAGTAGTAGCAGTATGAACATCTATAATAGATATACTTGATAACTTAGTTAAATGACATTCTATAGAAATTGAATGATTATATCCATATTCAGCCATTTTATCTTCTGTTACATTGAACAACGTCTCAGGGTTTCTACCAGACCAATAATGTGTGTCAATTACATTATCCACTTCATAGAATCTATTATTAAATTCAATAATATTACCCGCCTCTATAACAAGGTTAGCTTCTTTTAAATCGGATGCCATCATTGCAAAACGTGTCGTTTGTACATAATCCACTACATTTTCACCTGATGTTGATTTTGGATCTATACTAGGTAAAGCGATAATTCTAACCGGCGGATTATATGCTTTTTTCGATGATTCTCCGTATATATTTGTCGGAGATGCTGACAAATTTAATTGATATACCGCCAATTCAATAGAAACTATTCTATGAAGTAATTCACGGTTAATGCCTTTTAAAAGGCCAGCATCTTTTCTTTTTGTGTATAATGGCATTATTTAAGTGCTCGTTGTAATCGTTGTATTAAGTCAGTAGCATCTGTATCAAAACGTCTCATCTCAGTTGAAAAATCAGCCCCTTTTGTGTAAAGTGTAGCCGAATCTTCTAATATTCGAGCTACTTTAGCATACATAGTCAAAAAATCTGTATAGTATGATTTAGAGCTCATCCCCTTGCCGTATGTCGTTGTCTTACCAAAAGTCGAAGATGCGTATTTAGCAGGATTTTTCTTAACTAGTTCAAATAAATTAGTTAGTAAATTACCTATCTCTTCTAATTTATTTGCGCCATCAGTCAATTCATCTGGATATTTTACATCCTTTCTTGCAGCCGCTCTAATATCCACTATTTTCTGTTTGTATTCAGATTTTTTCTTATCAAGTAATCTGTAATTGGCTTCCATAGATGCACTAAAATCGGTATTTACAGTTTTTGATGTGGGGTCTACCTTTACATTAATTGCATAAAATGGATATGAATTCATTTCACCAACCGTCATTGCTTCGATACTGGCTAATCCAGTCTTGTCATCTTTCGATGACCCCCCAAATCTAGCACCTCCAGCTACATACGTTGCAGTAGAATTACGTTTAAATTTAGGATCACTTGCATCTACACTACTGTAATATTTATTTCTTCTAGCATATACTCTTGAATTTTTTCCATCTACTACTATATTAATTAAATTATTTGTTGATTTATCATAAATTAATACAATAGAATCGGAATTACTTTTACTATAATTCACTCCACCATTTTCACCCACGGTAATCTGTTCATCTGTAATTTCTGATGGCTTAACTCCTAATACTCGTAAATAATTCATTATATTACCTTCAACGCCAATTTTCTTTCCGTGAGATCCACCCCATTTAAATGGTGGAATTTGTATTGTCAGTATGCGTTTCATTAATTTTGACTGGAAAGCCTCATTGAGTTTTCTTTTTCTGATTAACTTAGTGGCGTACTCTTTGACTAATTTTTTTTCTTTTAATGTTAACATTACATTTTCCTTTAGTTGTAACAAATATTTTTTTTATTTTTTATTTAATTATGTCTTGGGGCATCGGTGTCAACAGTAATTTTACCGTTATTATCAATTACAATTTGCCCAATTCTCATACCATTACCCGGATAATCAAAATTGATAGTCCCCCAGAACTTGATTTTGCTTGACGAGTCAGTATTTAATTGAGCATTGAAAAAAGTTAAATAACATTCACCAATTGCATATTTAAATATGCCACATTGTTTTATTATATTATCACTCTCCATTACTGGATATTCTCTACCAGCATTTCCACCCAATCGGAAACTTAATTTAGTGTTAATGTGAAACTTCTTTAATATTTCTTTCCCTACTAAATCCCAATTAATTGAATCGTACACTTCTACTCTTGTCATTTCGTCACCATTAGCTTCAACTAATTTTTTCTTTTTAGTTGTAGAAGAAGACTGTTTTTTCATTGCTATTTTTTTAGCATACTCTTTTACTAATTTTTTTTCTTTTAAAGTTAACATTTCCATTTTCCTTTTTTTTATTTTTAAAATAATACTACAAAGTTATAGTTTATTTTTATATTATACAAATATTTTTTTTATTTTTTTAAACAACACACCCCAGATAAATCGCATACTATATCTCTAATCAATTGATGGGCGTAATCATTTGGATTATTTTGAACATTAATCGATTCATTTACTGGTTTCATAAATGCACCATGTGTAGATGGATTGGATACGAAATCCCAACATAACAAACTAAAATCACTATCCACTTCAACTGTATCTTCATACAATTGCCGAACGCTACCCATTCCTCTAGAAGAAATACCTACTGTTATTCCATTTTTTAATAACTCTCGTAAAATATTACCTGATGGAGTCGTTAATATTTCGATTGTACCAATAACATCATCTCCATTCCATTTAATATCAATTATATTATGTGATACATTTCGTAAGTTAACAACTGAATCTTCTGGATGGTCTAATTCACCTAAAGCTCTATTCTGTGCAACTTCTTCTGCTATATACCTAGCCACTTCTCTTTCCAAGATATCTTTTGGATAAACTCTGGAATTCTGGTTAGGAACATTTGCTCGTTGAATGACTCCAGTTACTATTAATCTGCCATTGTTATTTGTAATGGATTCATTAATTTTCTGTGGAGTAACAGCGAACGGTGTATATTCAATTAATAATTTTTTCATTTAGATAACTCTCTGATGTTATTAGATAATTTTTGTAGTCTTTCTTGTATTTGCCCAAAGCGAGTAAATGTATTTTTATAAAATACTCGTTGGTCTAAATCCATTTCCAATTTTAATTTACTTGCTCTACGAACAACGCCTTCTAAAACTCTTAATTGACTATTAACTTCTTTAATACTATTGTTAATTTTTTCTTTAAATGAAATTGTCTGGTCAGATTTAAAATCAGCGTATGTAATTTCATTGACTGGTGTACCCACTGAACCGGAACTAAAAGCATATGGAGTGTCATATTCCATACCAGGTGCAGTTACATTATCCTCTAATAATAATTCTACTAATGATTTCATTTTAAAATATCAATTAATTCATAAAATTTTAATAATGCAGATACATGAGAATCTGTAATTAATTTAGCTTTCAATACATTTTCTGTCAATTTACGTATCTCTTTCAATTTAACAATCAGTGATTTATCAGTCTCCGATTTTACCATTGAATCAAGTTCTTTGTTAATATACATAACTTCAGAGTACACGAAATTTTTGAATGGCGTTAAACTAGTATTTTCATTAATAAACCTGGACATTAATATCCGCTGTTTACTATTTAAATTTTGGTATTTATGGTTAAATTTTTCTATAATTAAATTTGCAGTTAATGATTTTATATCTGGACTCTGTGTATCATATATAGAATAGTCTTTTACAACTTCTTTGATTACTGGTTTTTTTGGGCTTCCCAAAGTTTCTATTAAAAAATCATAACATACCATATAATCATTTATTTGAGTCACTGGATTAGACTCAAATAATTTATATATAGTAGCATACAATTTATAATTATCAATCTTAGAATCGAAGAATGATTCTGTAAGATATTCATTCTTAATATCTTTAATTAAATTATATTTCTCTTTATTTAATTTACTTCTATCTAATTTTTGGTAGGCATTCTTTGATAAATTAATTAGTTTATCTATGCTGACTGAATTTTTAGTTTTAAATTCAAGTAAGGCCTTATATAGCATTAACTCTTTATACATCTCAGACCCTTCTTTAAAGTATTTCTTTATCAATGCTAATGATGGCGTTTGCCCAGCAGTCAATACATCTGTTGCAATCTGTCTCGTTAATAATTCAAATATAAATCCCGTATTCTTATATTTAGAATGCTTCAACTTATTATTAATCATAATTCTTCCTGTATTAATATAAATATACATTTAGTCCAATAAAAGTGATTCGTTTAACATTTCTATACCAGAATCAGGGTCTTTATGTGTCGGTGTAGTTTTAATTGATTTAGCAATATCTTTATTCAATGCCTTTATCAGTCTTTGCATTCCTTCATTTCTATTCATTTCTTTACGCCCAAATGGGTCATAACCTAAATCAGAATCTTTAGCACGTTCAAATGACCCTGGTTTTTCTGGACGACCTTCATTATCATGTCGTTTATCAGTACTTATATCAAACGTTTTTTCATTTTCTCCAGTACCTGACAATTTTGATGCTACTTGTAATGCTGATATGTCATGCGGAGTACCAAATGATTTACCTGTAACGGCTGGGTCATTACCTTCTTCTTCAATTTGTGTTTGCCTAAAACGTAATTTTAAATCTTCTATTATCAAATCTTCTTCTAACTTCCATTCTTCTGGCGTGAGATTCAATATATTTTCATATATATATTTATTTGATAATAACTTTTGCTCTTTAATATTTGATATCAAATTAACTTTTTCATTCAATAAATCGACTCGTTGTCTTTCATATATCATTGATGGCGGGGACAATGTCAATGAAAACTCGTATAATTCTTCACCAGTATAACCCTGCGTCATTAAATGTACTACTGATATCTTATATAATTCAGCGGTAACCATTTTTTGTAAACGTTCTATTGTTCTTGCAAAACGTACATCTTCAGCTGGCAATGTTGTCTTTCCACCTTCTCCATCATAACCCATATATGATTTAGGTATTTTAAGGAACGCCATCATTTTATTACGTAAATATTCAATATCGTCTATTTGCCCCTCATTAGTAAGTCCAGGTAATGAGCTAATATCAGTACCAGTATCCCCACCTCTCACTGGTAAATAATAATCCTCTAACATATTCATTAGATTATATTTAAGATTATATTCACCATCATCTCCAACGTATGGAGTTTTTTTCATGGAATTGGTAATTTCTTCCATATAACCATCTACTTCTTCAGGTGCAATGTTACCCACATCAATTTTAAATATCCTACGTTCTGGGGCTCTCATAATTCTATGTATTAACATAGCATCTTCCATCATAGAAAGTTGTTTAAAAACTTTCCTAGCCCCCTCTAACATAGATTTACCATACGGTAAGAAGTTTGTATTTGTTAATAATCTGAAATGGGCAATTTCTTGGATATCAAATGATGATTTCGCCAATGAATATGTAATTTGGGAATTGGCCGGTTCAAATAGAAATTTAGTTTCATCCTTATTTGGACCCGAATCATCACGTCTATTCATTAATGATGGGTGAATTGGAATAGCATCTATTACGCCGACAGTTGGTAATGTGGGGGTGTATAAATACAAATCACCGAATTTACATAATGTACGAACCCAACTCCATAAATTAAATTCAATATTTAAAATTTCATAATGTAAATTATAAAGTATTTGTTTTATTTTATCGTTTGGGCAATTAATAGTTAATACATCACCATGCGCATTTCTAGTTGTTACCTCATCCGCATATATATCCAATGCCCCTGCTAATATTGGGTCATTATCCATCAATTCGTAATCTATATACAACAAATTACGCATGACATCTAATTGAGCAGATTGTGTATCTGTCGAATATCCACTACCAAAGAAGCTAGCTTGACCATTACTATTAAGTCGTAACCCCTTAAATCTACCAGTAGTGTAATTACCTACAGATTGTAATCTGTTTAAATCAACCGTCTTTATTCTACCAGACGGCATTTTCTTGAGAATTACTTTACTAGAAAATAATCTATTAACAAAATCTGAAAATGAATTTGCCATCTATAATAACCAATTTAATTTTTCAACTGTCCCTCTGGCTGTTCGGTGTTCCCAAGCAGAATTTTGTTGGACAGTTGGTTTGTGTACTAATTTATGTGTCGAATTAAGTGTTTTTTTTGTTAAATCTATACCTAATTGTCTAAGTCTAATCGTAGTATCACGGATAAAAAATGTTATTCCACAAGGTATTACTAAATCGTCGTGATAACCTCTTTGAGCTTGTGGTTTCCCATCAATCCACATAAATACATATAATTCTGATATCAATCTTTTTGAATGTATTATAGGAATTTTTTGTTCGAAATATAATTGTAATTTAGATACAACGGCCGGACGAGTACTTGGTGTGGTTGTAAAACCAGGAACCATGTCTTTTCTATCTTTTAAATCGTACGACTTTGCTAAGTGAATTGATGGGTCTAAAAATGGGTCTGATTTAAATGAATAATATAAATTTGGATATTTTAAATCAATAATTTGTTGTACAGTATCCCATCCAACATTTTTATTTTCTGGATATTTTCTGGAACAATTAATGCTGTATTATATTCATGACCATATGCAACTAACATATTACCAAATTCACGAGTTCCTAATTGTCCTTTAAATTCCGCAACCTGCTCAAGTGTTTCAATATCAAATATGTGGAATGTTGAGAAATCCGCACCATCTCCTCTAGCTATGTCAGCCGTTATAACATAACTTTTTGTATAATCAACGAATTTCCATATCCAAACATCATTATTAGCACCTCTAGTTTGAATTGGGTCTTGAACATGTGTATTAGTGTACCATTGTAAAATATCTGACGGTATTACTGTATGTCCAGAAGAAATGAAATCACAATCACAATTATGACTTAGTATCCCTTGTGTATAATATTTGTGCCCATCAACGGAAAATAAATCATATAAGTTTACAGCATCATTAACTTGTATAATTGATTGTTGTATAATTGATTGTACTATTAATAATGAATTATCGCCAACAATCACACTTCCTATGACTAATTCATTTGCAAAGATAGTAGTAAAATTATCTGTGAAAAATCTATGATTACTAGAACATTTAATACTATTCCCATCGGTAAAATTAATTTGTAAATAATTTGTATGAGTATTAATAGCCAATCCATCGAATTCACGGAACCCGTCTGGAGTTAAAACTGCATATGTATTATTTTTTAAAATCATAATTTTATTCTATAAAATTGGCAACCGAGCACTGAAATTATTTCATTTTGTCTCTTAACATCTCGTTCAATTAAATTTCCAAATTTATCGAAATGTTGGCGTTCATCGATTTCTAACACAACATTCTTTTTACTATCATAAGCGTCAACCCAATAACCTAATCCTGGAACTTTAAATTCTCCACCATTTTCTGCATGTTGGAAATTAAATCCATTTTCCTTTCCGAATTTTTCAATTATTGCAATTGAATTAATATTATATGCAGGAGCTAATTGTCCAATTTGTCTTTCTATTCTTTTAATAGCAGATAACCTTAATTTAGTCAAGGTTTCTTGTGTATGTGTTTTCCCTAGAAAATTATTTTTGTTATCGGCACAAAGCCTACAACCATTATTAAATGTAAAAGAATTTCCACACCGGCATTTCAGTAATCTTTCATCATAATTATAATCTACAATAAATTTAATTCTTTTTGACAAGTAATTAAAATTTATTTTATCAATTGCAATTTCATCTAGAATTTTAGTATGCTCTTTAATGGATTTATATAATTTAGCATCTTCCACAATCAATGTACGATTTTTACTTTTCCCAAAATATCTTTTAAATCTGTCATTTTCAAGTAATATCTTTCTAACTTCTTCTTTTGTATAAATATTTACAATTAAATTAAGTTTATGTTCAATTCCAATATACGTTTTTTTAACTTGTTCTGATTGAATATTATTTGGTTTTACACGAGTATCACTTGGAGTAAATCCAATCTGAACAATTTCATTTTTACCAAATTTGTTTCTATATTCAGATGTAGTAATACCATGTTTACTTTTTAAGTGTTGAAATAATTGTCTAGCTTCATATTGGTTACACATCTTACATTTTAATAAATTACTCATTTTTCAACCTGTTTTCTAATTCAAAAATAGTAATAGTTTCAATTTCAAGAGTTTCATTATTTCTTATTGTAATAAGTGTATCACCTGAAACGCATTCCTGTGATGCTATACGTTCTCCTAGTGCATATGTTTGTTGGTCTCTCCAAGCTTGATTTCTTTCGGGGTGTAAATCCCATTTCAACTTAATTGGATTAAATGGCTCTAATCCCTCTGTCACTAAACCACTTTCTGCCTCTTCCCAAATCTTATGGAATAAATTACCAATTCCATTTGGTGTTGATAATAAAGTTGCCGAACCACCCGTTGATAATGTTGGCAAGGCTGCCCCCCAAATTGTATCAATTCGGTCAACAAATGCAGCTTCATCAATTATTAATAAAGATAACGCCTCCGAACGTCCTGAATGGGCTGAACTTGATACGGCTTTTATTGATGACCCGTTCTTAAATGATATTGATAACTTATTATTATCTACAATCTTACCTCGCATCCAAACTGGAAGATTTTCGTGCATAACTTTAACTTTATGCACTAAATTTCTTGCTACATCTTGTGTCGTAGCTATAACTAAAACTTTAAAATTTTCATTGAATAACATTTTTAATAAAGAATCAGCAGCTAATAACGTAGATATACCCATCTGTCTAGATTTCAATACTACATTAAAACGATGTTTTTGTAATTCAGTTAGAGTTTTTTCCTGAAATGGAAACAAGTGAAACGGAATCTTACCTTTCAAAGGGTGCTCTATTTTCAGGTATTTTTTTGTAGCATACACATAATCCATGCTACATTTCTGAAATTCTACCGCTATCGCTGCTCTTAAATCTGGATTCATTATTATCGTATATTGTTAATTATTAATGACCCGGTATATATGCTAACAGTACCAATAATAAATCCTAATAATATATTACTTGTTTTTGTTTCATACCATTTTGGATTTTGACTCTTCATTAAAGATTGCATATCGAGTATAGCTTCTTTATATATACTCAATTCTTTATTTTGGATTTCTATTTTTTCAGAATTCAAACTATTAACCAATTCATAATTATGGACCAATTTATTCAATGTAGAAATCTGTAATACATGTATAGAATCCGTTTGTTTTAATTCATTAATTGTGGTTGCTATATGTACAATTTTTTCTTTTGTCAAACAAGTATCAATTGATTGACCAAAAATTGATATATTACACATTAATAAGATAATATATATTATAGTTTTTCTCATAAATTATTCAATAATTTTAATGCACTATCAATAGAAATTTCTGTTTGTTTAGCGTTTTTTAATTTAGATTGTAATGAGTCTAAATATATTTTTTGATATTCAATATCATTTAACGTTATAACAATTTTATAATTCAATGAATCAATTACTGGTTTCAATGTATCAATCTGTGATAGATGATTGTTAATAATAGCCAATTTCAGATTAGAAATTTCTGTATTTTTTTGATGTATTGTGTAACCACCATAAATTACTATTAATAACAAAGCAATAATACTAAACAAATAAACTTTAATATTCATCCAACCTCCTTAATACAATGTTTTTGTATTCATTATATTCTTGTAATATATTTTCCGCTTGGCCTGTATCCCCTAGCCATTTTTCAATTGAGCCATCTGAATGTGCTACTCCAGAACCACTTGCAATTGAATTAGCTAACAATTGTATTTCTATATCAGTTGAATTAAAGAATGCTTGGGCATTTTTCTTTAACTTTTCCTTTTCGTATTCTTTAAATTTTCCTTGAATTTTTAATTTAGTTTCTAATTTAGCCACACATTCTGAACACATTCCAGTTCGCACTCTAAATTTTTGGTCTAACCTAGTTTTTATCCTAGTTTTACAATCATCGCCAAAACAATTTGGATATTCGTTTAGATAGTCGTTTAACCCTTCAAATGCCTTGTAATTAGGAGGATGTTTGATTTTATACCCTTTTTTCTGTTCCCATATACATAATATATTTCCAGAAGAATCTAGTTCCGGCCAAATATCACCAATCTCGTGCGTTGTATGAGCAATTGTATTATCCCACCCTACATTAGTTCTAGTTTGTGTCTTATGTGTACCATCCAACATCTTTCGAATGGCATCAGTATTCTTTAACTTATCAAGTCCTATCATATTAATTAATTGGGTTTTTAATAATCGTCTTTAATTGATTAATTAATACTGGCAGTTGACTTTCAGATATTCCTAACAATCCAGCAAACGATAATATAGCACCCAATTTTTCTTTTGGGGTATTTAATGCATTGATTGATTTCTGAATAACCCCTCTGTCAATTAATGCCATTAGTCTAGTAACTCGTGGAAGTTGTTTAGGTGATTCATCTACTGGAGGAGGGCCTTCATATAATTCGGTCAATTTTCTCATAAGTTTTCTTTAACTATAAATAGTAAAAACTTACAAAATTTATCTATTATATTTAATTATACCTAATAGCTGATTAATTGGAGCAAACATACCTGTTAATTTATATGTTTTTCCATTGTACTTGAATACAATTCCCTCTGAGGGGACTATTTTATTGAATCCACCAAGTTTCTTTATCTTGCCTAATTGTGTTTTCAATAAATCCAATTTTCTAGGGTCGTCACTCGATTTAATTTGTTTAATCACACCAAGTAAATCTTTTCTAATTTTTTGAATAGTATCCGATGGATTGGGTGCAAAAAATGATGTTATATTAGATAAAACTTCTATGCCCAATTGTAAAAAAATAAATTCAAATTTACTTTTAATAGTAGAATTTATCTTAGGAACTTGTTCATTTTCAAATTGTTTTAATTCTTCATAATATACTGTAAATAAATTTGAATTTAACTTGATTGTTTTCTTGTCATATACCCAACGTCTAAGTAATATATCAGTAGCATCCGTTGTCAATTTTGGAAATAGTTTATTAATTAATATGTGATAATACGATGAATAATAATCGCCGATAGTATCGGAATCACTTAATTGAAATTTGTTCTGTAATTTAGTGACCATCCCCAAAAATTTTGTCAAATCTTCATTATAATTAACTGCCTTGTTTAACTGAATATTATTTGGTAATCTAATATTAAATTCATCGTCCAAATCATCATTAACATTGTCAATAATTGATTTTAATTTTTTAGCATAATCTGGTCGTATTTGTATTATTTTACCATCTTCATCATATTCATTCATGTTTAAAAATACAATATAAGACCCACTATAATCCAATACATTTTTATTTGATTCATATATAATTTCAATACCAAGAAATACTTTTCCATTCTTAAAAAATTTATTCAATAAAGAATCAGACAGTCTGTCTAAATTCTTGATCATAAATTGCATTGCTTTTGTAAAACTATCCGAGATGGTACCTCTCCCATCAAATTTTGAAATTAAATCATGTAATGACATTGGATTTAATATATCAGTCTTATTTCTAGCACATCTAAATTGCCCATTAATATATGTTATCGATAAAGATTGCCCGTCCATTTTTTCAGTTGCATTCTTTATCGTCATATGCCCAGATAATGTCGTTTTAATTAATTCTTTAATGTCTGAAAATTTCAATGTTAAATCGTCGTAAGGATGTTGAATATGGCCACCCGTCCCACTTTCATTAATTTTAGAATTAATTCGAACTTTTAAAAGAGGTTTACCATTAATGGTAATATCTCCCTTATCATTCTTTCCGATATCCTTTATTTTTATTTTCTTATTCTTGAATCTGCCACCTAATACTGTATCCCCGACATTAATAGGAACATTAATGTCTTCGTCAACATTAAATTTTTTTTTCATTAAATTGTATAACCCTGGATTATACCAACCAAATAATTTTTTAAAACTTTCCGGTGTCGATTTTCCAATCCAACCTCTAACTTTAGTCCCTGACATTTCTGTGTTATCAGGCATCTTAATTGTTATATTAGGTGTAATATATACATATCCAGTTTGATTGATAGGTTGTAATTCAACTCCATCTTTGTATAGAGAAAAATATCCTGAAGTACCGTCCTTTTTTGTAAATTGAATCCTGTCAGCGTCCTTTTTACCTAAGGCAAATATAACAGAATATTCATTTTGATTATATCGACTAAGTAATTCCGTTGATTTATATGGTTGCGTAGTATGTACAATTTTATCCGCCGGTATTCCATATTGAGTGATAATAGATTTCTTTTCATTAAAATTCAAAGGAGATAATGTGTCTACCTTATTACTTGTGGTAATATAAACATTATCCCCGAATTTTTTTACTAAGTTTCTATAAACTGCAAAATGATGGGGGCAAAATGGTTGAAATCTACCTGGATATATTACAATTGTCCTCATGTAACCTTTTATTCAATATATATTAAAATGTATAAGATACTTCACTTTGTCCAACTTCAAGGGTAAAATGCTGCATGAATGTATCGTATAATATACTTTCAGCGGCACCAGTGTTGGTATCATCCAAGTCTAAAACAAACCCATCAATAGTATCAAAAATCATATTATCTATCATAATAATGTTATCACTGCCCTCACTTGAATATTATCTGGAATAGAATTTGGTGTAAATCTTATGAATGTAGTTTCATTCGATTTATCAGTTGAATTATACGTGACCCAATTTGTACCATCCGTTGTTTTTTCCCATGTACCAGATCTAGTTACGCTGTCATCATCATCTAATAATGAATTGGTAATTGCATTGTATAATCTTATCCTAAGTGTAGGTACTGTTCCTCCAAATGATGTTCTGAATTTCCAAGCAAACGTCTTTGTGGTTTTGTCTGATAAATCGGCTGATGGTAAATAATTACTGATAGATGTATTATCTTCAAATGTACAGCTAACTGAATAGACTCTCCTTGGTATACATAATTCACCTAATATATCAAGTTCCAATTTACCTTGAATATGAGTTCCTGGAGTGGCATTTGATAGATCACCACTTATTGTTTCAGTCCACGTTCCACTGTCATCATCAATTCCACTTGTTCTATAATACGTTCGTATTGGTTCTGGTGTATAACCCAAATTGAAATCACCTACATATTGATTGGTATGAACATATAATCTATATAGTTGACTTGCATTCGTTGTTGCCATTTTTGGAGTAATTATAGACTGGCCTGATGTGGCTGCATAATATCCATCAATTCCAATTGGCATAACCCCCAACCAATTTAAACCAGTCGTTGTGATATTTGGCATTGCAAATAAATATCCAGCTTCAGTCCACATGGATAATGCTGCTGGATTGAAGAATGCATCGGGTGCCCCTGATGGTGTAGTTGTTAGTTTTGTTCTATTTGAGATCTGACCGAAAATCTTTTCAAATTGTGGAGATGCTGTATTGTATCTAGCTACATAAACTCCATGTTTACCAGCCAATGTAGTGCTAATCAGCAATCTGTCAATTGTACTTGAATAATCAACTTGAACCATTGCAGCAGTTGCTAAATTAGCTGTAATTGTACCTGGTGGATTTTCCAACATAAAATCGGATAACCACGATGTCCCTAAACTAGTAATATCTGATAATACACATCTGTATACCCTAGTTGTTGTTACGAAATAAAAAGATTTAATTCCAGATGCCGAACCATGTGCAACTGAAAATATTCTACCGTTACCAACTTGTTGGGCTGTACCTACAATTGTTTGTATGGCTGTTTTATAAGTCCACATTCCAATAGCAATACCAGCAGTTACAGTTAATGCAGCTCTCATATTAAATCTATGCATTCTAACTGATGTTGCATTGTCCAAATTCAAAAAGTATAGGTCATGTGAAGTAGCTGAAACATAATCATCCCCTGCAATTCCCATATTAGCCAACAGTCCAGCACTATATATAGTATGTACGCCAGATTGCCCACCAGTTGTGTTGATTGCAGCACCTCCAAGTGTTGCTGATACTGTTAACGTGTTTGTTTCTAATGACGTAGCTGTAACATAATATATCGTGTTGGCAACTATACCTGTTGGTAATGCACCAGTTGTTGAAAATGCTACTGGATCTCCAGTTGTAAATGGATGTGAACTGACAGTGAATACCCCTGGACTGGCAATTGTTACTGTAAATGTACTGGTATTAACATCACGGCATAAATATGATGCTCTAACATTATCAGTTGAAGTTGCTTCTGCAATTACAGTACCACCTAATTGAAATGTTCCATAATTCAATCCTTTGATTATATGGATTCCCCCATTATATAACGTGGCATTTGTAGCAGATGTAATAATTCGAATTTCTTCAATTACATAAGATGTACCAGCTGATAAATTTACTGGTGCCGATATGGTTAACGATGTATTACTTGCAATTGCTGTTATTTCATACCAAGTTGTCACCGCTGTTGGATCAGTTGTATTAAATCCAATTCTAGCACCTACTGCAATTCTGTCCGTCTGGAACAATGTCGATGAACCAGTTAATGTAGTTGAACTTCCAGATGTACTTAATGTACCAGTGGTATGGGTATACACATAACCACGCAAGGCTCTTAACGTTTTTGCCCCTGCAATTGTCGTACCACTCAATGTAATATACCCCTTCCACGTTATAGAATTGGCTGACTTATTATATTCAAATAATCCAATATTTCTAGTGACTGCTGCTGCGGCATTGGTTGGTGCAAATATCCAAAATATATTACTCGACCACTGAACAACATGGGGTGAATAAAATGTAAATCCAGCCAATTCTGTCATATTTATCAAAACTGGTGGATTAGCACTTATATATTTATCATTTGGCGTAGCACCAGTGAATTGAGTGAATAATGATCCAATCATAGTTACTGTAGAATCGTATGACCCACTTGATGTCGTTCCTGTAAATGTATGTTCTACTGCTGATTTAGCCATATATTAATTTATATTGTAAAATAATGTTAATGTAATATTTTTAATTTCGCTATTTGATTTGACTGAATATCTCATCTCATCGTACTTATTCAATGTAGTATGCCATTCAGTTAAGGTAGTATTTAGAATTGATGCGGTTGCTGACATAGAAGCTGTACCCATCGTTACACCATTTCTCTGAACATCAATTTCAATTGAACCAGTTAATGGGGTGACACTTCCAATTACATATGAATCCATTTGATACGCAATCAATATCCCATCATTTTTCATTCTAGAAATGTTTTTTGATCCAGTAGTTAGAACTGAATTTCCACCAGCTATAACTATACCAAATGAATCAGTTAATTTTGTGTTGATTGTATTTAGTTGTGTTGCAACACTTGAACTGAAATTTCCAATGGATCCTGATATGTCTGATGCAATCTGTGATGATGCACTTATAAATCCATTTGAACTAGAAATTATACCTGATGGCAATTGAGTAGAACTAGAAATTATTCCACTCGGTAATTGATTAGAACTACTTATAATTCCAGTCGGTAACTGTACTGAACTAGAATACACATTAGATCCGACTTTGTTCAATTTTTCAGAAGCTATTGATGCACTGGCGGAAGTAAAAGCACCAGATATTTCATTGGATATTTGATTACTTGAACTAATAAATCCAGCTGAACTAGATATCAATCCATTAGGTAGCTGCGTGGAACTGCTTATAATCCCATTTGGTAATTGAGTTGATGATGAATAAACACTGTCACCAATTCTATTTAATTTGTCAGAAGCTAGACTACTAGATATAGTTGTGAATGCTCCTGATATATCAGTACTTATTTGTGCTGACGAACTTAAAAATCCATTTGAACTTGATATTAATCCAGACGGTAATTGATTGGATGATGAATATACATTGGATCCAATTAAAATTCCAACTGAACTTGATATTAACCCACTAGGTAATTGGGTACTTGAACTAATAATTCCAGACGGAAGCTGAATTGAAGAAGAATATACATTTGAACCAATTACATTCAGCTTATCAGTTGAAATACTACTGGAAATTGAATTAAATGCGCCTGAAATATCAGTACTTATCTGAATACTTGAACTAAGTAGGTTTGGTGGTAATTGGTTGGATGAAGAGTAAACATTATTGTTTAGTTTATCCAATTTTCCAGCTGCCAAACTACTTGAAATAGATGTGAATGCTCCAGATATTTCAGTACTTATTTGGGCACTTGAACTTATAAATCCATTTGAGCTAGATATTAAACCACTTGGAAGTTGGGTTGAACTTGAAATTAACCCAGATGGTAATTGATTGGAACCACTAATAATTCCACTAGGTACATTGAGTATATTATTATAGTCAACCGTACCTGATACATTGAGTGCAATTGCATTTCCAAGTCCATCATATAGCGAACCAGATATTACCTGAACTACTCTGTAATACGTTTTAGAAACTTCTTGTCCAGTTAAATCATATATATTCATTATTTCAAATATTTCGGTATATTTTTAATTGCATATTCAATAAAATCTACATTAAGTTTATATTTTCTCATTGTAGATTCTAATAAAGTACGAATAGTTTTTCCATTTTTATTAATATTTTCAATAGTAATATTTTTCTTACTAATATTATATATCAATTCACTTAATGGTTTTTGGAATGTAGTTTTTACAGGCGTTTGTTTTGTTGCTACATGTGTTACGCTAATCACTGGTTTATTAATTTTTGTTTTTTCTTCCCCAATTACTTCCACCACATATTTATTCGCAAACTCTATTGTTTCTGTATATGGTGTAAATACTGTATCATCAGCAATTACTTCTAATGTAGCCATTCCATTTTTTGATTCAATATATCGTTTTAATTTTGGTATGGATACTTCAACTTCACCGTTATCATGTATTTTACCTTCATACATTAATGTTAAGTCATTTGATTTTACTAGTAATCTACATTTAGATTTACTTAATGTAGTACCTTCAACTTTTAGTTTACATTTAAATAATTTACTTTCATCCAAATAAATTTTCATTATATCACCTCAATATTATATGCAGCAGCAATCTGTTTGAAATCACTTACTGATATATGTATTAGTTGCAATCTGTTTGAAATCACTTACTGATATATATATTCTATTCTGATTTTTATATTTTTGTTCCACATACTCTTCACCATTAACCGTAACTAGAATCTTTAATAGTTTTTTAGTTTTTTCTGGTGGTAGTTGTTGTAGAACACTTTCAATTGGAATTCCAGACCTAATGGATTGATCTACAATTTCTTCAATTAAAACTGCTTCCCAATTATCTGTTAGTGAATCCCACGTACCTAATCTAGGATCTTCCCAATTTAAATATTCCATATATCAATAAATATGTTAAAAAAAGAAAAAGAATTTTGAATAGTTTGGAACTATTGTTGATGGCGGTGGTATTATAGATGAGATGTAAATAAATGGAAACCCATTATCCCAATATATCATGTGATTTATATTATCTGCATCTTCTAATCCAATTGGAAATCCGTTATCCCAATATGTAAACGTATTTATCATCAGTTTCCTATGTTAATGTTGCTGAAAAGGTATCTACATATAAATTACCAGCTGTTCCATCACAATCAATTACAAATTCCAATACTCCTGAATCGGAAACTACTGCTGTACTGCCAGATAATCCTTGCCAAGCCAAATCAGACCCAGCAGTTGCTGTCATTAGAACCGACTCTTCTATTCCCAATGCGCCATTTCGCTTTACAATTAACCTAGCCCTACTACCATTATATGCACTATCTTCATATACATATGCTGTAGGTGAGCAATATTGTCCAGAACTTATTGGTACTTTGAATCCACCATATAATCCAGAAGATTCTAATTTATTTGATGCGCTGTTAGGTTGTAATTGTAAGCTAGTTGACCCAGAATGCACTGTACCTGATGATATTCGTATTTTACCGTATTTTTTATATAACACATGACTATTCACAACTCCGCCATTTCTTTGGGATGCTATATATGATAATGGATGGAACAACGACATTGAAGGAATACCGTTCGTACTGTTAAAACTAGTATTTTGGCAAATGATTTGTGGAATACACGATGCATTAATAGATAAATCATTTGTATGAACTGTTCGGTGACCAGATGCGGAACTGAATGTAGAATTTAGTATATTGACTGGTTGAAGACTTGTTGGAATAACGATGCCAGTTGGAGTTGATGCAGTTGCATCATTGTTTGATACTATACCATCAAATGTAACTCCATAGTAATTAGTTGTCGTTGCAATGTTGGCAGTACCATTCCCAAACAACGTACAAGCACCTATATAGATGTTTCTTTGCACTGGTATAGTCGATGATGCTATGACTATACCACCAGCAATAGCGGGTCCACCTGCTAGGTTTCTCCACATCGAGCAACTAACAAATGATCCAGTGAGTAGAGTTGATGGTAAATTGAGTGCTGGTCCACCACCGCAATATATTTTACCACCCGACCAATTCATTTTGGAATTAAACACTAAAATTCCAGTATTTGACGTACCACCAACAAGAATATTATTTGTCATGGTTACATTTGGACTATTTATGTTAATTGTACCAGCAGATTGGCTATTTGTTCCTATATATATATTGTTGGAAAACATGACATTTGATGTGCCAGATGCTACATATAATATATAAACATTGACTGCCATTGCTACATTATTAGTTATCGTAATTAAAGTTGCTGTCGTTGATGCAACATACCAACAAACGGTTACCGTATTGTAAAATGAGCAATAATTGCAAGTAAATGTCCCAGTGGTGGTTTCAATTCGAATCCCTTCTTTGTTTGCACCACTATTAAAATATTGAAAAGATGTCCATTGAAATGTTACAGTTGACGTGGCATCAACTTTTATATACATTTGACATCCACCACTTTGCGCTGTAATTGACACATTTCTAGTCAACAAAATTACATCGGCCTCCATCGGTGGGGTTCCCATACGAGGTTTTTCAATTGATCCGCTGTATGCACTAGATCCTGTAACAATTAATGTACTTGAAGTTGCCGACCCACTTAGTATAGCATTAACCGCTGTTTCGTTAATTGTTGTATTTGCAACTCCTATATAATCAGTATCTAGCCACCCAGTATCAGTATCTACATTTAAAACACTCGCACTAGGTTGTTGATTTGCATTTAATTTACAGTAATACACGTCTTTTCCAGACGTTCTACTCTGACCATATGTGTTCATGGTACCCAAATTCCTAACCACAATACCATAATCACCGCTAGAATCCATATCCAAAAACAACGTCATTGTACTATCTCGTGGACATGGTGTTCCAGATGTACCCATGTTCAATGTACCACCAGTATATACAATTATGCTGTTTGACATTCTCATATAGTAAGCAGTTGCAGCTGATGTTCCCCATTCCAATGTACCTTTAGACCCAATTGCAATTCCAGGAGTTAACAATGAATTGGCTGCTGTTGGTGCTGATCCAAAATCTGTTGTGGCAGTATTATCCATTGTCACTGTAAATGAGTTGGATGACCCAGCACTTATATATTCGCCGCCAATAATGAAATTGTCCGATGCTGCGGGTGCTGCTGTTGTGGTTGTGACCAATGCCACTGCCCAGTTACTTGTTGCTGTTGACCTTAAACTTACTTGTGAGGCACTTGAGGTTCTTGCTTGAACTGAATATGTAGTTGCTGCTAATAGCGTGACTGGGGCTGCCAATTTAAAAAATATCCACCCACCATTTAAATCTGCTGTTGCCGCTACTGGTAAATCAGCCACATTTATAGTTACTGTGGTACCTGCAACTGCTACCCCACCTTGTGCTAACCTAACTGACATCGTTCCAGTTGTACCAGTTCTAACCGATAATTTAACACCTATATGAGTAATTGTTATGGCACCTGGAGTATAAGTAGTTGCGCCTACAAACGATGTTGTCAATGCAGTTGTTGTTGTTTCGGATGCATTAAACATTGTGGCATTCACCACACCCCATGTCGCAGCTGCTGTGAAATTTCCCGTTGCTTTACTAAATAATGTTGCCATTTAAAATTTTTATTATGCTGTTAAAAATGCTATTAATTCCCATTTATTCAATGCATTATCTGCATTATACATAAATCCACAATGCATAGTTTTACTTGCAGTGGTAGATACTGGTAATGGTATACCTGCTGCTGAATATGCTGCATTCCATCCAATTGTCTGCGCCCCACCATTATCTTTAATTCTTATTATTAACTTTTCACCGTTGTTTGCAGTTCCAGTAGGTGCCCCAAAAGTTGCTGCCGATGCCAGTGCTGTTAATGTATATATATCAGTTGTATCTACATTTGGTATCGGTGTTGCATTGGTTGCTGATGAACTTACTCTTGGTAACAACTGTGCTGCACCTGAAATTATACCACTTGGTAATTGTGTTGAGCTACTTATAATTCCACTTGGAAGTTGTGTACTTGAACTTATAAGTCCAGATGGTAATTGAGTACTTGAACTAATTATACCACTCGGTAATTGAGTTGAAGATGAATAAACACCACTACCAATTTTGTTTAACTTTTCTGAAGCTAATGATGCAGATACAGTTGTGAATGCACCAGAAATATCAGTACTTATTTGGGCAGAACTTGAAATTATGCCCGATGGTAATTGTGCAGAACTTGAAAACAATCCACTTGGTAATTGACTTGATCCACTTATAATTCCAGAAGGTAATTGAGTTGAAGATGAATAAACTCCGCTACCAACTTTATCTAGCTTTTCAGATGCTAGTGAACTTGAAATTGAAGTAAATGCCCCAGATATTTCTGATGCAATTTGGCTTGACCCACTTATAATTCCACTTGGTAATTGTGCCGAACTTGAATAAACGCCACTACCAACTTTATTAAGTTTTTCTGATGCAAGGCTACTTGAAACGCTTGTAAATGCTCCTGAAATATCGGTACTTATTTGCGCTGAACTAGATAATAAATTTGCTGGTAATTGTGCTGAAGATGATATAAGTCCACTTGGTAATTGTGTAGATGATGAATAAACTCCACTACCCACCTTGTTCAACTTTTCAGATGCCAATGAACTTGATACACTTGTAAATGCACCTGAAATGTCGGTTGCTATTTGAGTAGAGCTACTTATAATTCCAGAAGGTAACTGATTGGAACTTGAATAAACTCCACTACCTACTTTGTTTAATTTTTCACTTGCAAGACTGGAACTAACTAAAGTAAATGCTCCAGATATTTCAGTACTTATTTGTGCAGATGCTGAAATTAAACCACTTGGTAATTGCGCTGAAGATGATATAAGTCCAGAAGGCTTATTAGTTATTACTGACCAATCAGTTCCACTTCCACTTGCAGGGCCTCCAATTTGGAAATTTGATCCTGTACCATCTTGATAATACAGTGATGAGCCACTACTGAAAATTTGAAGCGTATTTGGTATTGGTGTTGGATCAGCACTTTGATTTATATATGTAGTGTACTGAACTCCTGGATCTTGTAAAATTGAATTTACTTGCGTCGAACTACTTATGATGCCTGATGGTAATTGAGCTGAACTGGTATATACGTTGTCACCTATTCTATTTAACTTACCACTTGCAAGGCTACTTGACACTAAAGTAAATGCTCCAGATATTTCACTTGCAATTTGTGCTGATGAACTTAGAAATCCATTTGAGCCAGATAATAACCCAGCTGGTTTATTTGTTATTACCAACCAGTCAACACCACTTCCAGAAGCAACCCCTCCCATTTGAAACTTTGAGCCAGTTGCATCTTGATAATACATTACAGAACCACTATTATATATTTGAACGCTACCAGCTAATGGTGCTAGATCACCATGATATTCCCTTAATGTTATATAGGTGACACCACTATCTTCCAATACAGAATTTACTTGGGCTGAACTTGAATATACATTTGAGCCTACTTTATTTAACTTTTCTGAAGCTAAACTACTTGAAATAGTAGTAAATGCACCAGATATTTCAGTACTTATTTGAGTAGAGCTACTTATAATTCCAGAAGGTAATTGATTGGAACTAGAATATACATTGCTTCCTACTTTATTTAATTTTTCAGAAGCTAGACTACTAGATATTGAATTAAATGCTCCTGATATATCAGTAGATATTTGTGCTGATGAGCTTAAAAATCCAACTGAACTACTTATAATTCCAGAAGGTAATTGATTGGAACTAGAATATACATTGCTTCCTACTTTATTTAATTTTTCACTTGCAAGACTTGATGATACCAATGTAAATGCCCCAGAAATATCACTTGATATCTGTGCTGACGAACTCAATAAACCAGCTGAACTTGATATTAAACCACTTGGTAATTGATTAGAACTTGAATAAACATTGCTACCTACTTTATTTAATTTTTCTGAAGCTAGTGAACTTGATACGCTTGTAAAGGCTCCAGAAATTTGAGATGCAATTTGAGCACTCGAACTTAAAAATCCAGCTGATGATGAAATTATACCTGATGGTAGTTGTGTTGAACTTGAATACACATTACTACCAATTTTGTTTAGTTTTTCGGAAGCTAGTGATGCAGACACTAGTGTAAATGCACCTGAAATATCAGAAGCTATTTGTACCGAACTTGATAACAAATTAGCTGGTAATTGGGTGCTAGAACTAATAATTCCAGAAGGTAATTGTGTAGAACTTGAATATACACCACTTCCAATTTTATTTAGTTTATCACTTGAAAGACTTGCTGATACTAAAGTAAATGCCCCAGAAATTTCAGATGCCAACTGACTAGATCCAGAAACTAATCCAGCTGGTTTGTTAGTCATTGCAGACCAATCAGTTCCACCACTACCTGATGCTGACCAATCAGTTCCACCACTACCTGATGCTGGTCCACCTAATGGATATTTAGACCCAGTTTCATCTTGATAGTATATAACTGATCCACTATTATATATTTGAACAGTTCCAGGTAATGGGGATGGATCTCCATGTTGATCCCTCAGTGTTATGTATGTAGCACCATCACCTTGAAGTATATCACGCACTTGTTCAGAACCAGAAATGATATTACTTTCTCGTAAAATTTGATTGATTCCAGAACCAGTAAAATTAACACCAATCAATCTAGTTTCATATTCGCTCTTTCTACCAGCTGAATTTAGATATTCTGCTTTAAGAATTAGTTCAGTATTGGTCTTGAATGTATTTAATGGAACTTGTAATTTAGCTTGATTTGGGCTATACCCAGATTCATTTCTAGGTATTAGTTTGATATCTTTGATTTCCCAAAATTGCCCAGATCTTACAACAAATGTTGGTGTTATATTTGCTGTTGATAATGTTTTAAAATACAGCTTGGAATTTAATTGTGTATTACCAGTATTGTTAGTAATACTACCTATATACGAACCAAAAGAATCACTTTTAATTGGTGCCATTATATTAGGCTGATGTACTATATCACTGATAACACTTGATCCAGAAATGTATACATCAATCTGGCTTATCCTAGCATCATCAATTAAAGATGAAGTTGGTCTTTGATGTACCCTGGCGGATATTTCCAATTTATATTCAGTATTCTCATTTACAATAGGTCTAAAGGCATTTTTTAGATTAGTATACACTAAGTATCCATTTTCAGTAGATAATGCAGCAGAAGCCGTGAAAATTAACGATACACCACTTTCAAATGATATTGACTGACTGAAGTTGTAATATAAGTCGAAATTTGGATTTTTGTAAATATTCCAATACGTAGAATATTCAGTCCAATCATCTAGTTGGCCAATTGGTTTTTCAATTATCTCTAATTTTGTTGGTACAATAGATGATGAATCAACTAGAATGTTTTGTTCTTTAATGGCAAATTCACCAATGGTAGTAAAATCCCCAAATGATCCAAAACTTTTATATGATAATTTAACTGTATCTACTATTCCAGCAACTGGTTCAAGTTGATTAAATTGCAATTCCAAAAATGATTCTGAATATTGGGATTGTATTGTTACATCTTTTGTATAATATGATGCAGTGAAATTAGTTGCATTTAATATACTAGTGTAAGAAATTCCATCCACTTGTGCATAAAATCCATTATCAATTTTAGCAGTAGTTTTATCCAAAATTTCAATGATACTACATGAAAAGTCTGGAATTATACTTGATACACTACTAGATGGCACTAATAAGAAATCATTGATATTTCTAATAACTAATTGTCCACCAACCATACTTGGAATGAATTCAAATCCACTTGCAAATATTGTGGATAACTCTGAATACTTAGGTAATTGCGTTTGCTTGCTCACTAAGTAATCACCAGTATATTCTGGATCTACATCTTTAACAAACCTATCAACTTCTCTGGAAGTATTAAATTTACTTGAGTTTGAATATTGGTATGGATTGATTGTAGATTTCAATGAAATAGATGCTGTTGCACTTCCACTGAAATTCACATAACGACTATTCAATAATGGTAATCTATTGAATACTTCGGTACGCTCTTTATAATTGATATTTGGTGGTGCAAAATATACAATTTCCTCTAGATTTTGTACAGTTGGTACAACCAATACCTTTTTTTCCCAAAGAAGATTTGGGATGTCTTTAAAATCAAAACTTGTTTCATCATTATTATACGGTAATGATTGCTTGGTACCAACATTATAAGTTATTCTGCCAGCAATCATTATAGTGGCTTCCCCTGGTGGGGTATTCTCATAAATGTTAACAACAACCAATCTAGAATCGTCTTCACCTAAATATGATGATATTTCATGATATATTGGCTTACCTGTAGAATCTAATATGTCAATGTATATCAGTGAATTAGGTGCAACATAATCTTTATTTATTCGAATTCTAAATGAATTTTTACCTAAAAATAATCTTGAAGGTACGTCAAATAGACGAAAATAACTATCCGATGACACTGAAGCATCTCGATATGGAATATTCCTTTTAAACTCTGATATGTTGGAACTAAACTTCTGATTCTGGATCATGACACCTGCTCTTTCCCAATTTGTGAAAACCCTGTTGTGTTTTTAGTTATATATATCATATCATCAACGAAATCTTTCATCGCATCAATATGTGTGATTATTAAAATGAAATCAAATTGGGTTTTCAAGTAATCAAATAGTTGATTTAATGAGTTAACATTATCTGAATCCATTACTCCAAAACCTTCATCAATTGCTAAAAAATTTGGTCTTGGTAAACTTGTAATATTAATTAATGCTATTCTAGTGGCAATCGATACGACAAATCTTTCCATTCCAGAAGATAATTCTACAGGCCATTTATCACTTGTTCCATACAACAAATAACAATTAATATTATTTTTATCATCAGTTGATAATGTTACTGTAAAATCTACCAATTGATTTAATATTGTATTCACTTCAATTTCTATAACTGGTAATATTTTTTCCAATAATAAATACGGCACCCCATCTTTCGATATCGCCTGTAAATAATAATCATACGATTCAATTTCTTTCCAAACTTCTGTTAATTTTGCTTGTTTTTCTTTAAATGCCGAATATTGATTTTGTAATGTTATTAGACTAGAATTTAAATCAATCATTGACGCATGTGTAGTTTTTACTTTCTCTTTAATTTTTACATACGACTGATTTAATTCCGAAATTTCTGTTGTGTATCTATTATTAAGTTCAATTTCCTTTTTTTGTAATTCGAATTTATTTAATAAATTATTCAATTCAATATGTTTTGATTCTAGACGTTTCAAATCTTTCTTTAAAGAATCAATTTTATTCTCTGTAATTACAATATTATGTCTATTAGTAATAATATTAGTTTCAAGTTGAAGTAATTCATTTAATTTAGCTTCGTCTTCCTTTAAAGATGTTATTTCAACACTAATTGAATTGATATCATTTTTTAATGTAAAATGTTCTTTAATAGTAATTGGTAATTGTATCGATGCACGTTGAGCTGATTTAACAAATTCATTCTGAATGCAAAATTCACAGTCCGGATTAAATTTATGATTCTCTAATTTAGTTATTTCTGTTTGTAAAGATTCAATTTTACTTTCCAATACTAAACGCTTCCCATCCAATTCAACAAATTTACTAGTTCGTTCATCTAACTTGTTTTTACTTAACAGTAAATTAGATTTATCATATGAACTCAATAATACTTCAAACATATTTTGTTCAGAAACGTATCGTTGCAATAATTCAATTTGAGTTGCTAATTCTTGTTCTTTAGTTACTAAATTTGAATTATTTGTATCAATATCAATATTTAATTTGTGACTATCAATTAATTGAATATTAGGATTAATTTTATTAGTCAATTCTAATATTTTATCATTGTATTTAGTTGCCGTATTTTCATAATCATTAAACGATGATGAGTACTGTTGGAATTTACTATTTGTGTTTTCAATTGAACTTAATAAATCGATATGGTTCGTTGAGCCTAAATCAATTTCCAACATTTTCAAATATTCTCGTTTACCTTTTATTTCATTTCTAGTAAGATTGTATAATGAATCGAATATTGAAATTCCTAAAAATGAATTCAATAAATCCTTCCGTTCTCGTTGTGATTTAAATACAAAATTCTTACTATCATTTTGTGATGACAATGCCGTTAATAAAAAGTCGTCATATGTACCAATATATGAACGAATTACTTTATTAGTTTGGTCTCTATCCTGACCATTTAATGATATTAATTCCCCATCTTCGCCTACTTTCCAAAAATTAACATTGACTTTAACATTTTCAGGCACTCTTTTATTTCTTTCCCCAATTCTCTCTATAATATATTCAACTTCATCCAGTATGAAATTCAATTTACATTTAAATGTATTCTTTTTATTGTTAATTATATCCGAACTTCTAAATGTTCTAGTACATTTATCATATAAACAAAATGTAATTGCATCCAACAAAGATGATTTACCAATAGCATTACTTCCATAAATTCCTTGAACCCCTCTCTTATTAAAATCGTACACATTTCCCTCACCATAAGAAAACATGTTGGAAAAAGAGAATTTTAATGGTCGCCAAATTACATTTCGTATCACAACATCATCTAATATTAATTTGCTATTCATAACACGATTGATATGACGTATTTTATCAATATCAATAGTTTTATTAACATCAATTTTTGTTAGATATTCTGTTATTAAATTATTTTGAAATTCTATATCACGAACATCACCGATATTAGTTGTATTATGATATTGACTTATTTCATTACCGTGAGATTTCTGTAATGAAATTTCTATAATTGAATATTTCTTTTTAAAAATATCTATTATTTTGTTTAAATCTTTTTGTTGTGTGTTTGTATAACGTAAACGCAATCTAATTTTTTCAGGATAGTTCGTTATAACTTCTTTCGGGGTAACAATTTTACCATTGTCAATGTCAACTGTTACGTAACCAATATCATTTTTAATTGGCACATATTCCGATTTCTTTGTTTTTAAATCCCAAACTAAAATACCATGGTCTAATAGCTCCGCATGATTTTGTTGTATCAACGAACCTGGATATGCAATTGTATTATTTTCATCTAAAAATTGTCTTTTATGTATATCTCCTAATAAAGTTAAATCGAACCCATTAAATACATTTGTATTAACATACTCATTATTGATGACGTGCTTTAAATCAGTAATTGCCGAGTTAACTGCTCCATGATGTAATGCTATTTTGTAATTTCCTATAATATCACTCGCCTTAATCCATTCATCTGGATTTGCAAATATTGAAAATACTGAAAAATGAACGCCTCCTAATTCATATACTCCATTGTCTTTCCAATAATATAAATTGGATAAATTTAAATTATCAACAATTGGTGTAAGTGCATCTAACCTAGTTTCATTATTTAAATTAGTATCATGATTTCCAATAATCAAGACTGTAGGTAATAATTGTGTGCACCCTTTTAAGAAATATGATACTAAGCGTATCAATTCAGGTGACATTTCATTCTTAGAATGTACTATATCCCCAGCCAGATAAATAATTGAATTTTCCGTCTTCGTTGACTTGATATATTCAAATAATCTATCAAAGACTATTTTATATTCACGATGCCTCTTTAAATTTCGTATATGAACATCTGCAATATGATATATTTTATCAATTACCATAATAACTTCTGAATTTTTGTTGTAAATAAATCACCCAATTCTAATCTTGGTGTACTTTCAATCAATTGCCACATTTTCGTATAACCCAATGAATTTGGGTCTTCGTCATCGGGTAATTTTACAAAATAAATATTTATTCCATTGTTAATTAAATATTCTGAAATAGCAATAGTGTCTTGAAGTGCATCGGCATCTAAGCATATATACACATCCTCTACCTCGTTTATTAATAAATATTCTTTAATGGAAGATAATAATTGTTTACCATACAATGGTGAAGCGTTGCGTTTAATTACAATAGCATCCAAAGCCGATTCCACCAATATTAGTGGTTGAGATGGTGATATCTGTAATTCAAACCCAATTACATTTCTAGATATATCATTATTTCTAAATTTTGTGTTTGAGCCTCGCATGTATGAACGACTAGAAAAGAAATTCAATACTCCATCGGAATTATAATTTGGAAATATTATCATTCCAGCGTATAAACCATCAATACAATAACCTAGACGGTATTTAAAAATATCATCTATAAACACACCGCGGTCTGATAGGTAATTAATACATGTTTTATAATAAAAATTTTTGGATGGCTCGTATAATGGAATATATTCTTTTGGTAAATTTACACGAGTAATTATATCATTAACTTCAGTATCAAATAAATTATCAAGTGAATCTTTTTTCTTATATTCAGTGAATAAAGATTCTGACGGTACTATCTTTCTATATAATTCAAGTGTGGCGTTGGATACATTCAATCTCTTGAGTAAATGTATTATCTGTTTGCCTTTTGCTTGGCATACCCAACAATTCCACATAGAATTTCGAATATTAACCTCTAATTTCTTTTTATAATGATGGCAAAATGGGCATGTAAAGGCATAATTATTTTTGTTTTTTTCAACACTTTCCCCAAGAACCATTTCCAATAATGGAACCAATTCAGTCATAATATATTCATTTGTATAACATAATACAAAAAAAATCTCAAATATCCAAATTATTTAACAGTTATTATTTCTAAAGATACACATTCGTGAATATTAATTATTACCTCTTCCTCGTTCTTAATATTTACATTGTGTAGAGTATTATACAAATCGATATCCAAAATTATTGTATTAGGATTTGTATTATATTGTATTATGTAAGACCAGGATGGTTTATCGGACAACGCATATTTTTTTGCGATATCATATGATTTAGTAGTAGATTTGTATAATTGTTCTTTCTCTGTAAATAATATTTCGTCTATAGATGGTCGTGGCCCTTTTCCTCCAATTCCCCTATACAAAATTGAATTATTTTTATATTTTTCAGTTAATAATGATTTGTAATCGGTATCATAAATTAACATCTCTTTTAATTGTGTAATTAAATCTGGATTATTATCTTTAATATAGTTCTTAGTCAATTCAACTATTTTATTAACTCCATACGCAATAATTCCGGATTCTACTATTTTATTTAATATTGTAATTAATTTCATAGTAATAATCCTTGTAATTCTTTATTATACCGTAATGCCATAAATCTTCTTGGACCAATACATTCGTTATAATAATTTTCATTCAATATCACATCCAATTTGTGATGCAATGTTTCTTCAATGTAATTTACGACCCCTTTAGTTTTTCCAAAATATAAAATTTCAAACTTAAATTTATCTTTACCCAATGCTTCAATTTCTGAATTTAGATACTTATTTGAACCGGTATATGTTGCCCAATTGCTTTCAGTGACAATTACATCTTTACGTTTCCTGCCAGATATTTTTTGTGCTTTAGTTAATGCCTTTCTTTTTCTAGAGGTGGCATATTTTCTACCAATATACATTTTACCAGTCTCAATATTAGTAATTTTATACACAAATCCAACTATACCTATTGGTAAATCTTCAATTATTTTATCTTGATATATCCAATGACTCATAATTACTTTATTTGTGAATTAATTCGGTTTCTTTTATTCTGTATCTGTAATATTTGGTCAGTAAGTCGTTGTTTTTTATCACTATCCATTTCATCAACTCTCTTTAACATTAATGTATATATCTGAACCAATAATTTTGCTGAATCTATTTTTAGTTTATATTTTTGTCTAGCATCCATACTATACCTTATTTTTGAATTTCAATTTCTAAATTATATTTAACTTGTATTTTTTCATTATATATCCCATCTAACAACTATATTAATGTCAACATCTTCTCGCATTTGAATAGCTTGACCTAATTTTCCTATCACTAATAATTCATTTTTATCATTATACAACCCAATTGAAGTTGCATATGGTGCTAACAATGACCCTGTCATATCATCTAAAATCATATCTGATTTAGCTGATTTTCTGGCTGATGGATTTAATGATAAATTGAAATCACCTTTCTTTATTCTACATAATACATCATATTGATATATAGTGTGTGTTCCTTTATATTCTAAATTAAATGGATAATTCAATAATGCTGTAAAATCAGTTTCGTCTCTTTGATTTAATACAATCACCCCCTGACGATAGAATACATTACCAACAATAGGTGTATTATAAATACTAATTTGTGAATTTAAATTCGTATGAAAAGATGATGATGTTATTCCATTATTATCTCCAGAATAAAATGAACTATTACATATATAAATTTCATCCATTATAACTGGAGCATACTCGAAATCATTAGATGGGAAAGGTAATTGATTGTAATTACCAAATAAAATTGCATTGGTATTAATTGGATTGTCTGTTGGGTCGATATCGGTATCCCATAACACTCCATTAAAAAATAGAGCAATTCGGAAACAATTATCAATCGAATCCCAAAAACGAGTAACTGAAAAATGATTCCATTGATTAGGTATTGTTGTTGCAGCTAAAGAAAACAATTTAATCCCATCACATCTTCTAAATTCAACATCAGAATCTATCATAACAAATTCATATGGATATACACCATATGGATTACTCATATCAACATATGTATCAATATACGAACTACTAACATGTAATGAATCAGTTACTTGTCCTGAACCAACTGTTTTTGGATTCACCCCTAGATTATTGGTAAATTTAGTTCCTCTTTTTGTAATTAATGGTTTATACCCAGTATCATTTGACGAATATACCCAAAAACTAATATTAAATTCGTCTGAATTATCGAAATTAAATTCTGGACGGTCTGGAGTTAATACAAACGATGATGTTCCATTTGTTTTAATACCAAGTCCATAATTACCTTCAGACCCACTAGCCACACCAGGAACATATTGAATATTTGATACGACTGATGTTCCATTGGAAAATTGTCCCGATTGGAAATTATAGTTTCCCGAAATTAATTTATCGGTATTACTTTTAAAATTAGTAAATTCTGAATTAAATCCCCAATAGCCAACTATATTCTTTCTAGGTATAAATGTACCTGATTCTTCATAATCTACCCTATATAAATTACCATAACCATCATCTTTAATTTGTATATTTAACTCATTTGGTAATACTGTTAGATTAACTGATTTAGGTAATATTTTTTCTCCATATTTCATATAAGGTATTGACAATATTGAACATGAAGGGTATAGTGTCTTATGTATATATCTGTTATTGTACCCTTCAAAAGTCTTACCTAAATCATATGGATGTTTGTAATATCTATGATTAATTGAATTCCATATAATATGTTTATATGAATTATCAGTAATATTTCGTGGATCATTGTTTGTTTTATCGGCGCCGATTGCGGTAGGTACTCGTGAATAATATCCTTCATGTAATACATAACCACTAGAAGTTGTTTCAGTATCTACCTCGGTTATTGAATAACTCTTATGAACCTTAATTGGAGTTAAAACAAAATCACTTTTCTTAACTAATGCAAATGTACTTGGTATTGCCATTTAAAGTGATACTTTTACTGTGAATAAAGTTTCCTCAGTTGCTGATGACAATGTTGCTTTTGACACTTTACCAACTGCAAGTAATTCTTTATTTTGATTATATAAACCGACTGTTGTAAAATATGCTTTTTCAGTTCCCATAAAACCATCTATAATTGTACCAGTACTTCCAGAAATTTGATATGTTGGATTATTTGAATAATTCAATTGTTGATTTTTTACCCTAATAAAATATATTTTATTATATTTTTTGACAATTGATCTAGATAAAAACCCATATCCATCACCAGAAGAATCAAAACCTTCGGCATCTGCTTGCTCTGAACTGAGATGTAAGCATTTAATTAAACGATATGGATTTAATCCATTTTTCTGAATATTTCTGTTAGTTCTAAATCCCATATATGTATCCAGCAAGTTTCCAGATAATACATATATACCATGATTTGGATAAAATAATCCAATAGAATCAATTCCAGGCCAATAACTGCTTGTTAAAATACCAGCTGGTATTTGAGAGTCAGGACCTCCTTCTAATCTACCCGGAACTATGTTGTAAACTCTATTTGTAAAATGAACTTCCTGCCCATAACTATCATCAATAAAACTATATGGTACTGTATCATAAATACCCCCAGCCTTTAAATCGTATACTGAATTCGAACCAGTAGTTGGATGATTTTGATAAAAATCCATTTGACATAATGTAAATTGCCAGTTACCAGGGTCAATAGAATTTTCATATCTAGATCGTTCAATATCTATGATATAAACATAATCTTGTTCTAAACCATTAATTATAAATTTATTCTGATTTTTTGGCAATAAAATATTTGAATACTGTGAATACATCGCCTTTGTCATTGTTTCTGAATCCAACCCTCCTAAATCAATATCACCCCGACCATCATAATCAGCATATATAACTTTATATTGTAAATAGTTACTTCGACAGATTTCCGGAAATTCATCATCATGAACATTATAAACATCTATTATATAATTGGCTGTATCATTGAAATTAAGCAGCTGACTTTCCTTGTGAAATCGCATATTATATGATCCAGAATATTTATTACCATACTCACCGTATTCATTTGCACCATTTGTAAACCACATTCCTTGAGTTATAATCTCCTCAGTTTCTATTACATCATCTGAATATAATGGTATATAACATTGTCCTGACCCCAATAATGGTGCAGGAGCTGGTGGGGGATTCTTTACAGGTGGGGGATTTGAATTATCTCCTAAATCTGGGCTTCTGCC